CCCCCGCCTTCGGCGGGGGGATGCGATACCCCTCTCGTTCCATCCTATCCATACGGGTGGTAACATCAGTGACCTCTCATTCATTTTCAATTCGTCTCGACTGCGAGAGAGACGCACGCCCTAAGCCCCTCGATATATACCTCGCACCTGCGATTCGGTTGCTGTGATACAGCCATGCTTTTCTTCACGCCCCTATAGTATACGCATAGAACGTATAGTTTGCATAGACATCTATCGCATAGACGTGAAGTAGTGGTGTTGTCTAAGTTGTCCGTTGTATTATTCAGACATTATACAAGACAATATGAGAATATATCTTAGTCTAAACAAGACACAAGACAAGTCGGACAAGTCGGACTCCTTGCGTATGCCTTTGGTCATTGTGCCAAATACCTTAAGACTGGCACGCAGTAGCACACTTATGACCGACTTCAAGGAACGATTAGCGAAGGCGAAGGACAAGTTGAACGATAAGATATGGCTCATGAACGTGTCATGGATGGCTGAACTCTACGAGTATGATGACCTCGACCAACTCACTGAATGCTCACTGCTCAGGCTTGAGCAGTTCATGATTGACAACAAGGAAGACTTCCTCTCATGTGACTCAGGCCCACACGTTGTTGGTGACATCATCAACGTCCTGTATTGGGCGCTGAAGACAAGGAAGAAAGACGTGAGCATACCTCATGATGATTCGATATTCAATACAGACATACCCATACCTCCACCTCTGAGTCAAGAGGAGCATGATTTAATCAACTGGTTACCGCCACAACCACATGACGGCTGTAAGTTCTGTAACCTTGAGTAAGTCTTGACTTACATACAGCACGCAAGCGCTGTAGTTCTGAGACAAATCAATGAACTGAGATTGGTTGATATATAAAGCAACACTTCCCAGTCCTTTCATGGAAACCGAGATTGTAACCATTGAGAATGACGATGAGATGATGTGCTGTTTGGGATGCGGTGGGCATTACACTGCTACTGGATGGGTTGATGTGATTGACACTGAGACAATGACTGCTCAAGTAGTGTGTCATATCTCATGCTTCGATGTTGAAGACGACATGATTCTCATACCTCCAAGTGCTGTGTATGTTGATGAAGTGATTGAGATTCCTGAGTGGGCATTCACACAGCCTGACCCTGAGCCAGTCTCTGTTGATGACTTTGCACCAGTGGTTCAGATACGAGCCGAGTGGGATTCAGTGACTGACGTTCTTATGTATGAGGATTCGATTGGTGACCACCACTTGGATGATGGGGGTGACTACTGATGGAGTTCGTCTACATAGTCATGTCCTACCCTACCGACTCAGCCTATCCATTCACCAACCATGTCTCAGACAAAGCACCGACTCACATCTATGCTATCTACGATAACATGAGCCAAGCCGCTGGTGTGGTTGCTGACATCTATGCTCGTCAAATCTTAGGTGTCAAGCATGGCACTGAGTATGCAGTCATCAAGCACAAGGTCGAACCAGCACAAGGCATGTTCTTGAAGGGGGCGAGCGAATGATTGGCCCGCAAGCATGGGAGAATCTATTCTCATACCACACTAAGCGAGCACAGACTGTTATCGTTGAAGGTGGTGGAAAGATATACACTTACAACTTCATTGATGCATGGGAGATGTTTGAGACACGAACTGAAATGATGGAGTGGTGTGAGTCTGATGTCCGAGACAACGACGGCTACTATGCTGATACAATCGAGGACGCAAGCAACTGAGGGTTGATATATAAAGGAACATAATAGACAAAGGTGATTACAATGGTAAAGCAAAGCAAGAAATTGGTAACGAAGACAGTGATGAGTGAACTCATCCGAAAGTTCAACGCAGTCCATGTGGATGGTGAGTTGGATAACATTGGCCCGAATGCAGGTGACGCTCCGTTCTTCAAACAGATGTCGTGGTTCTTGGAGAACGACAAGGACATACCTGAGACTATGTATCAAGAAGCATCGGAGCGCTTCTACAAATACAGTCGAACACAAATCCCTCAACTCATGGAGATGTGTGGCATCCCTCCTCATGTTGATGTTCAGTCCTTCCTCAAGGACATGAGCGAGACTGGTGTGAAGGCAAAGGCGAGAGCAGCATACCAACAGAAGTTGGCCTCTCGTCTCCGTAAGTTCTTCAAGGACTCAGGCGAGAAGCCATCCAACCTTGCCAATGCTTTGACCTTCGATGAAGAGGTCATGAACATGGTCATGGAATACAAGTTGCAGTTCGCTGAGCCTGACATCTCTGTGCGAGAGGAACTCCAACAGTTGTATGAGGAGACACTCGCTTCCTACATTGTCACTGAGCAACAACAGCGTGCATACATGACTGTCAAGGCTGAGGTCTACGAAGATGTGTGGTATGGTAAGAACGATAGACAGCGACGGTGGCCGAAGAAGTCTCGTCGTGTCTCTCTTCGATTCCCTCGTAACAACGCATGTAAAGATGACCTTAAAGCAACACTGGGCTTCCCTGCATTCAAGTGGACTGGTGAGTTCTGGTCACTCGGTTTCACTGCTGACCTCATCAACAAGGCTGTGCCTATCTTTGAGAAGCATGGATTCTATGCTGACCAACTCAAGGCACTCGCTGTCACTGCACCAACTCCTGATACCACGAAGGCTGAGACAGACAGCAACGTCACTGCAACCATTCAGGCTGATGTTCTTGTGCTCAAGTGGCCGTGGATTCAGGACACTGACCTGCGAACCAAAGTCATGAGCATTGTCAAAGGAGTCATGGGTCGCAAGTGGGATGCGGCAAACAAGGCGTGGCGAGTTCCACTATCTCAAGGGGCATTCCTCAAGGGTAGACTCGATGGTATCTACCAACCACTTGCTGATGCCATCGCTTCTGTCAATGGTATGAACGAAGTCATCGAGTCTCAGGCTGAGCGTATTGCTTTGTCCAGTGCCTCGTCTCTCCATGACGAGGACAAGATTGAGGAGATGCGTGCTCGCTTAGCAGAGCAGTTCCCTGAAGGACGTGAACTCTATCCGTTCCAGTATGTCGGTGTTCGATTCGTTGAACTTGCTGGTGGTCGTGCTTTGATTGGTGATGACATGGGTGTGGGTAAGACCATCCAAGCACTTGCCTACTCAGCCCTCCACCCTGAGAACCATCCAGTCCTTGTTGTTGCACCAGCGAATGTCAAATACAACTGGGTCAAGGAATACAAGACATGGCTACCCAACCTCACTGTCGAGGCTGTCAAGAATGGCAAGTCTCCTATCCCTGAGACTGATGTGGTTGTCATCAACTACGACCTTATGAAGAAGCAACAACTTGCACTGGAGGAGCGTGGCTTCAACATCGTCATCTTCGATGAGTCACACTACCTCAAGAACAGCAAGGCTCAGCGCACACAAGCCAGCCTTGAGGTTGCTGGTGGTAGCAAGAACGTAGTCTGTTTGTCAGGCACTGCTATCACCAACAGACCGATTGAGTTCTTCACTACACTCAACCTCCTTCGACCAGTTGAGTTCGGTAACTTCTTCACCTTTGCCAAGCGTTACTGTGATGCTCAGCACAACGGATGGGGTTGGGACTTCAAGGGTTCATCCAACGAGGCTGAGTTGCATGAGCGAACCAAGACCTTCACCATCCGTCGTCTCAAGAAGGAAGTCATGGAGGAGTTGCCTGACAAGATTCGTCAGGTTGTTGATGTCGTGCCTACACCAAAGGAGATGAAGGCTTACAAGAATGCTCAGGCTTCATGGTTGAATGAGTATGCTATGCACAAGGCGAGCAACTCTATCCCTGCTGGCTTCGTCTTGAACATGCTCACTGAACTACGTCACCACTGTGGCATCCTCAAGGTAAGTGCTACTGCGAACTGGGTTCGTGATTACCATGAGGTCACTGGCAAACCAACCATTGTCTTTGCTCACCACCGTGATGTTGTTGATGCTCTCGTTGATGAACTCAAGGATGACTTCACACTTGGACTCATTACTGGTGATGTCTCAGCAGAGAAGAGGCAAGAGCGAGTCGATGCTTTCCAACGTGGTGACATTGATGTCATGATATGTTCAACCGTAGCGGCGAAGGAAGGTCTGACCTTGACTCGTGCCGACACTGTGGCTTTCATTGAGCGTGAGTGGTCACCAGCATGGGAGGAGCAAGCCGAAGACCGAGTGAACCGTATCGGTCAAGAGGCTGAGACTGTTCATGCTGTCTACCTCTCAGTCACTGGCACGATTGATGAGAAGTTCAATGCTGTTGTCGAAGAGAAGCGTGCTGTCATCCAGTCCATCCTCGATGGCGGAGATGCAGTGGAGCGACAGGGTATCGCTAAGGCTCTCCTTCAATCAATGGTAGATGCGGGAGACATCCCAGCAGAGATGCTCCGTGACTTGGGGGTGAAGGCTTGATTCACGAGTTCGGCGCTTGTCCCGAATGCGACATGCCCTGTTCCTTCACCCTGCATGGTGACACTTGGGTGTGCAACTGCACCTTTTGCGAGGAGGTGAAGGAATGAGATTCATGATGAACTTGTGCCACCAACGAGACTGTTCCAACGGCACACGCCCCGGCTTCAGGCGCTGTGCTGAATGCATGAGAGGTAACACACCTCAAGCGAAGAAGAAGCAAGAGGAAGAATGAAGTTGATATATAAAGCAACACTAACAATAGGAGATGATACAATGAGAGAGATAAGTAGACTGGCAAGTATAGCACTGATGAATCGTGAGAGATTCAAGCGAAGCAACACAAAGGTAGAGGTTCACTTCGATGGTTCAGCAACCATGAAGTTGTTCGGTAACACCATCGCTGCTCATAGCAAAGATGGCATACTATCCATTGGTGATGGTGACCATCAGACAGTCACAACCAAAGACAGACTCAACGCACTACCCCATGTAAGTATCTACCAACGCAACTACCAATGGTATCTCAATGGTGAGAAGTGGGATGGTGAATGGATTGTTGTTCATGACCCTACACCTACTACTCCTGAAGATGATGCTGTAGAGGAGATGATACTGTGAGCGAGATAAACTTCAGCGATGCATTGGAATGTGTTATTGATACACTTGAGAGAAGCATTGAGATGCATCAACAAGCAGGTGCGCCACACATAATCATTGACACTTTGGTGGACGCATGTAACCACGCATATGACATCAACATGTTACTCAACGATGAGACAGATATTATCGTTGGACTGGATGACATGGAGGAATCAGAATGACTGAAGACAACACATGGGGAGCAGACGAAGAGAAGATTATCGCAAGTGTCAAGGCACACTTTGATTGGTATATGGAGAACTGCGATGCTATCGTGAAGGCTGACCAACAGAGAACACAAGACCTACATGATGCTGGGTTTAAGAACCCTGAACATTCTCAGTTCATGTCCATCGTTGATGACATCACAAAGGCACAGCAAATACTGGCACGCTATCAGGAGTTGGGTGAGGACAAGGAAGGGAATGTAAGTGGTCACTTACGTCTTGGAGTCTTCACCTATCTCAACAACTTCCGTGTCAGAGTTGGTCATCGACTGGGCATGAAAGAAGTATTCAATGTGAGGAAGTGGTGACATGATTGACATGGACAAATACGATGGTGCTTCAAAGGTATACATCACTGAGCATATGTGGCATGGCTTCACAGAAGTAGAGGAAGCAAGGAGTGGTAAAGTCCTCGCAAGAATCTATGCTGGCGACACAGTAAAGGAAGCGAAGCCAACACCAGCACACTACATTTTACTCGATGCGTTTGTATTACACCGTGAGGTTGTGAGGTTGCGTGGACTCTTGGAGTCTGTTATTGAAAATGCGGCTGAGCCTTCAGGTGATGACGGCACAGGCTATCGTTACTGTGAGGTTGATGCGGAATTGGTCGAGATGATTAAAGAAGAATGGAGGCGAAAGGAATGAGTAGTAAGATGAAAGGAATGGCGTTTGCTCTACGGGCTGAACGGAAGAAGACAAAGATGTTGGAAGAAGAAGTCGAGCGACTTCGTAAGGAACTCACGGAACTCAAGGAGATGATACAATGAGTTACAGAATCACAGTCGGACAGAACCAATGGCTCATCGTTGAGTATCTCGGTAAGTCAGGTAGGCAATCGCTTTGGCAAGTGGTTGAATCTCACAGGCTACCTCAAATCAAAGCGGGTGATATGCTACGTCAAGACAACAAGGGTATGTTCGTTGCTTACTCAAGTGTTGATGCAACAAGACCATCGTATCGTCTACCATCTCACACTCAGTATGAAGGACACTACGAAGAGGAGTAACTGCTTAGAGGTCTATAGTATTTGACGAGTTGATATATAAAGCAACATTAGAATGGTGATAACATGAAGAACTGGATGAACTTACACATTGATGACTTGGATGGAGAAGTAACTCTATTCAAATCTACAGAAGAAGGAACTGAAACCATAGCCGTGTTCGATGAAGAACATCGTGCAGTGATACGAGAGATGGTTTCAGATTACAACAGACTGCACAAGGAATACATGGAACTCAAGGAAGCGGCGTTAGGACATAGAGCGTTGGACTTCAGCAACTTAACTCACGAAGATGTGCTTGAGGAAGTGTTAGGTTACAATCCGTTTGTATGAGGTGATAACATGATGGAATACCCTGATGGAACAATGAGGCTTGTCCTCCTAAGACTGACACAAGAAAGAAGTGACAAGGTGCGTAGGCAACGCAATCCTCGATACCAACACATACCTGACTTCGGTGGTGGTGGCTTCGACGTGATATGGAAACCCCACACAGTAGAACAAACAATCTTTGACAACTTCGTTGATGCGAGGTCATTCGTTTACAAATGGATTGACAAGATGATTAAGTTGGCTGAGTCGAGCACTCGTATCAGCATAACATGGAAGCACCACATGGACAGAGCGAATGCTGATTGGACACTACACCCTGACCGAGTGATGCCTACAGCCACAGTCGAATGGAGACACAAGACTACAGATGCTACGCCATACAAGCGTTACGTTATTGATGACGAGTGTGTTGGTGTAATCCCATACTACCCTGAGAAAGAGGATGATGAAAACCAACCAACTGAATGATGTTGATATATAAAGCAACAGTAGAATACAGAAACACAAACCAAGAGGAATGATACCATGACACAAACCATGACGATAGAAGAACTGAACAATACGGAGCGCATCAAAGCGATAAAGTCACAGAAGGCGAAGGCACTGTTCACTCATCGCTCAGCCCATCAGCAGTATGCTGTTCCCAAAGACTGGCAACCACTTAACATGGTGGCTATCCATCTGACTGACACACCACTTCACTTGACATCAGCAGGTGAACACATTGGCTACCCATGTTTCTTGAGGACTTGCCCTGAGACTCCTCGACATGGTGTCATCGAATCTGTTCGTTGTAACGATGAAGAGTCACTTGTCTCTGACTTCAAGCGCCTCGCTCAAATCATGAAGGAGGCTGACCCCAATGGTTGTATGCTTCTCATGCCATTCATTGATGCTTCATGCTCGTCAGTCATGGCTCTCTCTCATCCTGAAGTGGATGAGCATGGTGTGACCGTGATGACCACTGACCCTAAGACTGGGCTTGACACACCAGTTATGTTTCAAGGTTACAACATCATGGGTGTTGGTCACGATGGTGTCACTGCTGGTCACGGCTTCAACCTTGCATTCCCTCTCCGTGTTGATGAGTATAACAAGGACAACATGATTCTCAACTCACTCTCTTACTCTCCTACTCGTCACGAGTTGGAGTTCGTCTTCAAGAACACCGATGACAAACGTGACCGTGGTGTCATGAACTTACCTCTCATGACTCACAACCTCACACAGATTCGTGGTGCTCCTTCTCACACTCCTGTCTTCCCTCCACCTGAAGGTGTCGATACCATTGGTATGATTGCCGCTGGCGAGGTTGTCATTCAGGACTTCATCATCATGAGTGGTCTTGAGGAAGTGGCTTGGCTTGAAGAGAACATCACGCCTGAGAAACTACCCGATGGCTTCATGGTCGTTGAGCCTACTGGCTCTCGTCTCTCTCACATCTATGCTCACTGTCGTGGTGTCGGTGTTGCTTATGCTATCACCCCTGCTGATACCATCAACAAGGGTGACCGTTGGGTCGAGGCCGCACCCGGCTGGGTTGTCTTGGACAACGACAACAAGTTCGTGCCTAAGCCTTACCGACCCGATGCCTACCTTGCTGACTTCTCTCGTGGCCTCAAGGACGGCAACCTCTATTGGCGCAAGCAACAAGGTTGGTTCTCCACCTTCTTCCACCAGTGGGTCAGTCTCCCATACAGCAAGCCACAAGATGTTGCATACCTTGCTGGTATGTTCTGTGCTTGGCTACCCAAAGCCATGCTCGCTCTTGGTCTTGGTGAGATGCGCCATGCTCGTAGCCTCAAGAAGAATGCTAACGCTGAACTGTTCGCTACCATGACTGCTTGTATTGGCAGTGATGTGTGGAAGAAAATCACCAACACTCCTCACCTTGACTCCACTCGTGGACACTACTACGCCGCTGTTGGACACATCGAAGTAGACTGGGGTGACTGTGCAAAGATGCTTCGCTTCTTGAACAAGCACTTCCAAAAGGGATGGTCGTCATCATACGGTGGCCCGAAGTGGGGCGCTTCTATGTTGCAGGGCGCTGAGGTATGTGACGCTCTACAAACATTCACTGCTGAGCCTAACGAAGAAACATTGGGCGAACTCATCGTCAAGGTGAACATGGCTGAGAATGCAGTTCACAACAATGGTTCTCTGTTCAACAAGTGGTTGAGCAAGTTCGCATTCGACGCTGGCACTGCTGGCTTCAACCCACGTCGAGACATGGACAGCATGGCCTCCGTCTTTGAGATGGCTCGTGAGTTCCTCGATGATGGTCTTGCTAATGTTCGTGCTGGCTTTGAGTCAGCCTCTCCTCCTGAGAATACATGGAGTGACATTCTCGACTATGTTGAGAAGAAGACCCCAGCCTATTGGCGTAAGACTCCTATGGCTTCAAGCAAGAATGTTCACGAGGCTCTACGCAAAGTGATGGAGATACTACCAGTTGGTTGGCGACATGGTGACAAGGGTAGCCACAACAATCCTTTGAACAAGGACTTCATCATGTGTGGTGTATCAACTTGCACCACTTGTGCTACACACTTGCAGTGGGCTGCCAACAACCCTGCTGAGGTTTCACACTCACAAGTCGCTGAACTCAAGACACTGTTCGATGAGCACAGCGCTTCTCTCATGATTGCTCCTCCACCTGTTGATGTGTGGCTCACTGGTTCTCAAGGTGAGACTCGTGTAAGTGTGAAGGAACAGATTCTTTCCATCAAAGCGAAAGAGTTCTTCCCTACAGCGAAGGAGTTCGTTACCTTGTATGAGGCCATCGACCCTTCTGACCCTGACACTCCTGAGATGATGTTGATTCTCAACAAGTATCTCGCTAAGCAAGGTGATGGCCTTGAGGACTTCCTCACTGCTATGACTGGAGAAACAGAAACAAAGGATGTGAAAGAATGAATTGGATGCAAGGATATGGAAGTAAAGCAGGTTGTCACACTGGTAACCCAGTAGTGTTTGAGATTGATGGTGTAAGTATACACGCTGGTGGTCACAGTCGTAACGGTGGGTGGCATCGTATGTCACCGCTACCTGACCTCGCCATCGGCCCAGCACAAGTGATGGACAATCCTCGTGCTACGGTTGTGCCTGATGGTTGGTCATGTCAAGGCTACATTGGTGGTGATACTCCACAAATTATCAGCATCGACTGGCCTGACTTCAGCATACCTCAAGATGTTCACCGTGAGTTTTGGTTGGCGCTTGTTGCTGACATCAAAGCCAATGGCATCAAGACTGTATCGACGCAGTGCGTTGGTGGTCATGGTCGGACTGGTGTGCAGTTGTGTATTCTTGGCTACCTCATGGGTGACCCTACTTGTCTCAAGCAACCCGACGCCGCTTCACTTATCGAGCATGTCCGTGACATCTATTGTCACCATGCTGTCGAGGGCAAGTCTCAGCAGACCTACGTTGCTGAGGTTCTACAGATACCTGAAGGCAAGTCACTCTTCAAGTCGTTCAAGAAGAAGAACAACTTCTCGTTCACTGATACATCTGACTACCCCATGAAGAATGGTAAGAAGAAGGAGGACAAGGACAACTACATGCCGAAGTCTACCTACTGGGTTGAGGATGAAGATGACTACGACGATGGCGATGGCTTCCCGACCACATGGCAACTGCATTCCTGTGGTTTGTGTGGCACACCTGAGTGGGTGCATCTCGATGACCCAGTGCCTGAGCAGTGTAGTAACTGCGGAGCACCTGAGATGATGCTATCCACTGATGCGCTGTATGATATGTCAGGCATCTGTCCTAAGTGTGACAACACTGTGTCTCACTTTGGTATGCATGATGACGGACACTGCATTGTCTGTGCGGCTGAAGAGGCTGGCATCAAGACTCGTGACGGTATGGTTCAGTGCAAGAAGTCGAAGAAGTTCTACTTGCCTGAGTTCATGAACGTCGAGACATGGGTGTCTCGTGATGCTGAGCGCACTGCTCGTATCAAGAAAGAGGAACAGACCAAGCGAGCCAAAGACAAGAAGGCTAAGGGCAAAGGCAAGGGCAAAGGCAAGAAAGGTAAGGACTACCCTGCGAAGAAAAAGAAACAACTCAACAATAAAGAACTGAAGCGCAAGCAAGAGGAGGCTCGCTTACGAATCACACAAAGGAGTCTTGATGACTACTTAGAAGACCGTGGGTTTGACTTCGATGGGATGGAAGACTTCATCTGATTGTTGATATATAAAGGAACATTAGAAGGTGATAACATGACAAACGATTTTGGACAACCGAGACTACAAGTAAGAACGCAATTTGATACCAACCGCATTCACATTCAAGGTGTGGGTGAACCTACGGTCAATCGTAAGTATGGTATTGCACTGGAACTACGAGCACCACCTGAACTGACAGAGTGGTTAAGTGAACAAGAACCTACACTGGCAAGCCCAGCAAGTGGGTCAGTTCTCTATGCACCACTGGAAGTTATCTCGTATGTGGAGCATGAAGGCACAGTGCAACTACTCATCAAAGGCACAGAGTTGAACCACCCAAGTGGGGCTATGCTCGATGTCAAGGATGACTCAACAGCAGTGGACACACTCATTACATTCGTGAAGAACACATCGTCAGGTCTTGTGATTGAGAGTGGCGATGTCTACTCAACTGGCGAAGAGGAGGAATGAAGCGTGAACGTAATCAAAAGATGGAGAGAAATAATTCAAGAAATTAAAACAACAACCCATAGTCACAAAGGGCTTGATGGGACAATGAAAAGTCAATACAATAGGCGTGAGCAAATTGCCGCTTTATTGGTTATCGCTGAAGTATTGCAAGGGGCAAGCAAGGAGGACTAAGCATGACGGCATGGGTAGACATGGGAACACTGGATGAGATTGCATACAACCATCACTGGCATGGCGCTGGGCCGATTACTCGTGAGACTTTGGAGGAACATTACCCTGAGTTTCTTGAACATATACCCGAAGTCATAGAGCGAATCGAACACGTCCTTGAGATGTGGCAAGACACAATCATAGACTTCAGGAAGATACTCAGAGGTGACTGAACATGGGACAAGCATGGGATTACAATAGCATGACGAAACTCGCCGCCTTTGTAGCATCAGGTGTAGAAGAGTATGACCGACAGGATGTAGAGTCGATGGTCGAAACCTGTGGTTGGCAAACGGCTATTCACTTCTTCGCTCGATACGAAAACCAATACGGTGCTAACTGCACAAAGCAAATGGCATGGATTGCTGAAATAAAGGAAAGAGAGGAGGAGTGAACATGACGAAGCCACAGATTTACACAGACATGAGAGCGCAACTTATGCTCAGCCTATCGAAGATTGTATTCAAGAGTGGTGGGGGCAAGACAAGCAAAGCCCTTCCATCTATTCAAGAGGGCATTGGTGACAAAGGTTTCTTGCTTCCGTTGCCTGAGTCAGTAAGTGATTACTTAGCGCTACGCAAGAAAGCACTATCCGATTCCTCGTGCCGAGCACAAGACACTGCCAGCACACACCTGACATGGATGACATACCATCAACACTTAGCATCACACTGCGACGTTGTTGATGGTGTTGCATGGGAGATGTTGTATCAAGAACTGGCAGAGACATTCAACGTATCTATCGACGCACTCAACTGTATGGAGATGGGGATTAACGCAGACCCGGCACAGACGTTCCTACACATCAGAGGATTCAAACCAATGCTTACTCCTTCAACAAAGACAACACCTGAGTATGTTGCTTATGCTAATGCACATGCGGAAGAACATGAATGGGATTTGTCACAACTCTTCCCACCAGCGTTAGCGCTATCGTTTGATGAGATGAATCAGTTCGATGAAATCGTCAAAGAGATGCTGACGGACTTAGGCGTAGAAGGAGAAGTCCCATCGTTCCTCGATGTAATGATGGGCGCTGACGTAGGAGATGACGTGTCTCTCGCATGAGACGATGATAGTCGCTAAAGGAGCGTGAATGAACATGAGCGAAAGCAAGAACAAAATAATCACTAAATTGACGAAGACCATCGGTGACTGTGCGAAGAAAATCGACAACCTTCAACGCATTATTCGTAACGTGAAAGAGCGTTACGATTTCAGGTCATGCCAACTGTGCGATGACCTGTATGATACACATGAATACTCCCGTTGCCCTGAATGTCCGTATTGCACTGGATGTGAACAGACAGTCGAGCAACTGCATGACAACGGAAACGGAGATGAGTGGTGCGGAGAATGCATCGAACATCGCCATGACATTGATGATTGGAGATAGTTGATATATAAAGCAACAGTAAAGAAAAGAAACACAAGGAGAATGATGAACATGACAAACGATGATGTAACCATAATTGGACGTAGCGGTATTCCTACCCCTACTGAGCATACGAATGAACAACTGGTGAGCAAATTTGCCTACAGTTACAACGGTGACCACAGAGGGTGGGGTCAAGACAGGCTCTACTATCAAGGTAAAGACGACCCTGAAGATGTGAACAGCGTGTTCTTGGGCTACAAGCACAACAACACTGGTGTTATCCTCATGCTACAGAACTACCGTCGAGCAAGCAACGGTGTCCGAACCATATACAGACTCGACGGCACAAAGACTGTGAGCACTGTTTTCAAGGATGACAGCAAGAGCAACTACTTGCACTACTTGACAAATGCTATGGATGCGATTGACTCAAAGCGTAAGAACTGGGATGTAGTTGTATGCTCAGTCAAGCCTTCAGTAGCACCTGTCTTCAACCGATTACACCTTTGGACGAGCAATGAATACATGCCTGACACTGATTTGAGCATGGTATTCCAAGCCGACCAAGTGATTCAGAAGGGATGCAAGACCATCCCTACAGTTCAGATTCCAGTTACAACAGTGACAATGGAGAAAACAAACAAGATTGAGGAGTTGATAGTATGAGTGGAGAATGGCAAGGATGGCAAACGTGGAACACATATCTGAAAGCAGGTATCGTGGAGAACAGTGTAGATTTCAGCGAGGAAGCGATTATCGTAGACCATGCTGTTGGTCGAACAAAGGATGCAATCGGCAAGTGCTGGCCTATGGATGCGGCAGTTGCCTACACACTGATGAAGGCTGGCCCTGATGTCAGTCTGACATGGAGCGAGATGGTGAATACCTACACTCGTGCGGCTTCTGTCATGATGACGGGCAAAGTTGGGTATGGCGAAGTGCCTACACCTAATGTTGCTTCATGTGGTCACGATGAGGTCATGGGCTTCAAGCACGTTCTTGCTGGGCCTGTCATTACCAATCAAGGTGAGTCTGATGAGGCGTTCTACATCAACACCAACTGGGGTTCAAGCACACTCGATGCATGGCTTGAAGCAGAGCGATTCAAACTCGATGAGTTGGGTCATGACGTTGATGCACTTCGTAAAAAGTATTCAGTGATTCGTGCATCGGAGCAACTCGACTTGAGACATTATCATCTTATGACCGACTCGTTCTTTGATGAACTCGTTGATGCCTACCAAGACTTCTTTGGTAACGTCGTTATCAAACCTGATTGGAACAACTCAAGCATCATCAAGAACACCAGCCGAACATACGGTGAGTGTGCATGGGCCGATGAAGAAGGCAAGCAGTGCCGACATCACGACAGGCCGACCACTCGTATTTGGTCTATGATTCGTAACGGTGAGTCAGACTCTGACTTCATCACAGCATGGTATCGTGGCCCATGTCAAAGTGGTTGGAACTACGACCAGTGGCCTATGCACACTTCTTCAATGGTTGCGAGCAACGTCGTCGCATGGGATGAGATGCGTCGTGGTCTGTCTCAGGCTGTGCCTGAGCATCAAGTCATCGCTGACATTCGTGAGTCGTTGGCTCGTATGCTCAAGCGTAACGACAACATTGTCTCTAAGGAGGGTCGTGGTAAGAACTCCAAGCACCGATGGTCTGACTGGGGCTGGCTCGCTGAGATGAGCGCCTATGTCAAGAACACCAGTAGTAAGAACCGTAAGGAAGGTGACGTTGAGAACGGCTGGAGATACTGCAAGGTTCGCTCTCGTCGCTCCTTTGGTCACGAGATTGCTGACTTCGTTTGGAAGCCTGTTGATGAAATCAAGGACTTCCTTGTTGGTCGTCAAGAGCCTACTGATTGGGGTGCGAGTTCCATCATGAGCAACCTCCGCTTCTCTACCAAGCAACAGTGTATCGACTTCATGAGTGCTGTTGCTCAGGCTCACATTGACAACGGTGGTCACTACAAGGCTCGGACACATCAGGGTCTTGACAAGAACGATGACGGTAAATGGTCTATCCGTTCCAGCACCATCGAGATTGTCATGCATGGTCGTGTAGACCCTGAAGACTATCTCAGTCCTCAAGAGGTTATGAACATGTGGCGACATGCTTCAAGGGCTGTTCTCGATGAGCACAGAAACAACTTTGAACGTGCGCCACCTTACTCAGTCTCACAAGCCCCACCTGAAAATGAGGCGAGCGACTGATGGAAGACAAGGACAAATACAAACACGCTCAGTTGAAGCCCTCAGCCATCACTCCTGATGGTATGTGGATATTACCCGATGGTCACAAGTGTGACCTCCGACATGTTCAATTACAACTCCCTGATGGGAGAGGTGAGGAGTGGGTCTTAGGTGTCATACTGTCAAGCGAAGGGATATACGAAGTGTGTCCTGAATGCGGTCATGACCTCAAGCAAGGCATGGTTCTCATCATGGAGAACCATCACTACTTGGTCGTGCGATGCTGTGACAAACTCCTCCTCTATGAGAATCAGAAGATTAACCTGAACATATGGACGTGATAACATGACAGAAGAATACGAACCTGAACTGAAAGTATGGGCGCTTGAACATTTCAATCAAATGGCTGAGAAAGCAGTGTGGCGACCCGAAGGAACTGGGTGTCGTTATCGCAAGATAGACGAGACGACATTACAACTTGAGCACAGGGTAGACCATCCTGACTCAGAAGCACACCACGAGCGCATCACTGGGCTGTTTGCATCAGTGAACATCGACATGATTGACGACAATCCTTTGGTCACCAATGTTGCTTTATCAGCAGAAGAAGCATTCAGGCAAGAGATGCAAGAGCGCCAAGCGGTTGCGGCTTCGTGGACAACTCCTGAAGGCATACCGCTATCCGAACTTCCACTTGAGGATGCATACCCAAAGTATCTCGGTGACAGAGAAGTGTTGCTTGATAACGGAGACACACATACAGTCGAAGACTGGGGTGTTGTCGTTCCTTACACTGAAGATGAAACAGGCGACCCGAACACCATCACGATGAATCCTGATGACTACAACTTACTTGCTGGCGATGCTTTGTTCATGCGATACAAAATCAACCAACCTCTGAACTTCGACCACTACATGGTAGCCATGACTCGACAACAGATGTTTGATGCGGCTGAGTCAGGCGAGACTGCTATACTGGTAGGCTCTACTTGTCCTATCACTGGTGACAAAGTGCCTCCGTGGATGTGGGGAACTTGTTGCATGAAAGTTCAGACAGAGGAGTATGAGGAAGAATGATTGGTAGTGAGTGGATTAACAAATATGTAGGCTATCGTGCTCGCATTGTAGGAGAACCTCTTGTTGGTGTCTTTGAACTGGATTATTTCAATGATACCATCGGAGTCCAAAGATGGTCAGCGAGGGATTTACACAGGCATTGGGTTCGTGCCGACATGGTTCTTGAGGAGGAGTAGACATGACTGAGAAGACTGTATGGCAATCGAGTAGCCTTGAGGCAAAGTGGAAGGATGGGCGAGGAGATGTCAGGCTTGCACATGTCAGTTTCTATGGCAAGGATTGGATTGACCTACGCATACTTCGTGACGGTAAACAACACACAAGACATGGAGTTCGCTTGTCTATAGAACAGGCAACTGAGATGCTACCACGTCTCATAGAAGCCATCGAAAGTGCGAAGGCTGACGAAGAACAGAAGGAAAGAAAAGACGACTCTTGATGTTGATATATAAAGAGACAGTATACTGTTCTCTATGGAAAGAGCAGGGAGTGTTAGCCATGTCGAGTTTGAGGTCATCAGTTGGCTTCGTGACAACATCGACATCAGAGAATTAGAACAAGCGATGGTCAATGACGAAGTGACAAAGAAGCGTTGGTCTACTGGTGTAGCCAATGTTTGTGCTTTACTGGACAACATGTGCAGTAGGCGAACACACAAGTTACCAAAGACACACACAGAATACAAGGAGAAATCAAAATGAACAGCAAGAAAGAATGGAACTACCCCCCACTTTCAACCTTCGCTACCTTTGAAGTATTGTTGGTTGAAGATAGAGAAGATTGGGTGCAAGATGTGAGTGACAGGGGACTCCCTGCACCTGCATGGGAACACTACGCACAACTTGACAGTTGCGAAGACGCTTACAAACACGCTACATCAGTTGAGCCACCCGAAGGTTATCGGATTGCATTTATTGGTAATCAAAAAGAGGGGAAGGTATCGGGTGATTGGATATTTTCGTGGGAAGATTTTGAAAAGTTCAAGGAGAAATCAAAATGAACATATTCATCTTACACTTTCAAGCGGTCATAGCGGCCATGATGTATTGCGACAAGCACGTTCCTAAGATGTGCGTCGAACTACTCCAACAGATGGGTAGTGCTGTCATTCGTCATGGTGCTACACCTGAGCAAATGCCACTAACAAAGAAGGGAACACCACTCAAGGGTGGTTACCATCGTCACCCATGCACTGTATGGTGTGGTGATTCACGAGCCAACTTTGAGTGGGCTTCTCGTCATGCCATTGGACTGTGCGAAGAATACACTCGACGCTTTGACAAGACTCACTTCTGTGAGAAAGGCATTCGCCACTTGGCTGAGATGTCTCACATGATTCCTGAAGGTGAACTCACACCATTCGCTCAGGCTATGCCTGATGAATACAAACATGAGAATGCAGTCACTGCTTATCGAGCATACTACCACAGCAAGCGATTCTCCAATGGCCCTCCACGATGGGACAGGTCACCTACTGGTGCTCCTAAGTGGTGGGTCGAACCTACACTGGAGGTGACAGCATGAGTTTCTTTCACGAACCTGAGAAAGCATCCTGTAAAGTCTACGAAGGTAAGACCTGTATACCTTCCATAAGGGCTTTCGTTATTCATCATTGTCCTGAAACAGACAACATATGGCGAGACAAGTTGCTGAAAGATTTAGACGAGATGGAAGAAAGAAAGTATCTCGTAAAGGGTAATGGACAGATAGGCATACAAATTGACCGTGATGGTAGACTGATAGACTACACATGGTCATTCGGTCAGAAGACTAAGCGCAGACTAAGCGTATGGTGTAGGGGTAGACTCTACAACGCCAATGGGGGCATAGTGATTGCTGCTCGTATTGACTCTCCTACTTGGGTTATCAGAGAAGATTGTTTGAAACAACCTCTCGATGACAGCGTAGAGGAGGAATGAAAATGAAATGTAGTTGCGAAAGAGAAGATTGTCTATGGCTGGATGGCGACCCTGAAGGAGAGAACGACCACGGTTGTCCTGTCTTTGTCAAGTCAGCGATATTAGCACAAATGGAAGACTTAGATGCATACGATAAGAAGAAAGTAATCATGGAGATAGTGGACTATCTCGGTGACAATATCTCTCCAGTAGGTTGGTGGATAAAATGGTTAAGATAAGAAACGCATTAGGATTGTTTGATGGTATAGCATGTGGCCGACTGGCTTTGGAGCGAGCAGGTATCGAGTTCGATAACTACTACTCGTCTGAGGTAGACAAGTATGCCATTCAGATTGCTGACAAGAACTACCCGGACAACATACGCTTAGGCGACATTCTCAACTGGCGTGACTGGGATTTAGAGGATGTCGATTTAATTATGGGTGGCTCACCCTGCCAAGGCTTCTCCTTCGCTGGACACAGACTCAACTTCGATGACCCTCGTAGTCGTTTGTTCTTCGACTTCGTAGATGTCGTGAAGCACTACAAGCCGAAGTATTTTCTACTGGAGAATGTGAGGATGCGGAAGGACATTCAAGATGCCATAAGTGCCATACTCGGTGTAGAGCCTGTCATGATAAACTCAAGTCTCGTATCAGCACAGAACAGAGTCAGACTCTACTGGACAAACATACCGAACATCACACAGCCTGAAGACAAAGGCATTGTGCTGAAAGACATACTGGAGATTGATGGGTATGTGGACAGAGACAAGTCGTATTGCTTAGATGCCAACTACTACAAGGGTGGCAACTTGAAATCTTACTTTGAGAAACACAGACGACAGTTGGTGTTCAGCGACAGTGGCTTGTGTCATGTAGGCGATGCTGACATCAACTCCAAACATGAATCTATCAAACGAGTCTACCATCCCGATGGCAAATGTCCTACGCTTACTACAAGCATGGGTGGACACAGAGAAGCAAAGATAGCAACAAGCGAAACGACGTGGAGAAAACTCACACCACTAGAGTGTGAGCGATTACAGACTCTTCCTGATGGCTACACAGAGGGAGTGAGTAACACTCGGAGATACAAAGCCATCGGTAACGGTTGGACTGTTGATGTGATAGCACACATCTTCAATCACATAGAGGTGAAAGAATGATTACTTGTTTTTCATGTGTAAGAGACGACCCTGTATTTCAAGAATGTCTTAATGATTTAGCGAGGGCTTTGGATAACATAGGCTACAACTCTTGGCACTCTTACTGCCCTTGTTGCGGTAAGCGTTTGGAGGTGAAAGAATGAAATTTGTTCATGGAGAGAAGCGATACACGCCAACGGTGTTGCACACCAGTATAGACGGAACTGGTTACTTGTGTGGTGCAGAGCGAATAGGTTCGTGGCATGACAGATGTATGACTAATCAATTTGTCAAGTCTCTACCAAAATGCGAGGACTGCGAGGCTGTGAAAGGTGACAGAACTAAGATGGCTGTAACTTTCCCTCCACCTACAGTGAAAGAGAACATACTCTCGTCTCCGAGTGTCATTGACTTTGATGCTTGGTCAGCAGATAGGAGTAGTGATGCTGGTATATATGTCAAAGACTACAGGAGGAATGCTTGATGACTTACAGCGTTGAGTGTATCAAGTGTAAACTTCCTTTCACAAAGAGGTCGATGAAATCTAATCAAAAGGTTTGCCACGACTGTCTCTACAAAAATGCATACGGAAAGTTACAGAACATTCGTGTGATGTCGAGCAACGATGAATTGACTAAGCAAGAGTTGGTTGCGAAACTCGACATCATGGATGAGAAGATGGACACACTCACACAGACAATCGACACACTGGTCAAAGAGGCTGTTGAGAAGTTGGTTGATGAAGCCTCATTGGAATACAGTGACGAGTTTGCTACCTTAAAAGCCAGCATTGTTTCTATGCAAAAGGAACACGAGGAGAAAATGAAGACACTGCTCTCCACAGTGAACACTCGTATGGTCGCATTTGAGAAGCGATTGGAGGAGCGAATTGTTATCCTCATGAGGAAGGTGAGGGAACTCAGGAATCAAGCGAAGAAACGCAAGTGGCGTATTACGAAAGGGGGAGTAAAGAATGCTCTCGATAAACGATTGTTTGAAGTTGATATATAAAGCAACAGTAGAAGGTGATAACATGGAATGGACTGATGGAACAGGTAAGGCATTGAGCAAGTTCGCAAGTGAACTGACGAAGCAAGAGAAGAACAGGCGTGACTCCAAAGAGGAATACTACGCTGACCCTCATCTCTACGTCATGGATTTGAAGACTGGTGCGGCCATGCTGATTGAGACTGACTTTGAAAACACAGGTGGTAAGACACATGGTAGAGGTTATCGAAAGTGTGCTGAGGTTCAGCAACGGATGCCAGCCAAGTTCCCACAGAAGAATGTCATGGCTCGTCTATTGGCTATGGCTATTCGTAACTTCGTGCCTACAGATACAGACCCAGCCTACTACAGCGTGGTGGTTGAGAATGCCATTGACGATATAGCGAAGATGCTCACTGACGATTCTGAATGGAGTATCGAAGAAGAGAAACATGCACCAGCGCTCAAGAAAGCCATTGACAAATTGATGGATGAAACAATCAGCACTCGTGCTGGAGACACACTACTCAATGTTATGTTCACTGAGGTAGAGACAGCCATGATGGATGTCTCCGCTATCATGGAGAACAAGAAGGAGGTGGCACAGTGATGGAATTCCCAACATTGGTCATTCAGTTAAGAAACGACGCTGGCTTTGCTATTGACATGCCTGATGACTGGTTTGAGACTGTCATGCAAATAGCCACTGTGGTTCATAGCAAATACGACTGTGGCGTAGATGTGTTATACGGCACTGCTTCTAAGGAGGGTTTCATTATCATAGAGGAAGAGGTGAACAAGAATGACTGACATAACAATAGACAGATGGATAGAATCAGCGAGAGTATCGCTGGACGAATTAGAGAAAGAAGTCAAGCGGTTGCGAAGAGCATGGCAAATACTACGCTCAAAAACAGAGATGAGTTGCGTATGCTTCACTGAATATCCCGACAAGCAAGACATAAACACACATGAATTGATGGACTTGGCACTTAAGGAGGCGAGCGAATGATTGACACAGACAAACATGAAGGAAGCAAAGGCCAATACTTCACAGGCAAAATGGTTGATAACTACTTGAATATGCAAGTAGAAATCAAGCGGTTGCGTGAGAAGAATAAGAAGTTGCATAGCAGGTGTATGCACCTTGAGAATTTGTTAGAAGAATGGCAGGGGGCATACGAATGATTGACACAGACAGATACGAAGAAACAGACCACCCCGAACTTGTAGAGTTTGAAGGTGAAACGCTCGGAGATACACTAACGAACCTGCTCGCAGAAGTCAAGCGGTTGCGTGAAACGATTAAGGTAGCGATTACTGACCTTGAACAGACGAACTTACACGAAGAAACAAGAGAGGATTTACTTGACTTGCTGAAGGAGATGATTGAATGATTGAGCGCTGTAAAGAATGTGACATCATTCTAAGTCCGTCATGGGATGAGAGCGAGGACTGTTGTTGCTGGTGCGAAGAACGAATGAAGGGGTTGATTGAATGAACGACCATCAAGACAGTGAAAACTTCTCCTACGAGAGAACATGGGAAGAGATTGAGACTATGCTCAACGAGGCTGAGCGAAAACAGAACAAGCATCTCTTGGCTATCACAAGAAAAACTGACAAGAAGACTAAGATGTATCACATGAGAAAATACAAAGGATTGGAGGGAGTTATCAGAGGACTCCGTTGGGTTCTTGGTGATTTGAAGATGTCAAGAAAGAGGGTGTTAGGCGATGAGTGACAAAGCAGAGATACTGGCTCGCACAGTAGAGACACATGCTGGTGTAGACAGAGGCATGGAACTGGCATTGGCTATGGGCTTGAAGGGGGGCGAGTATGCTTCCGCTAAGGCTCTGTCAATCAAGGTAGCAGGTGATGATAGATGGATGAACCAACGAAGCCCACATGGGTTGATGGTTGATTGCATCTACCTATGCGCTAAGCGTAGAGGTATCAAGACCAGCGCTGTCAAGGTTCGTGACCTGACGTTTCAGATATTCGGAGTAGGCACACAGCCACGACCCAACGGTTGGCAGAGCGATTTTACAGATTTGATTGAGGCATGGCTATGACGAAGTTTGCACTACTTGCTGACATACATGAGCAACTACGCTTGGGTGAATCACCAGTCAAGCAACTGGCTCGGCTGGAAAAACTTGAGGACGTGATGGCTCTCTATCGTCTGTTCTACATCGACCACACGCCATATAGAACTGACCCATTCAAACTCATCGCTTATGAAGCAACATCGTTTTACGATGTGGTCAAGGACATACTACCTGAAGAAGAGACATGGATGGTTCTTGCATCTGAGAGTGCGAACTCAGGCTCACGAGACTTCGACCTCGCCTATGTCGAAGCACTGCTCCAATCAGCCACGACTTTCACAAAGGTGGCACACAAATTCAACGAGAAGGAAGCACGACTGCTTTGGCGATGGTGTCTTAAAGACAAGCCAGTCATAACGAAGAGAGCATTCTTTGGGGCGCTCGCTCGTATTCATGCAGTGCCTAACGAAGTCGTGACACGCAACATGACTTCAGCAACCATCGTCAAATTATTCAGAGACAAAGAGAGTCTCAAAGCAAACAAACGATGGACTGAGTATGATTGGTTTCCCTCACCTATGCGATGGAAAGCATACACTTCACTCGCTCCTCCTGAAGAAAATCACTTGGCTGTAGTTGTTCCCAAAGGTGACATCGTATATCTTCACAACCATGTTGTGCGAGACAGGATGGGGCGAAGGATAGGTAAACATGCTTACAGTGCCAACTATCTCTATGAAGTAGTGCGATGTCCCGATAGCGGTGTTGAAACAATCATAGACAGAGTGAAAATACGTTCACCGCTTGAGCCTTTTCCTACTCGTATGGCGGGTGATGGGAGAGGCCACATGTCTACTGACAGCAACTGGGACGACATTGTTCGTAAATTGCAGTCACCTGATGTAAGTTGTATTCGACTCATCAAACCTTCTCAAGAGTTCAAGCCTGATGCTATTGGTGGTTATGTGATGCACGCTGACCGAACTAAGGTCTTCTTGAAAGTAGAATACTTGACTGGGGGTGAGTATCTGTTGGCGGCTCTTGATGGTATTGATGACGTTGTATGTGTAACAGATGCACATGCTCTTCCTGATGAGTTACAGAACCCACTGGACATCGAGTGCGCTGTGGCTGAGGTAGCGGCTGTGCAAGTTGGTATTAGAAACCACTCTCTCTTCCTATACGACTGGACGGTCATTAAACTGAGGACTGACTTGGGTATCAAAGACGTGACTCAGTATGTCGAACTGTTAGCAAGGAGTGGTGTAGAATGACGATGCAAACAAATGACAAGACAGGATTCGGTATCGGCTTAGGCTACATGCTCGGCCAACTCAAGTTCAACACCTATGTAAGTAGAGACTCACAAGCAAAGGTAGGTTACAGGGTTAGACGTTCTGTTGTGTGGCGTGACCCTCCACCAGCGCACGTTCTTCCTTACATTCAAAAGGTGCTGGGTATCGGAGACTTCCTTGCACACGAGTTTCCTATTGACGGATTCACGACAAAGAGAGCACAGGAACGACTACGCTTACTTTTTGTCACACTCAACAAAGAGTTCTATCCAGTCGCCAACGCTTTTGCTGACAAAGTAGGTTTTCACATGTGGGTGTTTGTGTGTGACAACCCACCTCCCAGTGACTATGAGGCGTTTCTCAGATGGGCTGAGGTATACGATGCTGAGTATAAGTCAATTCTATTTGAAGGAACAATGGAAGAGCCAATTTGAAGTTGATATATAAAGAGACAGTAGAGATGATATTCATGGAGAACAGCACAGAACCACAGACTTTGGAGGACATAGCAGGTCAAACTGCCTTTGTCTCCGACGCTATGGGCTGGCGTGACTCAGGTTCGTGGCCTCGTGCTGTTCTCCTACACGGTATGCAAGGCACTGGCAAGTCCACTGCGGCGAAGGTCATGCTCCGTGAGAAGATGGGTGACTTCTTTGACCCCATGAACTACATCATTGTCAATGCCTCAGACGACAGAGGGCTTGACTACATTCGTAACCAACTCAAACAGATGAGCGCTGTCAAGGCTGTAGGCACTGACAGGAGAGGCATCATCGTAGACGAGGCTGATGGCCTCACACCAGCGGCTCAGGATGCACTGAGAGGCATCATGGAGGAGTATGCTGAGAACGTCTTCTACATCTTTACATGCAACGAGATTAGTAAAATCAAACCTGCTATTCAGAGCAGGTGTCTCGTGTATGAGTTCAAGCCCATCAGTCCTGAAGATGGGGCTGAGAGACTTATGCAATTATTCAAGCCTCATTTAGATTTAGGACTTGGTAAAGATGCTATCACTACTGCTTCTAATCATACTAAACAGACTTGGAGTATTACCTTCATGCGACTCATGAAGTTTACTGGTGGTGACATGCGTAGCGCTATCGCTATCATGGAGAGTCATGGTGACGCTCCTCTTGATGCTCTACAGAAGAGACTATCCGATGGGGGCAACCCATCACAAGCCGCACTCGCCGCCATTAGTGGTGACTACGGCGACATGCGAAAGCAATTCTATTCCATGCTTGACCGAGGGCTTTCACTTACCTTCGTCATGCGAACATTCCATGAGAATCTAACCGAGTTCTTTGAGATGGATGAAGACAACACATGGACAGTCATGGGTGTGTTGGGAGAGATGATTCCCCACATGTATGAATGGCCTATCGGTTCACATTCCTTTGTTGATTGCCTTGTGGCACGACTACGAAAGGAGGTATTATCATGACTGAAGAATACGAAGATAACGAACAAAACGAAGACGACCACACCACAGCGGTAGGTAGTAACCTACCTGAAGGTGTGCTGGAGCGACTGGAGCAATACGCTACTCGCACGAAGCAAGACATCCAAAAGGTAGTTGCAGACTTCCTTGAGCAAATCAGCAAGGAGCATGGATGCACTGACCCAAGCCAAGAAGATGAGGACTTGCTCATTGACTGGGCTGAACAGATGTTCATTGAGACACGAAACATTGGTAGCGGTGGCGCACCTATGGCCGGGTCTGTTCCATTCGTTGGATGCTTTGTCGGTGTCGATGACAAGCGACGTGACCGTCGAAGCAACCTCGTTGCTCGTGCTAAGCGTGACTTTACACTCGACCCCAACAACGCTATCGGTAGCGGTATGGTTGGACACTACAACAAAGTGAACGGACAAGCCACATGGACACTGACTAACAGTGAAGGCACTGTTCGCACAGAGATACCTGTGGATGAAGTCCCTGAAAACTCATTCATCGCTGACGGCGAGCGTATCTGTTTGCTTGCTAAGAGTGGCCGACCAAAGGCCATGTCAATGAATGGTCGCAACTACCACTTCTTGGGTGCTCCTGAGAGCGATTTCACCAACGATGGTGCTATCCAACTATGGAGACTCGACATGCAAGGCGAAGATGCTGACGCTGAAGTTCTCATTGGTGAGCCATGTCGTATCATGGCACGACCACCGAGCGAGAAGGCCGCTGAAGGATTCAAGGATGTCTTGTCTACCAGCATGGGAACATCCAAAGCCATCGAATACACAGATGAGTTCGTCAATGAGAACATGCGTGGTCTACTCCGACCATTCAAGTTTTGGACAGACAACGAACTACACCCTCACTTCGTCCCACTCGATGAGTTGGTTGAAGCGTTTGAGTCAGGCAGTCGCACCTTCACCATCAACGGTGAGCAAGGTCGCAGTGGCCCTATCGTCTTCACGAAGGGAACAGTGAACCGTATGTCCACTGAGCCTCGTGACAATCAGTATGACGAAGACGGACGAGGTTACTCAATCACTCTCACTTCCACTGCCCTTCAGAGCGCACATGGTAGTAGCGATGCCGCTGATGTCATGTGTTGGGTCGGTAGTGCTTGTAACGATTTGACTGCTCCTTTCGTTGCACGAACAGATGACGAGACTATTCCTTATGCAGAGCGCTCCACAGTATTGGTGTGTGGTCGTATTGCAGTCAAGCGCAAAGACGGTAAGGACATCCCAAGCCTCAAGGTGATGGGTGTCTTTGCTGACGCTCGACGCATCCGACGACGACAGACTGGTGGAGATACTGGCGAGGGTCAATTTAACTGAGGTGATGAAGAATGGCAGGTTTTGGAAAGACGAAAGAAGCAAACAAAGCAGATGAAGAAGAAAAGGTATTGGAGGAAACACCAGCGACGAAGCGCACTGATGATGACCCCTTTGCCTCTCTCCGTAAAGAACTGGAGATGATGGACAACACACCACAGACTCACTTGTTCATGGGTATCGCAGGGCATGACAACACTGGTAAGACAGCAATCGTTACTGATGCTTTCTCCAAGTGGTTGTCCTCACCTGAGCGCACTGAACAAGAGAAGCAATACCAACTGTGGGGTCTTGACTTTGAGGGTGGCCTTGCCGCTAACAAGTCAGCATTCCATCGTGACAATGACAACATCAAGACATTTGAGCCGTGGGTCATGATGAAAGGTGACAGCACTGCTTACAACTACCCAGCAACTCACGACAGAGTGATGTCTCTTGCACAGTTCGCTGTTGATATTGCACAGAAGCAACGTGACCCTGACTACAATGGGCCACGACTGTGGGGATTCCACGTCACTGGTGTAGACCTTTGGGACAGCGTATGCGTGAACTGTATGCGTATCGTAGACTTGAACATCGCTAAGGATGGTATCGAGGCGGCTGACTGGAACAAGAAGGTCGGCCACCAATGGGACTGGGCTATCCGTAAGACTCGTTTCCACCAACTTACAGGGCTTTGCCGAGCGCTTGTGAAACTGGGTGTGCGAGTCTTTTGGGAGACACACTTGCGACTGACCAACTACTCTTGGGGTAAGAACGAGGATGCGGCATCAACGTGGCGACCTGACTGGGAGAAGGCGAGCAACAACTTCGTCTATCAAATCCTTATCTGTGAGCGCAAGGACATTCTCGATGAGGACACTGGTGATGTTGTCAAATCTGAATACACTGTCACATTCGACAAGAGCAAGACCAATGCTCGACTGCAAGGACAGAAGCGCACTACACTCGTTACAGAGGCTGGTAAAGACCCACAGTGGTATGGATTACCTGAACTCTACGACGGAACACTTTGATACTCATGGGGGTTTACGGGGTAAAAATTCAGGACTCTTTGGGGAGCAGGGCCGTGTAACATCCTGTTCTTTCCGTTAGGGGGTTACACTTTCCTCCTCCACTGAATTTCCCCCCACCTTGAGGTGATACTATGACGAAACTAAGCATAAACAGAAAACAGTTGTTGGGCTTCCTATCGGAGTTCGGCAAGGCAGAGGACTTGCGAATACACTTCGATGACAAATCCATGACAGCATCAGTTGCTTTCATCTCCCACTACATAACGAAGACAAGAGAAGTAGACGGAGAGGTGAAAGAGAATGGTAACCTTGACATCACTGAACTGGTCAAGGTTCGTCAGTTCCTCAAGGCGGCGAAGGATGATGTCGTGAACATTTCACAGACAGGCTCAGCCAAGACACTGAACATCACATGCGGGTCATCCAAGATTTCAATGCCTACGTCTTCAACAATCGTCAGTGCGGCTAAGGCTTCACTGTTTGAGAAGTTGATTGAGGAGGCTGAAGCCAGCGAGTGGACAAAGTTTCACTCGTGCGACCTGAGCGTATCAGGGGTTATCACACTGGATGAGTTGGCTACTGTATCGAAGATGCGAGGCATTCTCAACAGCAGTCCTATCTTCAAGATTACAGCCAACCCCAGTGAGAATGAGTTCCTCATATCATCGGGCAAGAGGCACGAAACCAAGTTGTTCACTACGCTTGAGTTGCGTGATTCTACTGGCCCAGTCACTGGTAGCGTGAGTTCTACATACGGCTCGTGGTTGATGGACAGCATCGCTTTACTGGGTGGTGGCGAGGCCACCATACACATAGGCGAAGCGACTATCATCGCTCTTGAGAAAGATGATGACCTACTTGTTATCGTAGACCAACGAGCGTGATTGAATGATTATCGACTGGTATTACCCTGCTGAGTCTGACAACTTTGGACAACCCAATCTCTACCTACGGACTCGTGACAAAGAAGGCACACTGCACGAAGAGCACATATGGCCTGAAGACGAGAGGTATGTGAAACCACACTGCTGGATTCCAGTGAACACACCTGAGTGGAAACTCAATCGTATGATGGCTCGATACCCCAGTGCTCAGATTCATCGGAGTATTCGTGCCACTGGTATCGACAAGACCCCACTTATGAAGGTCGAAGTGGACAGACCTACTGACTTATGGGACATCAAAGATGAGATGCCTACTTATGAAGCAGACTTGAATTATCTCGACCAAGTGCTACTGCAACTCTATCCTGAGAAGTTACCTGAGTTCAAGCCACGAGTGTGGTATTTTGATTTGGAGTGGGACACCAAAGATGACTTCACATCCGTCATGGCTGTTGTAGACAGCGACCTTGAGACTCCTGTTGTATTCGCATGGGCTGATGAGGAAAGAACCAACTGTCCTCATCCAACACACATCGTAAGTGCGAGGCACATGAAGGTGCGTGATGAAGAATACATACTGCAAATCTACCCTTCCGAAGCGGAGATGCATGAAGCCTTCATCAAATTTCTACACAAGCGTGACCCTGACATTCTCGTAGCCCATGCTATCATGTGGGCTGACTTACCGCATCTGATGCGTAGACTGAAAGACCCTGACCAACTCTCACCACTCGGTCAAGTGATTCGACCATTCAAAGGTAGAGATGGCTACAAGGACACTCAACAGCCCATCAAGGGTAGGCTGTGCTGGGACTCAGCGGCTCACTGGAAGAGTGGTAGTGGTTTTGAAACGCTATGGCAAAAATCAGGTCGTGGGCAACTACCTAACCGTAAGTTGAATACCATAGCAGAATTGCTTGGACTTGGTAGTAAACTGACAGAAGAGATTGAGGGCATGACCGTTCACAATGGTTGGTATGAATACTGGAGTTATTTCGTAGATTACTGTCTCCTCGATACCACGTTACTGCGTGACATCGACAAGAAACTCAACGCTATTGACTTCTTCGTTGCTACTCAGCAGTTGTGTGGTGTCTCGTGGGCGAGCACACACAAAGTTACTCGATACTTCAGAGGGCTTGTTGGTAGAAGGACGGACAAGAAAGCCAAGAGTGCCATGAACCAGCGACGTGAAAAACTCACTGCCGCCCACATTCCCGACCCTATACCGGGTCGTCACGAAGGCGTAGCCATTGTGGACTATGCTTCTCTCTATCCTAACATCATCCTCTCCGACAATCTCTCCTACGAGACAAAGCGTGACCAACCTACAGAGACTACCAAGACACTGGGCGATGGCTCACACTGGTGTCAGAAGGAGAAGGGTCTACTCCCTGCTATCGTAGAAGAGATGCTTGAACTGCGTGCTGAATACAAGAGACTCATGCGTGAGGCTACAGACCCTGATGAGAAACTCGGTTACGACATGATGCAAACAGCGGCGAAGGTTCTCGTCAATGCGCTCTACGGTATGACTGGGATGAAAGCCCTGCAAGGTATGTGGATTGACAACGACATAGCCGCCGCTATCACACACAGAGGGCGTGAATGTATTCACCACCTACTGACTGAAAGTGAAGAGCAGGGTTACAAATCGCTCTACGGTCACACAGATTCAGCCTTTATCCAAGTTCCCTTTGATAAAGCGACATCGCTTGCAGAGCACTTGACCAAGACTGCTAAGGACAAACTTGAGTTACCAACAATGGAAGTTGAACTTGAGGCTTACTTCGATTACTGGACGACTGCACCAGTGAAGAATCGTTACTTTGGTATCAAGGTGTGGCCTGAGAAGAGCAAAGGTGAGATGAAGATTGCTGGCTATGAAATCAAAGCCTCCAGTTCTTCACGTTTGACCAAGCACATTCAACAAGTGGCTATGCAAATGATAGGCACTGGTGCTGATGAGACGGCTGTTACTGACGTGCTGAGAGAGATAAGCCTCCAAGTCAAGAACGGCGAGATACCGATTGAGGACGTGGCTTGCTCGTCTCGATTGACGATGGATTTCAAGGACTACAAGAGCCTACCCGCACCAGCCAAAGCCGCCATGTATTACAACCAACACGTTGCCACCAACGCTGAAGAGCGATGGAGCAAAGGCGACAGTGTATCATGGATTTATGTCAAGGGCTTCAACAATGACGTGCCTGACTACTACACACTCAAAGGAGAGCGAAAGAAGGTAGACTTCGTTGCTTTCCGTGATAAAGCGGAGTTGGAGAACTACACCATAGACTGGGACAAAGTGCTCAGTGTGATGGTTAAATCTAAACTCATGCGAATCTACGAGAGCCTTGACTGGGCGCTTGACGCTGCTTCAGGAGCGACAATGCCAAAGTCATATTTTTGAGGTGATAAAATGAAAAAGACAAGACAAACAACACTGGACGAATACGGACTGACAACTGATGGACGAAGACAAACCAAACTCACTGAGTTTGGAATGACGTTTGAAGTTGATATAAAAAGGAACAGTAAAGACGATGTTGGTGAGGAAGAATGAGTAAGAAGCGAGTTAAATTCACTGGGATAATAGACATAGACGAATCTGAATTACAAGACGGACATCTAAGTTCTTTGTATGAAGCATATGGATGGACACTTGAAGATGTGGTGAAGGATAACATGAATCGACCTACCACACCTGTCAATTTCTCTATCACTGACGCAGAGGTGGTTGAATGAGTGAAGAGACTTTCAAAATCAAATGTGCCAAGATTGCAGGTAAGGTAGTGAACCTACTCGCTGAGAAGAATGCTCAGTATGGCGACAGTGCCTTCGACCCTATCCGTTTCTTCAGTGACCTTCCTCCTGATGCTGGCTTAAGAGTCAGGATTGATGACAAACTCAGTAGGCTCATGCGTGGAAGCGATACCATCGAGTCTGACATTGATGTGATTGAAGACTTGATTGGTTACTTCATTCTCTTGCGCCTGACAATGGATGACGAGGAAACAGATGAGGTATACAAAGACTCAGGACTTGACAAGTTGAAGCCACGTTACAACCATCCTTCTAAGCGAACACCATTTGACTACGAGGCGGCTCGTAACTACGTTCCTCCTCCACGATACAACAAATTCGGAGATGACAAGTGATGCGCTGGAATCCTAACGAAGAAGAGGATGAGCCATACAAATATCCTGAGATGCTTGAGTCATACGAGAAGAGCCTATACAACTGGCAACCTGAGATGACCGACAAGATACTTCGTGTATCAAAGTCCTCACTCAGCACATTCGATTTTTGTCCGAAGCAGTATTATTTTGAGAAGATACTGGGGATGAGAGGCGAAGACCAAGACCATCATATCCGTGGGTCAAACGTCCACGACGCAGTTGAATACTTTTGGAAAGCCTCGTCAGATAATCTACAAACAGTGAACGACCTCATTAGCAAGGGCAATCTCAACTTAGCGAAGAAGGAGTTGCGTAAGTCACTACCTAAGCCTCCTACGCCCTACGTTTTTGGTGAAGAGCCTCAACTTAATCTGTATGTAGACTGGCAGTTTGAACGGCTGTTACATATGCAAGGCAACTCAAGAGACTGGTTTCCTATCGCCAATGAAGTAGAGGTTCACTCAAAGCGAATTGTGGTAGCCAGTGACGGAACGGAAGTGCCGATTCACATGAAGGGTTACATTGACCGTATCTTCATTGATGAAGACCACACTGGTATTATCCTGATGGAGTTGAAGACTGGTAAGTGGGTTGAGCGTAAGCGCTCTCAGATGCGTGCGGAGATGCAGTTCTACCGTATGATGCTGGAGCACAGCCCTCACATCGAATTCCTACCAGTCGTCGGCTGGGGTTGGCAGTTTCCCGGCGGGGGTATCAACGGAGGCGACGGCCCTCTATGGGATTACGAGAGTGTGAAAGGGCCGGGTGGTCGCTACGCTCCTAAGACCGTAGAGAAGAGACTCGTGCGATTGGTCGATGCACACTTGAAAGATGACTTCCCTGCTGAGGCTCACGAGAACAAGTGTGCTTGGTGTGATTTCATGGAACTATGCCCTGCTTGGATGGGCGAGTTGGCTATTGACCCTGAAGACATGTGAGGTGAAGATATGGATAGAGAGGGACTTATCACAGTCTGTAAACTCATGGAGAAGGCGTTAAGCAAGATATGGCCGTTCTACACGTTCACAGTCGAATACTCACTTCTTTCACGGAGTAGGCAAATCAGAATCCACACTACATCACGGATAATAAATGAAGATGATTTTGATGCCACAGTGGAGGTTAGAGGCTTGGTTTTTGAAGTCCTTGTTCATCCGTCAAGACTGACATCACAATACATTGACGAAACCTTTGATGATGTCGTTAGTAGATTGTTAGAAGAAATCACACTCATAGAAAGCGTAGAGGATTGATACAATGGGCTTCATCACACTGGACTTTCCTCGTGAGGTGCTTGAGATAGCATCAAACGGAAAGCAGGGTGGTCGCTACTGCGTAAAGAACTGGCAAGAGTTGGAGCGATACTGGAAGGGCAAGAACGGTAGTGGTAACGTCTACTTCACAGCATACGGTTATCGTGCCACTAAACCACCGAGAAACCACAGAGTAGACTACGACACACCAATCATCCGTCACTTCGTCATGGACTTCGATTGTAAGGACTTCAAGCAGAGAGGTGCGGAGGTAGATTTTTCGTTCATGCACGAACAGGTTAAAAGGCTACATCGTTTTTTGCTCAGTGAAGACATTCGCCACTTCGTATGGTTCAGTGGCGGTGGCTTCCACATTTGGATTCCGCTACAGAACATACACACCCCATCAGATGGCTACAGCGTAGCGAGAGTCAAAGAGGGTGGTAGGAAACTCATAGCCTCGTGGCACAAGAAACTCTCACTCTCTTGCAACGACCCTACTGTCGCCTTCGATACGTCAGGTATGATTCGCATTCCGAACTCATACAACAGTAGACGAGGATGCTGGAGCATACCACTCGACTCTGATTCTATTCTCAACCTCACGCACGATGGCTTGATGGAGAAAGCCCAAGAGCCTGTCAGTGGTTACATCGAGCATGGTCAAAACAATGTTGCTATTAAAGTAGCAGAGCGTAGAAGTCCATTCAAGAAGACGATTGAGAAGGTCGAAGGGCTACCTGACATTACGTTGGGTGACATCATCGTGCTCCCATGTCTCGCACAGTCAGCCCTCGGTGAAGGTAACCCGACACACAAGGCGAGGTTTCACTTAGCATCGTATCTCGCCGCACGACTGCGTTGGTTTTATCCACCTGATGCCATCGAAGATGATGTGAAGGCTGAACATGTCAATCGCATCTGTGCCATCATAGAAGAGCAGGGATGGGTTGATTACTCCCCTCGTATTACTCGTGAACAAGTAGAGAACATCGTCTTTGGCGGCGCTGGTAACAACGGTTATTCAGCCGCATCGTGCGCTACGCTTGAATACGATGGGCTTTGCAGTGGTAGATGTCGATACTTTGACGGTAGCATAGGTGATACAGATGGTGACTAAACATAGAATGCATGGGTATCACTGCTCAGTATGTGGCGGTGCAACCAGTAGAAGAAACAGACAAAAGGTGAAGTTAAACATCTGTGCCACCTGTAAAGAAAACGTAGACGCACTCCCTGACCACTTTCGTTGTAAAGGCACGACCAGTAGGGGAACAAGATGCCGTCAAGTCGTTCACGATGACTATTGCCATAATCATAAACATCAAGCAAAGGGTGACAAAGATGCCGAAACCTGACCTAATTATTGACTCAAACGAAAGAGGAACACTATGCGAATCAATAGAGCGTAGAGCCAAGAAAGAAGGATTGAACGTCGTTAGACAGCCTCTCGTTGTCGGTGACTACCTGTTAGGCGCTGCTTGCGTAGAGGCAAAGAGCGTTACGGACTTGTTTCAATCGAGTCACAGCGGTCATCTATGGCGACAATTGGACAACATGGATGCCAACTACGAGCGCTTCTTCCTCGTCATTCATGGCTCGATAGCCAAGTATGTGGCCTTCGCCAAGAAGCAGGGTCGATTCCTAACCCACAGTAGGGTGCAAAACGAACTCACTGGCACGATTGCTCGCATCATGGCTGACTTCGACTGTCAAGTTTTCTTCACTGCTAACGTCAGCGAAGCGGCCATGTTCATCACAAAGTTGCACAACAAGTTGCACAAACCAGCCAGTAAGCATGGTGCTCATGCTATTCGTAGGGTATCTACGAATGACGTGCGTGTGGACATGTTGCTCACAATACCCGGTGTGGGTGCTGAGTTGGCTGAGCGTTTATTGGACAAGTGTGGTAACTTGGAAGAGATGTGCTTTCCTGAGTCATTGAAGCAGGTAAAGGGTCTTGGTGAGAAGAAAAGGCAACTCATTGTCAATGTTTTGACCAGCGAATCACCTGTTCATATTGAGCGAAAAGTCAGGCGCAAGAGGGGTATTTAAAGCAACATCGTGATACATAGTTGTATAGCCTGTCCGATGTCTTGTCTATACACTATGATTATATGCTGAGTAGAATAGAAGCATAATGTTCAGACGATACAACGGACAATCAAGACAACCAAGATTGAAAGTTGATATATAAAGGAACAGTAAGAGGTAGAGATATTATGAGAGAAGCACAAGATTACATGGCAGTCAAGAACTACCCGTTCTTCGATGGCTACGTTGAAAGATTTAGTAGAACGAGTATTGACAACGACATCCCAGCGATGCTATCATTCTTTTACATACAAGGACAGATAGCCGCACCCTTCATTCGTATACCGTGGGATGCAAGCCACCTTGACCCACGAGTCCACGTCTTTTGGATTCAACCATCAAGGACTGGTAAGTCCGTAGCATGGGAGTTTGTAGGTGACGTATTGAAGGACTGCGGTTTAACTCAGGATATGTATACGTCAGGGTCTGACGCTGGGTTGATTGGTGGTGTCACCAATGAGACAGTGGTAGACGAGAACGGTAAGAAAGAACAAATCGCTGTGCAAACAGAGGGAATGCTTGCTGGTCAGAAGGCACTGAACTTTGACGAGGGTAGTATCATCCTCAATCCCGGCAAGCACTCACAAGAGACTGTCCTGTATCTACAGTCAGCGTGCAACCCGATTGGTAGCAACTCAAACATTCTTGTCAAGCACTTGAGTGGTCGTCGTATCGAGACTGAATCGCTTGTCTCACTGTGGATTACAACCTACCCACCTGCTGGTGTCAAGGAGTATGTTTTGACGAAGGGTATCTTCCAACGTGTTCTGTTGTATTGGTCTGACTGGGACATGGACAGACGTATGGGAGTCAGTATGAAACGTATGGAGCGTGCATTCACGAAGACCCCTAAGCAAAAGTTGTCCTACGAGGAGATTATTGACTACTTCACTGGGCTTGAAAAGCGACTGCGTGACCGAGTTCTGAACCTGACTGAGATTTCATTCACTGAATGGGATGGTATGACTCGTGAAGAACAAGAAGATGTCGTCCAGTCTGTCATGAACGAGATGTTCACAGCCGACGAGTCATTCTATGTGGCTACATACGACTTGGTTGAGGACTTGTATTCGCTACTGGATGGTTTGAACTTCGCTATCGGTAACGTCGTTGCATCGTTCATTCCCGCTATGGAGAACTACTCAGTCATCCTCGCTACTCACATCGCCATGATGGATGAGAAGTGGGTTATCACTGGTGAGCATCTTGACATGGCGAAGGAGATTATCTACGACCTGTTCAAGAATCTGATTCTATGGCTTGAAGGTGAGGTTGAAGTCGGTGCTAAGCAAACTGAGAAGGCCAACCATGCAAAGAACTGGGTCAATGCATACAACACAGTTGCACCAGTCGAATTGGATAAGCGTGGCGAAGGCTGGCGTAAGAAGTCGGCTGTCATCAAGCAATACTGTATCGCTGAGCAAGTTACTCGTGGCACTGCGTTCAATCGCTTCTCCAAGTGGGGCGCTCACATGTTCGATGCGGCTAAGGATGGCTCTACCGTCTACATCCGTCAAAAGGAGGTGGATGCATGAAGTGTGTCTGTTGCGAGAAAGAGGCAAAATTCGATGACCACACCGCTATAGGTGTGAGACATTTTTGTAGTGAGAAGTGCTGGGCTGAATACAATGGTGTGCCAGTCCAACCTGAAGGACACTACGGTTTCATCAACAAAGCAGTAGGATGGTGGGCATGATGGATAACTCCGAAGAATTGAAGGTTTACATTGAGACAGAGGAGTTCATCTACTGGGAATACTGGGAGGCATGAGTATGAGCGATGTAATGGCACTTGATATTGAAACTGGTAACTTCTCTTGGGAGATAGGTGGTTGGGACAAGCACAGTTTGTTTGAGCCTACAGTCGTCGCCACATGGGACGGCAACGATGGTCACGTCTTTGCCAAAGAAGACATTGAGATGGCTAACGCCACAGTGCATGACCTACACCCTCGCACGTTAGGTGACCACTTACAGAAGCACATCGACGGTGGTGGCAAGATTCTTGGTCACAACATTCGCAAGTTCGATTTACCAGTGCTAAACGCCGCACTGGACTGCTGGACAGCAGGTGAACTGATTGGTAAGAGCGAGAGTATCATTGATACCAAGATGTTGATTGATAAAGCAGCATTGAGTGTGGGTAAGGTTCACACGACGCTTGACACTCTTGTTCGCTCTACTCTCGATTCATCGAAGAGTATGCAAAGTAGCGATGCGCCAACAGCATGGCGTGAAGGTAAATTCCTTGAGGTAGCCGACTACTGCCTCAAAGACTGCCAATTGACATACGACCTCTACATGTATGGTCGTGACAATGGTATTGTAAAGAGCCGAAGTATGGACGACGGCTCTATAGTTGAAATTGAGGTAGATTGGATATGACGGATAACAATGCAACACAGAGGCTAAACATTGAAGCAGTCAAGCGTATCGCTGAAACTGTAAGAACGACACTTGGGCCATTGGGTATGGACAAGATGATGGTGGATGGTGGTGGTAACGTCATCGTGACCAACGATGGTGCTACCATTCTACGAGAAGTAGACACTGCTCACCCTGCCGCCAAGATGGTGGTAGAAGTATCGAAGATGCAAGAAGCAAACGCATACGATGGCACTACGAGCACAGTCGTTCTTGCGAGCCAATTGCTTGCTAACTCAGAGGGTCTATTCAGTAAGGGCTTACACCCTAACGTGATTATCAAGGGCTACTCAACAGCACGAAACATGGCTGTTGAGTGCCTGAGTGAGATGAGTATTATCTCTACACCATCGGATGAGTTACTCTTCGATATAGCAAAGACTGCGATTACTGGTAAGTCCCTTGAAGCATCTGAAGAGAAGGTTGCTAAATTGTGCGTTGAGACTATCAAGACAATAGGAAACGCTCGTGACGTGAAAACGCTCGCTGTTCCCGGTGGCTCTCTTGCTGACTCATGGCTTTACAACGGTGTAGTGCTTGACAAAGACTTCATCGGTGGTGGTGATGAGTTCCGTAACTGGGACAACGAAGATGGTGTAGAGATACTGCTTCTCAATGGCGGTCTGACAGAAGGCAAAGAGAGCGCAAACGTATCTGTTCAGGTATCTGATGCAAACTCCTACAGCCAAGTCCAAGCGATGGGTCGAGACAAACTGCTTGAAGCGGCTAAGGCCGTGGTCAATTGTGGTGCTGGAGTCGTTGTTTGTAGAGACTCCGTTCATGATACTGCGATTGCATATCTACGCAAGCAAGGTATCTCTGTCGTGCAACGTGTGCCTGAGAGCACAATGCGTAGACTGTCAAATGAGTTGATGAACACTCCAATCCACATGACTCCTGAGCCATCATCAACAACAGGCATAGGTCACATTGACCGTGTTATTCACAACGATGTCCCGTATCTGTATGTCAATTCATTAGCAAAGGAGTGCATGACCACACACAGAGAATCCACACTGATACTGAAGGGTGCTACACAATCTACTCTCGATGAGATTCAACGAGGATTTGACGACGCATTGGGTGTTGTGTCACTGGTCAAGAACGGCGACTCCATACGCTTCGGTGGTGGCTCTACATACGTCGCCATCGCTGCTCACTTGCGTGCTAACGCTTCTGAGGTTGGTGGACGTGCTCAGATGGCGATTGAAGCCTTTGCTGATGCACTTGAAGCCATCCCTGCTACCATCGCTGAGAACGCAGGTTATGACCCACTCGATACAGTCTTGGCTATGCGACACAAACTTCCTGAGTTCTATGGCCCTGACGTAGAAAATGGAGGCGTGCGTAGCATGGCGGGTATATATGAACCAACATCGCTTATTCGCAGTGCTATCGACGGGGCAACAGAAGTCTCATGTGCCATCCTACGCATTGATGATGTCATCGGGCGTAGAGGTGCTGAGTGATGGGAAGACTCCTTGACAAACTCACAGTGAAGTGCAGGGCTTGCACACACAAGCACATTCCAAGAAGGCTACAAGCACGTTATCTTGATGGTGACCGTAAGCGCATAAGCCTGTGGCAGTGCAAAGAATGCGGTCACATATGGCAAGACAGCGTCTTCAATCGCCAATCGTAGCGAGCCATGTCAGGACAAACCCTGCGATGAATGCCAGTAGAGCCATTAACACCATCATGGTATCAATGCCGCCCCACCTAATGCTGCAATCTCAGTTGTAACATAGGATGCTATTCTATCAATAGCCTCTTGTATGGTTGCGGGAGCAGCACCAGCCCAAGCACCACCTGAACCAATAGGAGTAAACGGCTCGCTTTCAGACGCACCTGCTAACTGGTAAGCCCCAAGCGCACTCGTAAGAGCAACTGCTGTTCCTCCTACAGTGATATTGTGACCCGATGCAACCGCTACATCAGCGTTAATATCAACGCCACCACCGTCTTTGAATTTCATTATCTCTTGACCATCAGGACTTCCATCTTCGTCACGAATGGATAAATCAGTTCCACCATTGGTCATTTGAATACGCCATTGTAACGAAGGAGTAGTAGCCATATCATCGTAGAACAACATAGCGGCATCGTAAGAGGAGTTCGCACGACCAAAACGCAAGTTAGCGTGTGAACCTGTGCTTGCTACTCTTGCAATCGTAGTTGCTGCTTTTTTGACATCTAAATCTACATCAGGAGTAGATGTGCCGATACCAACTTTCCCAGTCTCGTCAATAATCATTCTCTCAGAGCCAGCGGTATCGAAGCGTATTTTGTCTTCATCAGAAGATGCTTCAACATCTATTTTCGTATCTGAATCAGCATCGGCTATGTTTGTGCCACCACCACCGCCACCACCCAATGCCGCTATAGAAGTAGCAGTGACCGTCTTGATATTGTTGCTATCATCTGTGTCTTGTATCAACACTTTGTCGTTGGCGGCGACTGTCGCTGCTGTGTAAGTGTGACCAGCAATAGCAGCATTGACGTTTGTTGCATCAGTAACATCGGCTGAAGTCTCAATGCCTGTGAGTTTCGTGCGCTCACTTGAGGTTATGATAGCGCCCGAACCTACGTTGCTCACATCACTTAGGTCAGTTACACTACTGGTAGAAAGAATCACTTCACCGTCAGTTCCAGCATCGTTTGTGAAGTAGAGTTCGTTTGGTGTAGAGTTTTTGACCCATAGTAGACCCTTACCAGCGGCTGTAGTATGCCCTGTAGCGGCGACATTGGCCTTCTCATCAATAACCAACCCAGTAGGGTCAATCAGTCCTGTAACAGTCAATTTACCATTGACAGTGAGTGTAGACGAGCCAGCAGTCCAAAACAACTTAGCATCGCTGTTGTGATTACCAGCACCGTCAGAGAACTGAATCAAGCCGACAGCACCGCTTGCGTTACTGACTGTTGTGGCACTCACCATGATTCGCTTCCAAGCAGTTCCGTTGTATACAAATAAAGCAGCATCGCCAGCAGTCAAAGCGGCGTTTAACCCACTGCTATCAAAAGTTACAGCGCTACCACTCGGCACACTGACAATAACTGTATGACCGGGTGGGAACGTCCCTGCTGGATTAAGATTGATTGCACCACCTGCGTTGCATTCAAACACCTGAGCCTCGTCAAAATCAAAGGTTACTGTTCCTGACGACGCTGTAATTGTCTTGATACGATTTGGGCCAAGCAAATGTGTGTGACGGTTTGACCCATCCTTAGCACTGAAGTAGAGGTTTGGTAGGTTGTCATCCTCGTTATACGACAGCCATAGCACACCGTTAGCACCAAAGTCTCCGTGTTCACCACTACCATGTATTTGCTCCAAAGCAGTATGCCCGTTCAAGTGGTCTGTCGAGCCTACCGCACCCGTAGTTACGGGAGACAAATAGAATGGTGAAGGTCGAACAAAGACTCGCTTGTCGTTGAGTTCAGACAGTGTGAGTTTGAGGTCGTTTGCAACAGCGGCGCTACCGTTGAACGTAGCCCTGATGGTAGCCAAAACCACAGTTTGCTTATTTGAAGCAGCACTAACACCAGTCATCTTCAAGTAAGCATCTGCTACTGAGCCTGATATGTCTGAGTAAGCACCAGCGGCGGTTGTAACAGGCGTGGTTTGAACAAACTTCGCACCCAAAGAAGTGGCTACAATGACAAACAGACACTCCTTCCCTGATGTCAATGCAGTAGTGGTCGTCCCAGCGAGTAAATCACCTGTCGATGTCAAATTCAGTGTAACGTCACCACCTGAGCCGTTGTCAATGGTGTAAGGCACACCATCGAGAATAACACTGCAAGCCTTGACAACGACTTGATGAGCCACAGAACTCGATACAGCACCGGGTAGACTTGCTGGTGTGTTTCTGTGGCTACTACCAAAGGCTGTATCATGTGCATTGAGCACACCGTTGCCGTGTAGTCCTTCGTAGATGTTCGTTAGCGACGGAGATAGGATGTGGTCACCGTCTCGTAGTCCGTCGTTTGTCCCTGCTGTGTGTCCTGATATTGGATTGTCTGCCATTATTTCACCTCAATGAGTATCTGTATTCGTATCTCGTTTGATGTTGTTTTCGTAAACGATGCTATAGTGTGCCTCGCTATTGGAATAGTATTGAGTGCGCCTCTGAATTGGATAAAGACTTCTTTGAGTGACTCGTTGAAGGAATGCGATGCGTCTAAGAATCCCTCGACCAGTAGTGAAGAATCGCTTACGATACGCACTGTAGGATTGACAACCTTAGCGGGTCTACCAGCAGCGCCATCGCTTTTCGTAGCAGGGTTACCGTCGAAACCAATGACCATCTCATTGATGTTATCAGCAATCGTCTCAATTAACAACCGTCTTACATGATTTGATACTGGCATTCACTCACCTCTTTCTGTAAATCTTGCAGTTTTGCTACCGCCTATGACTTCTTTATCACCGCTTCTACCTACGACACCTCTACCCATACCTCGTCCTATGATGAAACCATCGCCTGAAACACCGTGTCCAACAACTTCTGTTATGACAACTGAGACAATCTCAATGTCACCAAACAGAGCCATGTTCTTCTCAAGAACCTGTTCAATAGTATCGTCTTGCTCACCAGTGTTCTTTGTGCCTTCAAGAATGCCTTGCAGCACACCTTCGATGCCACCTTCTACGCTCAAGAATACAAGGTCAGCGATGTTCTGAGATAATCTGTGTCTTACCTCGACCAAGATTTTTCTTTGTCCGTCATACTCGATAATCATACCCGGCCTCAAATCCCAACTGTTAGGGTGACCAGCGCTTGTGAGATTACCAAGCATAACCGCATTGGCCTTCAATATGTTACGACCAATCTCTCTTGCTTGCTCGTTGCTTCGCACAGTAAAGTCACCGACAACCTGTGGTTCTTCTAACACTTCACCAGCCCGACCTGACTGCTTCTCTGAGTTGTTTACCTCAGCAAAGGCAGTATCATTTACAGCCGTTGGTAGACCCTCTACGATGACCCTGTTCGATATGTTCTCAATTGGGTTATTGACAGCAGGGCCAGTGCGAGCGTTGTGGTCGATAAATCGACTCTTCTCTTCAAACTGGAACGGAACGTAAAGCAAGTTACCAAACCTGTCAAAGTGGATGACTCGACCATCATGGCGACTAATGAACCGTAGAGCATCAACAAGCGTGATACCGTGAAAGTCTACGCCGACGAAACTGTTGCTGTGTAGCCTTCTATCGACTTGGGAGTTGCTCGGACTCAATGGTAGTGCGATGTTCACGGACGTAAGAGAATCAGCGATGTCTCTACTAATGCGTATAGCCAAGTCTGTTGTTCTTAAGCCAGCATCAATTGGTTGTCCAAAGTGTGCTTGCCTCTGAGAAAAGCCAACGTCATCGAGTGTCTTACCCTTCATGTTTCTTAGAGCGAATGTAGTTCCTGTTCCGCTATTGAGAACTGATGATGTTCGCAGTCGCTCACTTTCAGCACCTTTACCATAAAGCAACACTGGTTTGTTTTTATCACTGTCACTGGTAATGCTTGAACCCAAGTAGACCACAGAACCTTCGTAGTTTCGCCCATGCGTGCCTGTGTGCTTTAGGATAACAGAATCCTGTAGTTCTGTCATGGTGTAAGTATGTGGTGTAGAGACAGCATAGGTGGTGGTTTTGCGTTGTCTCACCGTGACCTTCTTCTCCAAGTTCTTCTGTGGCGTATACTCACCAAGATGAAGGGCGTTGTCCACGAACTTTGGTTTACGCACTGCTTTCATCACAACATCCGTGTCGGCTGTTGCTCGTTTGTCTTTGAGTAAACCCATCATGCATCACCACTGTGGTCTGATGTATTGAACGATACATCCTCTTTATGTCCCTTGCTGTGCAACGATTGACTGAATCTTGGTTTGACGGTGTAATCTTTACTCTCACCAGTTCTTCTTGGAGCATCGCTCTTGAAGTGCTGTAGTGTGTTTTCACTGATAATGAGTCGAGTAACAGTGCTCTTCAGTGTTGTCTTGTCAAAGCCAGTAACCTCTGTTCCCGGTAACTTTGGCCCTTTCGATACTGGCACAGTGTCACTACTGCTCTCAACGAGATACACTGGTTGGTATGGCGCTGATGTGTCAGGGTTGGTAGCACGCATGTATGACCCACTGCTTGCTCTACCGTTTGGAGTCGAGTAGGTAAACAGCCCATACTTACCACCAGCAGTGGCTGTAAACGCAGTGCTACCGTTTTGCTTACTACCGCTATGCAAAGCCAATGCTGGTCTAAATACAGCGATATGCTGGTTGTCAAGGAGTCGTATAGGTCGTAGCATAAACTGCACTGCATCGTCAGTCATGTTTGTCTGACTGGCTACAGAACTCGTTGTTTGGTATGGGTTGCTTGTCTTTGTGCCACTCATGCCACTTCGTCCCCAGCCTGTATCATCGAATGGGCTGGCGAAACTGCGAGCCTCCAAGATGTAAGTTCCACCCATAGGCTTGAAGTTGCTTGTGTGGCTGAATCGCATCACACCACCATGAGGCTGAGCAGCGAAGGACAAGGATGTCAGGTCGTAGTCACCAAGCGTCTGAGAACCTGACTGCATACCACCATGCAACACAACTCTCTGACCTACACCTCTGTTGGTGTGTAGGCTGTGTGCTTCTGAGTTGATGGCTACCATGTTGGCGTTGCTACCAGTCAAGGATTCTATGGTGTCTCCGTCAATACCAATTCGTGGTGAAGAGCGAGAAACAGCATCCTTGTGAACCGATGTTCCGCTGATGGATTCTACCTTGTCGCTAACCGTCGCTTCAGGTTTAAGCAAACCATCTTCATCAACTTCCAATCGAGCGCTGATACCTCTGACGATTTCACTTGGTTGCAGTGCGTCGTTTCTTGGCCGAATCAAACCTTGACCGAATGTAGGCTCAGCAGTGTTGCTTGATAACACCACACCTGAGTTTTGGTATACTGCGCTGAGTTCAACCAATCTGTCTTCATTGAACTGTGTTGGGAATCGCACACCACGTCCGTTACCCATGTCTCCTACTCGTAGCGCATTGGTAGGAGCAAACACATCGACCAACGTGGTATCTGTGTTATTGTTACCAGTGTTCTTTCTACCACCAAAGCGAGGTATTGTAGCCGTTGGAGATGACAGCACGTTGCCGTTGCTGAAATCAACGATACCCTTCAGATTGAAGATAGGCTTGCCATTGTTCCAAACTCGCTCAAACGGCGTGCGGTTGTTGGTTCTGTCATACTCGTATGCGTCTCCAGCATCCCAAGACGGATTGATACCAAAACTACGCACTGGGAAGCGACGGACATCCTCACCACGAGTGTTACCCCACCAGTCAATGAGATAATACGATACAGCATCTTTGTAATACAACAATCCCATACCAGCAGAATCACCCCACCAATCTCGTATGACTGTGCTGGAGTTTCGCAAAGTGCGTAGAGCACAACCAAATCCTCTTGTCATTCGTCGTCCATCGCTGTAGCGCACTTGCCATTCGTATTTGTCAGCATTCAACATACCAGCAGCCGTTGTGCTACGCTCAAGAATACCAACATAGGTAGTTGGTAGGTCAGTGTTGCTTTGTGTGCTGTCTCCACCAGCGTAAAGCCACCCGTTACTTGATATACTCTCATACTCAATTAGTGGCCCTGCTTTGTAGCCAACAGCAAGATTGCTTGCACCTGAGTGAGTGGCTTGCTCTTGGAATGCTCGCATACCATAGTGACCCCACTGAGGTCTGTTCCAAGCCTGTCGTAGTCCAAAGCGGTAACCAAATGGATATGTGCGTAGAGCGCTGAGTGAGCCAGTGCTTACACCGTTAGCAACTGCATAACTACCGTCATCGTCATCGTCTTCCCAATGAATCCCACCATTGTGTGCGTAACTTTGCGGTAAGTGCCACGCCGCAGCGGCAGCAGCATAGCCATCTAATCGGCTAACGAGTGGGCCACCACGACTACCACACGGCCAGTAGTTTGAAAGCATAAACGTGCCACTTTGAGATGATAAACCACTGATAGCATTGATGCCTGAGCCACTCAAGACTTCGCCATCACCGTCAAGATAAACCTTATCGCCCGACACAAGATTGCTCTCAAATATCTTGGTGTAGAGCGTAATGTCAGCACCGCTTGTGCCGTTTACTCTACCAAGAACTCGACCCTTAGCGAACAAAACATCTCCGTTACTTACGCCAGTAACCGTATCGGTCATTGTAATAACGGAGACAGTTGTAGTTGCAACCGAACTGACAGTTCCAGTAAGTGGCTTAGGAGGCACTGGTGTTTTCATTCGTAACGTAAGTGGGCCATGACTCGCTGCGTAATTGACATCTTGATAGTGGATTGTCTCAAAGTGCTGTGGCATACTGTTGTATGCGGCGTTATTGACGGCTCTGTCTGAGGTATGATTGACACCGTTTGTAATCCAAGTCCGACTGGCATCTGAATAGAATGTGTGAGGCCGACCCAAGTTAGGACTCCAAGCACACAGATATGCGTCGGTTAGGAAAAGACTGTTTGTATCTCTTGTTCCTGTAAGCAACTGACCGAGATTCTTGGTCAATACGCTTTCGCTGTCGTTGTTGAAAATGTCGTTTACAGACTTTGTAGAATACGGTTTACTCAACGTCAGTTTTGTGCCATCGGCTATGGTAATCCCTGTTGGTAAATGGAACACATCAGGCTCGTTCATCGTCGCTGAACTATGACTCAGACCTTGCCGAGTTGTGTAACTAAACGATACAGTTTTGCCCGTAGAAGGGTCAATGTATTGCAGTTTTTGTCCGTAATACGGTTTTTCAGGGAAGAGCGAAGCGTCATCAACTTGTATGGCAGTCGCTGAAGAATGTGCTCCGACGACTTTACATGTAGGAGCGAGGCTTACGTTCTCCATAATCTTGGAGTAGATGTCAGGATAGATGCTTGGGTAACCAGCCAATGTCAATTGGGCAGCGACTGCGCCGTAACTCGCTCGACAGAATTGGTAGTAGTTGTCAATACGATACAGAGCAAGATGTCTGAAACCAACAGCCGATGCGTCAGACGGAGTGCCTTGATGCATGATACTCCACCACGGTATGTTCGTGGTAAAGCCCGGTGTAGCGTCTTTGAACTCTATCTCAGGAGTTGTTGGGTGATACGGATGACCTCGCCGTGTAAACGAAGGACTCTCCGACCCTTGAACTCCCAATGGGTTATAAAGCAACATCGGTGGGATGTTAGCCAACTGACTACCGTGGTCAGGGTCGTGGTCAAGGATGACCTCGTTCAAGAATATCTCACAGCCTCTTACGTCAGCCAGTGTAGCCTCAGCAAGAATAAGCGTAACACCGCCGATGTTGGCAGAGTTTGTCAGACTTGAGTGTCGCTCTTCGTCGTATTTGATACCGATAACAAGATTGACTTGCTGACTGGTAAGACCTGATAGTTCTGTGCCAGCAGTTGGTAAACCTGTAGCATCAGCATTGTTGCGATGGAATCCAGTGACTTGTTGTGAGCGTAGGTTTGGCTGAATGACGATTTGATATGCACCAACTTCAGCAGGGTCAGGGAAGTGATTAGCCTGAGTATAGTTACCACCAGCCTCAAGGACAATTGAGTGTCCACCAGCCTTGTTCATGTCACCAGCAGTGCCTTTTGATGCGAGTATACCGTAGCCGTCATACTTGATTTTCGTCTCAAACATCAGCGTAAATGCACCACCGTGAATGTCGCTTGGGCCTGACGGATTGGCTGTGAGCGAACCTACTCTGAGCGCTGGGTTGAGTGGGAATATCCTGTCTGTAACTGCGGTAGGAATAGAGGTCTGATTGTTCGTTGTGCCGTCTACCTCGACCAAGTTGTCAGCCAGTGTCGTATAATCTTCGTCAGGTAGTGACGCTAATTTGTCGCTGTTCGCTTTCTCGTATAGTCCTTGATAGGCTGGGTGCGCCCAGTGACCGGGCATCATTGGCATCGTTGCATTGACGAAGTGATGACCCATACGAGGAATAGGCATTGGAGTAAGTTGTGGCTTACTGTATCGTGAGTGTATAGTTGTTTGAGCATCGCCGTCAAAGTAGAGAGTGTGAGCCATGTCAGGGCTGTTACCGCTTACCTCAGCATGGTCACGCAGTCGGCGTGCAGCGAATATACGAGCACTACCAGCAGGGACATAGTATGACGGTGTGATAGTCAATGCACCAACAGCAAAATTATCAGCCATAAATTGAGTAAAGTCAATATCACCAACAAGGTCGTTAAACACATCTGAACTTATTGATTTATACGAAGCAATAACACTCTCACCTGCTGCGTTGCTAATTCGTATGAATCGTCGGTTATCGGCTACTTCTTGTGTTCCAAAGCCAGTAGAGAATATGTTTTCGTTGATAGCAGCACTCGCTGTAATTGAGGTTGAAGTGTAGGAATCTACGGTAAGGGCTTGATTAACCACACCAGCGGTGTGAGTGTAGGTCGTCGGGAACTTTTCAGTGTGGCTGTGACCCATCTTTGTAATGTGGAAGTATAGTGCTCTGTCCTGTTGCTCGTAGGAACTGCGTAGTGTATTGTTACCAGTCGCTGCTACCCAGCCGTCACGAGTAGACTCAGGGAAGTTCTCATCTTGTGAGATGTGCTCCCATCCTACTTCGTTCATGGTTGGCCCTTTTCTTGGAGATTTGACCACGTTGTCAAACAGATGACCAATATGACTTGCACCCAAGTCAGGGTGAATCATACCACCGTCACCGAATGTTTCTGTTTGGTATGCCTGTATTGGGTCGAAACCACTGCGAACAAGGATGTTACCGGGAATGGATTCAGGGTCAGGTAATTGAATCTCAAAGTTTGGAGGTATACCACTGTTTGCAGGGACTGGTTGTAGACCGCTTGCCAATCTTGTCGATGCAGGTTTATACGCTCTGATGACAATACCCAACGGTGAACCACCCTCAAGCGTATGCACCTGTCCTGTGTCGTCTACAACAGTGATGTCCTCAAACTGTATCTCTTCGTTTGGTATCTCAAGCACACCACCAAGAGCAATAGGATGTTCCTTTGCTAACGTAGGGTGGGCTATCTCTTGTGCTTGTAGAACTGGCATCATAGCCGAGTTTGTTGTCTCAAAAGAGAATCGAATGTTACCATACAACTTCTCGCCCATTGTGTGAGCGTTGCCACCTACTACACGAGTAATCCACGGCACTGCACCTAAGCCACGAGCATTGGAGGCTGGCATGGTGACTGTTCCACCGTCCATTCGCTTCCATACAATATGCTCTGTGCTGAAGTTCTTGTGAGGGCTACGCTTCAATACATCGTAAGCATTGACATCACCAGCCCAAAAGATACCTGATTGAACATCATGAGAAGTTGATACCATATTATTCGATGGAGTGTTGGTTGATGTGATAAAATCAGTAGCAAGGTTACGCTCACCGATGTTTAATTCGTGATTTACAATTCCTACGTTTTTGTCAATATCGAAGAACAAATCACCAGTTTCAGCACGACATGGCTCGGCATTTGACAACGAAGAGTCAGCGGAAAGAGAAGGGTGTAAGTAAACTTGAGCATTGAATGGAGCGCCGTCTAAGACAGTGCTCGTGGTGTAATCGCTAATGGTAGGAGGTGCTGTGTTGTCAGCAATCAAAGCCTCTACGTTTGGCCCAGCGTTAGCGGGTGCTACAAAGCGGTCACTGTGGTGAAATCGCTCGTCCCATTGGGTTGTGCCTCCAGCCAGCAAGTAGTCGCCTGTAGAGGTATGGTTGTCTCTGTCTTTCCTTGCCACCAAACTCAACTCACCTTCGTGGGCTACAACGAGCAAAGCACGAGAGTAAGTGCCTTGAGCGTGAATCAACTCTTTCTGTATCTCAGGCATATCTCGCATAACTGGTGGGTTGTTGAACTGAGCGCCATCAGTCCAGCCCATAATGTATGTGCCAAATCCTACTGTATCATCAGTGCTGTAAGATACAGAGTCAGCCTCGGTATCGCCGTCACTTGGGAAGTTGCTGAGACTACCACCCGGTATGTCTGTCGGTGGCATACTTTCGGGAGAGTTAGGTAGAGGGGTTGTGTGAGGTAGATGACCAAGCATGTTGGCGCAAGACGAAGAGCCACCGTATGGTGAAAACCCAAGCATAGAATGCCAAGCACCAAGACCAGCCGAGAAACCACCGTCTACTGACAATGTGTTGAGGTAAGAGTATCGTTCACCATGCCACCCTACTGCTCCGACTGGCTTTGTTCTGTCTATTGCATCAGCGATACCACTGAAATGTGGTGCTCCGATACCGTAGTTTGAGAAACGACTACCTGCTGAGTTATCCACTCCGATGGTTGCGCTCTTTGACCATATCCATATTTTTGTCCCAACAGAAGGCGCAGGGTGTGGTAATGTTACTCCACTTACGTTTGAGCCGCCACCACTGTTGAACGCTACTGAAGTATTTGCGTAGATACGCCAAGCCTCTCCGTCTTCAAAGGCTTTCAAACCTGTAACCTTATTGTGTGACAAAAAGAATCGACAACGCAACGGGCTATCTACAGCGCTTCCGTCTCTGTAAAACGCACGACTATGATAAGAAGCCCACGCCGATGACTTGACTGAACTACTTACAGACGCTCCATAGTCATGATTGGCTTCTGTTCGCAACCAACCTGATGCTGGCACACGATTTGCAACTGACTCTTCGTTTCCTGTTGCAGCACCAGTAATCTCAACGTCGATAAAGCAATCACCGTTCTTAAGACTCGCACCACCTGTTGCTGTGTTACCGAGTGTATTGCGGGTGAATGTAATTGTGACACCAGTGTTTGTAGCATTCGGGGCTGGGTTTATTGTGACAGTGTTTGCTGTTGAGTTAAAGGAAGCAACTACACTGTTGGCTTGAATACCAGTTCCGCTTACAGATTGACCCGCTTGTATCAAAGCAGGGAACGTCCCAGTGACTGCTATAGCAGCAACACCACTGGTGACGTTTGCAGTAAACGTGCTGGTTGCTGTGCCGCTTCTGACCATAGGTGCGACACTTACTGTGTTGTTTGAATAACCATAATCAGTAACATCGCTATTCGCTGTAACTCCGCCTACTGTTCCGTTTCCGTAAACGCCGCTTGGTATTGCTTTTGAAATACTTTCTATCCATCCATATCGGTCTTGGCGAGTAGCGTTACCCATTGATGGCATAAACGTCCCACCAATAGCCTTGAGAGCACCTTTACCGGGAAACGTATTGATAGCAGCACCCAGCACACAAGCCAACTCTTCTCCGTTCTGACAACGTGTAGCATCTACTACGATGTATTCGTGGTCTACGTCGCTTGCTGTCAATGTATCAGTGCTAAAGCCGGGAGAGCCTGAGTTGTCGTTTGAATGTAGCATCTTCGTTGCCAGCACACCAGCGACTCTGAATGCAGTCTTGTTGATACGACTAACATTTGTGTTCAAACTAATTCTTGTTGCAGCGCCCTGTAGTGGTGGATTCATAGTGATTTGATTATCCATCCAAGAACCACCGGGATGGTTACCGTTGTCCATATGCCAGCACAAGTCAGCGTTTTTGACCATACCTCCAGCGTAAAACATAGCGTGTCTACTGGGTTGAGCAACAGCATATGCTTTCGCTACGTCATCTGTAAAGTTAGAAGCAGTGCTGTAGTGGTCAAAGGCGTTAGCGGTAAACGAGTTACCGTAGTTTCTACCATTCTCAGGTCGCTCTCGCAAAAACACAGTATCGGGTATACCGAGAGGCGACTCCCAGTTTAGCACTTGTCGGTAATGGAATCGGTGCTTAGCCAACTGTGTTGCTGCACGCTCAGGCATGTATTCTCCAGTAGAATTTTGAATGTGATTTGGTAAAAAGGCACGACCACCAGCCCCACTTGACATATTCGGAACTTTTGACCAAGCGTTACCAGTGCTCACAGCCTCGCCGGGGTGTGGCTCAAACGCATTGTCGGGACTTGCTTTTTCTTGACAGAGAGGGAATGCTTGACCCGGCCCAAAAATGATGTATGTTGTCTTGTTGTCTACACTGTCACGATGGTCGTTGTATCGTGCGGTTGGGTGTGCAAAGCGCAACACCATAGGAGACGGCACTTGCATGTGAACCCCAGCGGTATATGGAGCAGCATTGGGGTGTATGTTACTCACACTTTGAGCACCTCTCTTGATGTCAGGAGACAAAATGTTGTCCTTGTTGTAAACTGGTGGATTGATACTACCACGATGTTGCTTTAACAAAGCAGTTGCTGGGAAGAAAGCCATGATAGCGTTACAGTCAAGTGTAGAGAATGAAGAAAGAATTTCATTGGCATTTTGAATACCAGCAGAGCCTGTTGGCCCATTAGCATACGGATGTGTGTTGTGCTCTGAGTAATCGTTCTGTGTCCCGTCATTGATGTCTACCACAGCGCCGCTGAAACCACCACCAAAGAACAGAGGAACGTAATTGTCAGGGCCATCACGAGCGCCAGTAAAGTGAATGATTGGTAAAGAATGCACGCTACCAAGAGAGCGCTTACCAGCAAACAAATACGCCCTTAAATCAGCGTATTTTTGGACAACAAGTGTCCCGCTTGGGTTTGATGAAGGCCAGTCTCCGCTTCTCAAATTAGAATCAAGTAATTGGCTAAACGTTTTCTCAGAAACATATCCACCACTATTTACATTCTGACTTTCTGTGACTGCTGTATGTGTGCCATAACTGATAGGAGTCTTTGTGCCAAAAGAATCTACTCTTGCGTAGTCTTGTGTTTGCCCTTGTTCAACGTGATTAACCGATGCTTCGTAACCAGCGGGTTTAGCGAAGTGCCACATTTCATTATCGCCGTGTAAAGCCATCATAGATGCAGAATGAACATTGGTCATCTTTAGTGTTGGATTGTCGAGATTTGGTAGAATCAAATCTCCGCTTGATTCAATAAAGTTTTCACCAATCAAATTCTTTCGCCATGTGCTGGTATTGATAGGATTGTTTTGCGAGTCTACGATATTTGGCGTAGCAGTATTTGCATTATGTCCTCTACCCTTTGTTGTAATCTGTATAATCGTTGAAGGGATATAACCACAGTTCAGGCTTCGTCCTTTAGCAATCAAGCCATCGCCTACTGGTCGTGTCGCATCACCTGTTACAGTAACTCCGTCGTTGTTAATCTTCAGGCTCTCGACTTCACCATACTCAATGTGGCTGGCTCTGATACCAACGTCTTGTGAAAGACTCGCTGTAAAGAAGTCCGATATAGGCTCAATGTTGCCTTTTGTATTGTAGGCTTTGATTTTGATTGACTCATCTGTAATACCCCATTCACCGAAAGTGCGACCATCAGCGGCATACATGTTGGTGCAATCAAAAGTCGTTTCTTCATTGGGGTCTGTTAGGTTGATGGCGGCAGCAGTTACGGCTGCCATTAGTTCGTCTGTGACAAGCGTAGTCCAGTTAGCAACTGGTGTTATCAAAGCAGAGATACCGTCTGTTTCTTCACCAACAACAAAGTCACCAAGAGTGAGCGTGGGAGCAGTGTTGCTGTGAGTGTGAATTTTGTGTCGTGAGATGTATGTGTCTCCAGTTACACCGTGGAATACATGTGTTCCTGTTTTGTCGTTTCTTGTGCGGTGAGTGTAGGCAAACATGTTACCCCAGTTACCAGTAAGGGATGCATCGTTGTAAGGGTCTGATAAGTGAATGACACCGTTTTCAGCAGGGAATCCCATGTAACCCAATACATCATGATGAGGGCAGTCATCGTATGGAGCATAGAGTGTAACTGTAATTGTTTTATCCGTTGTATTGTAAACAACGTCTGTGTTGTAAGAAGCATTTGGAGCAGGTGCTCCTCGCCATAGGTTGCCTCGCCAGTTTGCAAGACCAGCGTTAGAAGGCGTGGCTGGGAATCGCCCTGTTGGGTCGCTTATACCATGCATGTGCTTACCAATCGTGAAACCACCTTGCGAGCAATCTTTGTGATTGAAGTAAACTACAATTTCATTCTCCAACGTCTTTGGTAGAAGCGTGTTGTCTAAGGCAAATTTCTCTCCCATGTTCTTGTAGATGTAACGTATACCATGCTCTACCCCTCTGTGGTCTTGCAATCGTAGACCGTAGATAGGAGAATCGCCTATACTATCAGGGAATACCTGAGCAGTAGGAACGTGACCAGTATAGGTGGTAGCGGGTTCTGTGTCCACCACCTTTGTGAGTTTACCATAGTCGTTAGCAAATCGCTCATCGCCCTTTCTACCAAAGCCCCACTTACCAGCGTCAGGTGCGAAGCCGGGGACACCAGCAGAGACAAGACCACCGAAGTTTATTCGTGCCACAGCGTTTGTTCCGACACGCAAACCCTCTGTGAATGATGTGTTGAATCCCTCAATTTCAAGTGATTCAGTGTTGAGCGTATTGTGGTTTTGTCCACTACCGCTGTGCGCTGATACTGCACGCAGTCTTGGTGTCGTCGTCTCGTCATGGTTGTTGGAGAACTCACCTTTTGGAACGACGGCTTGCATGGACTCATCGGGTTGAGTATACTGTCTCAAAGAAGTAATCGGAGCAAACGGTCTTCCATGTTTATTAAGCGGCATTGGCGCTGGGTGCATGTTTTCTCCACTCAGTTCATCAGGCATACACCAAAATGTTCTGAAACGACCACCATGACCAATCATAAATTCAGGCTTGTAAGGAACTTGCCCTTTGCTGTTGTCGAGCCATACAGCAAAGTTACGCCCAGTAGCACCGGGAACTGTGCTGTGAATGATGATTGAGAATCCTTCTTCGTTACCGTCCACGTCTCTAACGACACGACCAAGATGAGCACGAATGTAACCCATGTGTGTTCCCTTATCGTGCGACTCAAACGCCTTGTCCTCATCCCACCATACAACAGGGTCGTGAGTAGAACCAGTTGTAGCAAAATCAGCCTCACCAACAACTTTCACAGGGTATTGTTTGTTTGTGTTGTTGCTGTGTGTGCGCCCTTTCTTTGCAGCGGCTTGATTTATCATACGCACAACTTCGGTAGCCGCCGCTTCGACGCTGGTGATACCATCTCTAACTGCGACTTCGCCCAAGTCAATAGTCATCCTTCTTGTGAAATCCATCTGAGTCCATTGAGGTAGATGCTGTAGTCTTGTCTCAGTAGTCATGTTGGATAGGTCAAGAGCCTCTGAGCGAATGCCCTTGAGAGCAAGGAAGGCTGGGATGACACGAGTGCCGTCAGGTGTATCGAACAGCGTAGATGTTTCTTCGTTTCTTCTGTTCATAAACAGGGTAAAACTACCATCTTCGTTACCGCTTACATTCGCTGTGCCTGTTGGAAGAATGTAGAGGCTTCGGTCACCGATGAAAATGGTGTCACCTTCTTCGTAGAGACTGTCACCATGTCGATTTACAGTAGCGGTAACAACTGCGTTGCTTGCGATAGTGACATCAACGGTCATGCCACTGCCTTGACCATCTGTGGTTGTTTTTACATTGTAGAACGTGCCGTTGTTATATCCGCTACCACCAGCCTTTAGCGTCAAAGTTTTGCCTTTTGAAATACGATGTTGCATTAAAGCCTTAATCAAAACGTCGTTGGATGAAAACAACTTTCTCGTTTTGTTATGTTCTTTGTTAGCATGGTATGGTATAGCAACCGCATTGTTGGTGCGAGATGTAATGCTATCACCCAGCGTGCGTTTCTTAGCCAGTGGGCCACCAGTATGGTAACCAGTGTGTATGAAGTGACCATGTGCTTTACCATAGAGAGCAGCCTGAGTCATAGAAGTTAGAGCATTGACGATGCCTGAAGTGGTTGTAAAGACCTTGAAAACTGCGTCATTGTTTCCACCTGTAATTCTGACTCGCCTTTCTTGTCCACTTCTTGAGTTGCTGTAACCACTTCCACCGTTTCTGACTACAATGTTGGTAATTTGTCCAGCAGACGCTGTAATGTCTACCGTTAGCCCTGTTCCACCAGCATTGATGTCAGTCGTAGACAAGTTATTGGCTGTTGAATAACCAGTTCCGTTTTGTCGGTGAAGCAAATTTGTTCCTAAAGACTCAAGCCTTGTGACAACCCCTGAAACTGGGCTTAACATCGCATCTGAGATGTTGTTGCCGATGTTGTGAGCGTATGCACTCTCCATGAAGTTGGATTGTTGATACGCTCTGATGTATTTGTTTTGAGAAGAATAGCCGTTAGCGACATCTATTTGCGTGATAAATGGGTTCTGAGCACCGCCGTTGTATTTGATAGCGTAGTTGCTCAAGTCAATTTCATCTGTCCCATCGGCCACGTTGATTGACGATGACAGCCTCTCAAAGCCCAACTCAGCAGCCTTTGGTGAAGTTTGGACTTGCATATGTATGTCTTGGAAAGCGATGAACTCACGGTCATGCGCTACGTCATACAACAACACACGAGCGTGGCCTTCTGTAGCAAGATACGGGTCAAGGTAAGCCACAGTCGGTGGATTGCTCATACCCAGTTCATCGTAGTTCAACTCAATGGTTTTATTGACGTGCTGAACAAAGTTACGAGCCGTTTCGATACAACTATCACCAATCAAGAAGTTTTCAAGAGGGATTGAATCACGAGGCTCTGTAGCCATAAGCCCTTGACCACCATTGAATCCCTTCCAAACAAGCGCTTCGTTAAGCACACCACGACTCTTAGCAAACATACCCTGAACAGCGTGAGGGTTGTTGTAGGTCATGTTCATCCATACAGTATCACCACGACGCAAACCACCTTGAGCGTAAGGGAACAACCACGTTCTGTTTAGACAAGCCTCTTCGTCATTCTTCATCATCGAATGACATCCAGTTCGGAGGTATACTTTTTCCGTAGAAGGCGAAGCCGCTGCTTGAGTAATCATATTGTTGAGACTGGTCTTGTTGGCAGCAGGGACTGCTGTTTTGAGGTAAATTTTCGTATTGACGGCTGGAATTGTTACTGGATTACCTCTGATTGCCCCTTCAACGATGTATTCAACTTGACCCAACAATGTCACAGTAGTAGGACTTCCGCTAATTTCATGTTCGGCATAAATCCAATCGTTAGGTTTGACATTCAAATAGAGTGTATTGGCTTGTAGAAGTTGAGATTTTGTCTGACTCTCAAGAGTCAGTTCCTTATCACTCCCGCTAATGCCCGCTATCTCCCACGGCGATGAATAGAATGCGGCTCTACCAGTATGCGACTTGTTTACTGTGTTGTCCAACTTTGTGTTGTATTTGTCGCTTGAGAAGAAAACATCGTAGCCGTATTTTGTCAGCGTGGCTGTCTCACCTTTCAGTGTGTCGTTCTTGAGATAAGAAGGAACTGTGTTGTTCTCTTTGGTCATCACTATGATGCTGGACAGTGTATCAAGAGAGTCAGTAGGTGTTAGACCACCACTAACCAACGTGCTCTTGTTTTTGTTCCCTTCTCCAAAGTAGACAAATATGTTTGAGTCAATCTCCAAACTGTAGTGTGCTTGTCCCATCTCCCACTCATAATCAGCGTTGATACTGTTCGGTTGCCTTTCGACAGATGGGAACTTGTCTACATCTTCCTGACTCATAATGAGATGAGCAAAACCAGTATACACCGAGCCATTCATGATTGGCTCTACACTCAAGACAGTTCCTGTTGCACGACCACTTTGCACTCTTGCGGCGTGAGGATTTGATAGCGGCCCTGCCTTAAACTCGACAGCGCTTACATACTGACGCAAACCGTAGTCGATGTTACCGCCTTGCGTCTTGACACTGGCTGCGTCGTAGTAGTATTCGCTTCTGTTCTCAAAGTCAGCAGCGGCGTTGAGCGCATCACCCTTGAGTGGCACTAAGACCTCAGAGTCGTATGCATTCCCCATGAGAAGAGGCGTGCCTATGGTGAGTTGAGAGACAAAGCCTTTCGATACATAGGATTCTTCTTTTGTAATTTCTATGTAACCATCTGTTATTGGGTCATTGGAGTAGATAGCCCACTCTCCTGAAGGAAGGAAGACTCTACGGAACAGCAAGACGTTATCGACGTTGTAGTGATTGGTGTTGGTCGTTGTTACATCACCTGCTGGGAACATGGCTGGATTACTAACATAGATTCGATAATTGGTTGAGTTCGTCTCAAAGTTCGTGATGTTCGACTGATTGTTCCTCTCGTTAGCGAGAATACTCTTTGCATACGCTCCGTATGCGCTTCTGTCTGATGGAGGTAGGTCTTGGTATCTACGCCCTACTGGTGAAGGATTCCATGTGTGTGCGGTCATGGTAGGGTCGATGTGAAGTTTCAACGAGTTGTCAGGGCTTGGGTAACTGTTGTTTTCTCTATCAGCAAAGAACTGACCTCTGAACAAAGGTATCTCAACCAAAGCACGAGTTGAAGCAAATTGAGTCCCAAGTTGATAATCATGTGATATGTTGTCCATTGATTGGAACATTCGGTCATTGACTGTCGTGCCGTCAGACTGTAGGTTTTCAATGAAGAAGTGACCGTCTCCCATGATGATTTCACCAAGAGGAAAATCTTGAGACTGCGTGCCAGTTAGAACATCAGCATCCTTTCGCAAACCGCTACCAACTACCCAGTCTTGGAATGTGGCAACAGCGTTACCGTTGGGTAGTAGGAAACGACGAGTAGATACGTTAGAATCAGTGAACAAGAAACACGCACCAGTCTTGCTTTGATATTCCGCATTTGCTCCGTTTTTCAGGTAAATTCTTCCTACTTTCGGAAACGGATAAGTCCCCCAACTCGCTAAATCGGGGGAGTCGTTGTTAAGAGGAGACACTTCGATAAATTGCGTTCCGTTACTGGTGCTCAAATCGACCCTTACTTTAGTAGCAAGACAAGAGAACCCTCTTCGACTACTGTATGGTAAATGAGCCAGTGTGCTTCTGTCAAACGATGGCTTTGTGTCGTATGCTCCTTGACCTACACCACCCAACGTAACACTCACGACAGGTGCGTTAGGGTCTATCTCTTTGACGACATGAGAGTCAGGGCTGCCTGAGCCTAACTCGTTGATGCTTCGTGTAGCAGCGACATCAGAAAGACCAACGCAGTGAACAAGCGTAGAACGCCCGTTTTCATCTTCTACTTGTTCAATCCCTCGCAACTTTGAGCGACCCATTAAGAACATGACAGTGGCTATGTTGCTGGAGTTAGGTCTGTCTTTTGTGGAATAGACGTATTGCAACTGATTTGTGCGTGTTCTGTCTGAGGGCTGGACAAAGAAACGATGTGTGATACCTACACTACCCTTAACTTCTACATTGTCGATAATGTCGAATATCTCGTGAATAGGAGAGGCTGAAGAGGTCACACCTATGTCAAACTGACCAGCGCTTGGACTGCTGTGAACTGTATGCGGTGTCATACGGTTGAACTCAGAAGACACAGTAAGAGAGCCGCTATCCGCTACTCTTTCAATCAGTATGCGATGGAATACAGAATCATGCTGGGCTTTGGTCGTATGCGATGCTGTCAGATTCTGAGGTGTTGTGTTACCGACAGTTCCCGCTGCTGTAAAATTAGCAGGTGTGCGTCGTTCATCCAACTCAACATCGGCCTCAAAACCCTCGCTGATGTCACCTACCAATGAGTGACTGAAATTGACTGAGCCTAAGTTTCCTTCTTTTGATTTACCAACGTCAATATAGCCACCAGCGGCGTAAAGCGTAGCGTTACCAGCAGCGACATCGGTTGCTATGTCATCATAGACATACACACCGCTGGCAACTTCGTAGTTTGATGCTGGGACTGTTTTTTCAACCATGAGCATCGGTGCTGTCTTACTCATCGAAGCCCCTGTAAAATCAATAGCATTGTAGTGAACCTCAACATACGGCGCAAGCCCACGACTGGCGAGGGTAGGAACTTCCAGTAGGGCTACACGGCTGTCTCTCGATGGGTGTAAGTGAAATTTACGAACATTATCGTCAATGTTGTTTATGTCTTGAGGCACTGGCCCTTTCAAAGCAAACGGTAGTGGGTCAAAGTCATTGTCGGTAGCACTCGCACCCCCCAACGCTATGAGCGTCCTATTTGCTCCGCTTAGTCCGTTGGAGACAATCTCATGAACAGTGCTGTTATTGACAACTCTTAGGATTTCAAACGCTGCTGTGTCTTTGTAGTAATCAACTTGAGAGTTGATAGGAAACATCGAATCAATACCTTTTGAAGCAGCATCGTATGTCAGTGTAAGAATGTCAGAATTACCAGCCTGTTGGTCAAGCGTTTCTTCATTGGCACGAGGCATGAGCCTGAGATACGGATGACCTTCAACGTGATTGAGTGTATGACGACCTGAGTGTCCTATCTGAAAACTCTCATCCAAATCGGTAGGCCAAGCCACTGCAAACGGGTTGTCTGTATCGACAGCAGTTGTAGACATACGGCTGGAATATACCATAGCGTGTTGCTCGTATAGCCCTTCATCAATCAACATCTGACCTGCTCTGTCAATCAATTGTGTAGAAAGATGAGGTGGTTGATACGGGCGACCTGTGCCGTTTTCGATGAGGCAATCGGCTGAGATAACAACAAATGAGTTTGCTCCATTAGCCGATGTGTGTGTTGAATGAAGAATGGGTCGCAGTCCATCGGTGTTGGTTGTTGTCTTGAAATCCAAGTGAATACTTGATACTAACAATCGACCTGATGAAATGTTGATGCGGTGCAAACGCACACGCTCAGGTGGTTTACCGTTTGGCTTCTTTGAGTCTTGGTTGATTGAGCCGGGATTGATGAGAAGATTGTAAGGAACGTGAGGCACGAGATGGTTGGTAGTCGTGCCGGGTGTGCTGTATCTGTCGATAACAGAGTAATTACCAGTTGAGTATGGGGAGACTGTAAAATCAACATAGGTGTCTGTAATTGTTTTACCAGTCAAAGCGTTAGCCAAAGATTGAGCATCAGCGGAAGAGATTGGTATTGAAGAAAGATGAGTTTCTGCTGAGGCTAATCCATCGTCATTGTAAGATGTTTCAATCACATCAGTTATGGTGTAAACACCACTTAGAGGTGAGATAGGCTCTTCAAATCTATACAACGATACAGTCTTATCACCAACCATTGATGGGTTACGAGTTATCATCTCGTTGTTAAACGATGAGGAGACGTGAATGCCTTCAATCACACCTCTAAACTCACCACCCTTACCACCAATGTAAACGTGTGAGTTCTTTGGTCTTAAGGCAGCATCGAGAGGAATTATTTGTTGGGCTACCAAATCCCCATTGACGTAAACTTCAGCCTTACCTCTATTGATACAAGCAACAAGATGGTAGAGTGGTCTTTGATTTTGACTTAGTGATGTTGCTTTATCCTTAGCACTATCAAAGCGGTTGTAAGAATCATCAAGCCCACCAAATGTAGTCACTGGGTAGACTTGTCCATCATACCCATTTGTCTCAGGCTGAGCGCTGCGAAGAAAAACCTTCATCGCACCTGTAGAGGCAGAGGTGAGATTGGCTTCAAACTCAACTGGGCCGGGTGTATCAACCGTTCCCATGCTAAGACGAAACTGACCTTCTTTCATGAGAATCACGCCACCACAATCAGGAACGACCCATGCTTCAATAGCCAAGCCATCACCTAACAAATCAGCAACCATACCTCTTCCCGTTGCGTGAGATACAATCGACGCTGAACTTCTACGGGTAATATCAGTTTCTTTGTCGTAGTCTTCTCCTACCCTACTGAAGTTGCCCTGTGGAATAATGACGCTATCGCTCACGCCATCAAAGAACAAAGCGTGATTAGACTGAAGCATGATTGGCACGTTGTCACCTCAGATAATCATGTCAATCGGAGCAAAGACCATTTGATATGTGTAGTGCTGTTCTCCAGCGTTGTAACCCACATCGAATTTTTGTATTGTGCCTTGAATACCAGTTGTTTCATCAATAGTGCTAAATTCTTGATTAGCGCTGAAATCGTTGTTGTCAGAAATTTTATCGTTTGTGCTTTGAAAAAGACCAGTGCGAATCAAAAAGTTACGCACACTGTATTTTTTACCACCTTCAGCAGTAATCATTGAGTTGTAAGGTATCTGTAGACCGATGGGGTAGTCTCCGTTGAAAATTGTTTGAAGCCCACCTGTGGCCGCCACAGCGCCAGCAGCGGCGAGTGCTACCCCTCCTGATGCTATAGCCACTGTTGCACCAACGATTAAAGCGGCAGTGCCTCTATCTGTATTGTGTAAGATACCATACAAGTCTTGCACTTTATCTCCAGCCGATTTGTTATTGATGTCCGTAGCACTTGTGCCTCCGCTAAACGGCCTATGATATGGAGCATAGTCTCCTGAAGTGCGGAACAATACTGAATCATTGGAGGTCATCTTTCCTGTTGTGCCTTGCGTGAGCGTAAGTTTTGAACTACCAGCAGCGGGTGCAAATTCAGATGTCGATACAGAGCCAGTGATTGTTGAATTAAGATGGCTACCGCCCAATGCTGTAATGACTGACTGGGCTATGACTGCTGGAGGAGTGAGTGTGGTGTGCGTGTAAATTTTTGTTCCTGAAGGAGAGCCGCTTGATGAGACATTCGATACACCGGGATTAGAAAAATCACCACTACCCGCTATGAACAAAATCTCCAATTCTGTTCCATCTTTTTGCGTCAAGGTTAATTCACGAAGATTATCGTAAAAAACTCGGTCTGCTACTTGAGTAAACTGCCCCACCGTATCAACTTGAGACTGGTCTACAGCAAAATCAATGACAGATACAGCGGCTGTGGCGGCTGATGAGCGTCGGTTTACATCGTCATCGGTAAAAATACCTTCAATAACAATAGTAGAATTGACCATATTCAGGTCAATACCCATACGTTTTCCCCCGAAAAGAGGAATAGGCATACCACCCACTTTTCGCTCTACACTGAGAGCAATAGAAAGAGCCTGAAGTTCCATAGGAGGAAAAGGTGCTACATCAGCACCCAATTCACCAAGCAAATCCATACCTAACCCACCGTCAAAGTGGAGGCGAATTGGTGTGCCGTAGCCGTCGCTCATCTACCTGACCTCATTGTAGAGCCACCGCTGGCACGAGCAATCTCTTGTTGAATGGCGTTGCTTATTTGTCTTGCAAACTCACGCTTGTCTGTTCTGTCTGTCATGCCTGACGCATTGATGCTAATGTTGAAGGTATTACCTCCACCACCGCCACCGCCGTTAATTTCAACAGGAATAGAACGACCACCTGATAGTGGAACAATTGCCTCTGTGCCGTGAAGAGTTACAGGATAACCGCTTTCAGGCCCACTGGCTACACCACCCTCAGAGAAGCCAAGAAACCCTCCTATTGCCCCGATACCGTCGCCAATGAAACCACCAATTGCATCTAAACCATCTAAAAGGGGTTCAAGTAAACCAGCCACATAGTCAATAGCATCACCAATCCAACCAAAAACAGGAGATATGACGTTATCCCAAGCCCAAGTAAATCCAGCGACAATGCCATCCCAAGCAAGTTTGAAAGGTGTTAAGAGAATGTTAGCGTATGTTTTGATTCCTTCAAAGATTGGCTTTAAGAATCTCTCGTAGGCATTTTTCATTCCTAACATGACCAAATCCCAGTTGTTGAGAATAAATTTGATACTGTCGATAAGTGGGCCGAAGAGAGCCATTACAGGATTGACAATGTAAGAAGTCCATACGTTCTTGGCAGCATCAAATACCTTAAACCAAGCACTGCCAATAGCGCTTAGACCAGCAAGAAGAGCGTCAATGAGAGGATTGACAACTTTACCTATCGTGCCATTCCATACTTTCTTCATGCCCTCCATGACTCCATCCCAGTCACCTTTGGCAATCGCCATACCAACTTTGAATAAATCAATAAACGGTTGAATGATTGGCATGATGACTGAATCCCATATACCACCCATCGCATCCATAACGCCTTCCCAGTCTCCTCGTATCAGCGCCATACCAGCGTTAAACAAGCCAGTGAAAATGTCGATAAGTGGTTGAACTGTTACGTCCCAAGCAACCTTCAGTAAATCAACTAACAGTTCCCACGCTATGACTAAACCATCAAATGCTAAACCAAAACTTTCTGTTACCAGTGTCGATATGAGTGTGATGATAGGTTCAGCAACAGCATAAAACGCATCCCAAATGGGCATGATGTTTTCGTCCCAAAAATCCTTTACACTCTGAAACTTTTCTTTGACAAACGATACAAGCCCACCAAATAGCCCACTGACTACTGAAATTGCTCCACCAAAAATGCCACCAAGAGCACCAAAGATACCTGATACAGAAGCAGCACCAGTTGCCAGCCCACCAAGAGCAACGGTTAAGCCAGCCAGTGCTACCATCAGAAGTCCTCCCTATTGAGGAAGTCGTAGTCAAGAGATACTGTTTCTCGACCACCACTCTTTGCGGATTGATTGTTTCGCTTGTTGGCTTTTTCTTCTTCTCTACGAGCAACCATCGCCCATGTAAAGGACTGATAGAATTGCTGTGGAGTCATCTCTTGCACCTCTTTAATCGAAACTGAATAATGTTTTGCTACAATATAGGCTTGCATTTCAAGTGAGAGTTCTAAATCGGCAGGGTTTGCTATCGTGTTGCGACGAAGAAAATCTTCAATCACACGTTCCCGCCTTTCGTAAACCCCCCTGACATCATCTCACCAAGTTCGTTAGGACTCGGTAGAAGTGCCGAGATTTGTTCACCAATGTGGCCTTTGAGTTTCATCAAGTCATCACTTGACATAACTGGATTGGTTCGCACGACCCAGTTTGTAAAAGCATACTTGTAATACCCTTCAAGATTGAGAGACATCTGACCGTCTTTACCAATGTTGAACATCTCTTGTGCGGCTTTCTGAATATCAAAGAAAGAGACATCACGCACCCAAACCTCCATGATGACGTTGGGGTCATCGGGGTCTACGCTAATCTCGTGCTTCTGTTCATCATGCCGTCTCATCAAGAGGTTCTTGTTCGCTACTATTGTTTTCGTCATTTGTCTCACCATTGGTCACAGCCGCTTCTTCAGCGGGGGTGTCCGACTCTACATCAGCAGCCGATTCTTCGGGGGCTTCAGTCTCAGTCGTGGACTCGGATATGCCTTCATCGTCACGCTTCAAGCGTAGAGCGATTTCAGCCTTTGTGCCGTAGACAGGTAGTCCACGGTCTTTGCATAGTGCCTGAAGTTCTTTGACGGTCATAGCGTCATACGTCAGTTCTGTTGGAAAATCTTCGCTGTCACCAATGTCTTCAGGAGCAGCCAAATCTGATGTTGCTTCATATACTGTTTCTGTTACCTCATCAGCGACCTCTTCCTCGACCACTGTAGGCAAAAGCGCAGCAACAGCGTCTTCGATAAGCCCCAGTGTGCGCTTTTTACCAGCAGCAATAATGTCGCCTTCGGTCACGCCAATTTGAGAAGCATACCAAAGAGCATACTCTTCATGAGAAAGTTCGCCGTATTTTTTTGCTCGTAGTGCGGGTGTTAGCATATTGGTCACCTCAAGAATGCAGCATGGTGTCTCGTGAGACGACACGCAAAGCCTTTGGTTGAATCTTCAGGGCTGATTTGATAACGCCCTTGTCTTCGGGAACTGGGAGTGGTGCTTCTGTAATGTAAAAGTCATCCAATATGATGTCAAGTTGCTCACGAGGCGTGTCTGAACCGGGCTTTGTGAATGACAAACGAATGAGGTTACCATCTTGAGATGGGTGGTCTACAGCACGTCGAACCTTGTGATACATCACAGGGTCATCAACAATGATTTCACAGTCCATACTATACTCAGTTTTACCCTCTATGGCAAGAGAAGCGTTACGAGAGCCACCAAACGGCACTTGGTCAGTAGCACTATCGCTTGTAGCAGCACCGTTAATGGTGTAGAATTGTTGCACACCAGTGTTACCAGTGACCGTAAACGAAACAACTTGACCTACGTTTACTCCAGCGATAACAACTGTTCCGTTGTAGAACATGAAAGGCTTCTGTGTGCCTATTTCAATACCAGCCTCTTTTCGTGTAACAGCATCCTTTGCTGTTTCTTCAAACATACGATGCGTCTTGTATCGGTCACCTTTCGTGCCACTTGAATAGTTGGCTACAGCACTGGTTTCAAGACGACCAGTATCTGTGTAGCAGTGGGCTGAATCAAAGTTTACGCTCAATCGTAGAGCAGCGTCGGTATCAGCAGTCATAGAGAAGTCCTTGACTTTGCATCCCTTAAACACACGAGTAAGTTGCTTAGGGTCTGTTGCTCCACCGTCTGTAACATCAGCCTCAGCGCCTTCAACATCACGACGACGAATACTGACTTCCATAGCAAACGATGGTAGAGAGTCACGAGAGTAAAGCAATCGACTGATAGGGTAGGTAAGAGCGCCTGTTGATGCACGATGAGGACTGCCTGTGTAGGTTGCTCCTCCTCCGTCTCCTTGATAGCGAATGATACGCACTTTAGCAGTTGCTTCGTGAGAATAACAAAGACCGTCATCAAGGAAAATACTGTTACCACTGATAGCGGCAATTCTACGAATCTCATTCTTTTGAGTGGTGTCGAAAAAGTCATCGCCTTCGATGTTCACTGCTCCGAAGGCACTACCAGTTGCAGTTGTGCCTTCACGATGCGTTACAATGTCCTCTACCTCTGTGTCGATGATAAGAATGTAATCACCAGCAGCAGCAGCGTCAGCACCACCAAGAGGATTTGCAGCATCGGTAAACTCAAGTGCTCCGCTTACCGTAATGAGCGATTGACCCTTTTCAACAGCAGCGCCCAGTGTGCGAGTATTGGACATAAGTGCGTCGTATAGAGTTTCAGCAGCACCATTCGCTCTGAATGACACAGACTCCATACCCAAGCAGTAATACAACCATCGTGGATTGTGTAGATTGACTTCAAATGACCCACCTTCATTCAAGAAACGACCCGGCACTTGTATGGCCGTGTCACGACCAAGACCAACGATATGGTATCGCTTGAGGTCTACCTTTGTTTCAGGTAGTGTCACAGCGGCAGCAAGACCGAGGAACTGGTCAGTAAGCACACGCTCGCTACTGGAGGCCGCCGTGATGTTCCATCCAGCCATGTTTGCATCAAAAGTCGGTGCGCCAAAAGAGTTGATGATGAGTATGTCATTTGTGCTTGAACTGACGATTCCTGTTTTCAAAGCAGGGGTAACAGTCAGTTGAGTTCCGTTGGAACTGTGGTTTTTGTGCTCCAAAATAGTGTAAGTGCGACCAGTATTATGAGAATCATCGGCTTGAAAGTTTGTAATACCGACAATTGAAATCTTGCACCCAACAAGCATACCGACTGGGTATCGCAAGAGTCCTGATTCACAAGGCAACGAAGAAGCACCGCCTTGAAACCCGATAACACTGGTATTTGCGTTGCTATCTGTAGACACATGCTTGAATAAAAATGACCCAGCAAAGTTGTGTTTCAATTCTAACGCTGTCTCGTGACCGAATGAAACTTCGGTTAAATCTCCTTTGTATACTGTCGATGGCATGGCGGCTCAACTCAAGGCACTAACTCCGCAAAGATAACTACTTCTATCTGAAAGGTCATTCGGAATAAAACCTTCGACCTATCAGATAAGTCGGTTCGGGTCTTGTAAACCATGCGGTCAAAGTTTACACCGTCCCCTTTTCTTACTGCGTGAATCAATCTTCGTATCTCGTTTTCCATCAATTGTAGATGCTTACGTCCTTTCGCTGTGCGAGCATCAACAGTGATGTTGAGACGAGTGGTGACAAAATCATAGAGCAGTTCAGGTGCTTCTTCGTTGTGCGCCGTTTCGTAGCACAGAACGTAATCGTGACGTGACAAATCAATTCTCTTACCACGCTCAGCACCAAGCGTAGCAATATCGGCTATGATTGGCTTGATGTTACCAGTGTTAGCACGATTCCAGTCATTCAACGTATTGATGACCATATCAAGGGATTCAGTAAACGTAGCAACCATGTTATCACTCCGCCTTTACCTTCATGTAGGCTGCTTTGTCAGGAAGTAGCATACCGCCTTTGAATACCAACTTTTGCTCAATCAACATCGGTGACTCACGAAGCATACGCTTGTCAGCCCTTTCTAAAGCAGCATCGACCTCGTTTTGAGGCGCTGGCTGGCTACCTTTCTTGTAGCCTTCATCGGTTTTTCTGATACTGCTCATGCCTAATTCTTGAGCCTCTACCTTTTCTCTGTATGCTTGAGGTCGTTGCGTGATGAGAGCACGCAACTCTTTCTGATACTTTGCAGTGGACATCTCTTCTGTTAGCAAATCCAAAAACTCTTTTTGCTCCCTCGACATGTTATCACTCAAACACAACAATTTCAACATAACGTGCCAAGATACTGTCTACTTCAGCCCGTAGCAACTGAATCTTTGCAGTCAAATCGACGTTCTGAGTGCCTTCAGGAATCAAGACACTTCGGTCATCTGACATCAGAACGTCAATGGCTACCATTTTTGTAGCAGCCTCTTCAATGGCTTTCTCCAAGTATCGCTCACCATAGATGTAAGAACACTTGATAGCATTCCATTCAAAGAAAGGATAGGAGTTGTTGAAGTAGATAATACCCATCTCATAGTCAGCCCACCAGTCTCTTAGACGGGCGTTATCACCTTGACTTGAGCCACCTTGCAAGTCGATGGTAAAGGTGTCTTGACTAATCTGACCATTAAGGTCTGAAAGAGCGCTTCCTCTGACAACAACGCAGTTGGTAAAAGATGTAGCAGTCTTTGCGCTGTAGCGGAAAACAGTGTCGCCTTTTACGCAAACGCCAGCATGAGCAAAGGAACTTGTGTCGTCTACATTGACGGTAGTAGATACAACGCTCGTAATGGTTGCTGTGTGATTGGTGGTTTGCTTGAGTTGGATGTTGCTATCAGTGGTAACAATAGAGCACGTCTCACCACCTTTACCAGCACGCATACTGGTGACTTTGACAATGCCAGTCCCATAATCAGCGTTTGCTGTAGCAAGGAACTCGTTATCGACATTGATGTTGCTTGAAGAACCCTCCAGTTGATATGGTGGTGCAAACGCAACCGCTGCTTTGCTTACTCTGTCTTCTTTGTTGATGAGGTCAGCAAGGTTTTGTGCGCTGGTAGCAGGGTCAAAGTCAGCACGCCATTGAGTGTTACCCGTTCCAATCTCCAGTTCAGCGGCAGAGCCGTTACCTGATGATACTACAATAGCACCTGATAGCGCTCTTACGTCATCAGGGATATGAATACGAGCCTCAGCACTGCATATCTCTCGATAGTCGTCACCCTGCCACAGTTCAAGACGAAGGATTTGTTGGACGTTTCTAAACAAAAGTGGTGCAGTTCCAACATAATCTGTGTAGTATCGTCGTCGGTATGGCTTGTATGTGTCGAAGTTGATGTATTCAGCACTTACAAGATAGGGTCGCCAAGCGTTGTGTGTGAGGTTGTCAATCTTGTCCTGTGCTTCTTTGATACGAGCCTCTACGACTGACTTCTTCATACCACGAGTTTTACCGTTGGTAAACGATGCTGTGTTTTGAACATAGGTGTTGTCAGCCGCTTGATAATCAGAGGCAGTGATTGTGTCAGAGAAGTTGAGTTGAACACCACTTGCGCTTGTGCCTATTGTTGTAATGACTCTCTCAATACCAAGTGGGTCAGCATCTGAGTAGATAAGAATGGTATCACCAGCCTCAAAGCCAATGGTTCTGTAATCAGCGCCAGTAACAAAAACGGCAGTAGTAGTGCTGTCAGCACTGACTAAAACGGCTTCCTGTGGGCCTATTGAGAGAAAATCAGCGACCTTCTGTGCAGTAGTATAGACAATAGCCGAAGGGTCAAGTGGTCGTGTTTCAGCCTCACCGGGATTAAACACTATTGGCATTTTTTATCCCCCGTTACAAAGCACTTCTTGGTTTTCTCTTCAGCCTCATCGACTTCTTTCGACTTAGCATCAAACCATTCATCAAGGAGTTTACAACGGGTCATGCTCTTGCCTCCTCATCAATAGAAGCAAGATTGTATTCCATAGGCTTGTTACAAGCACCGCATGTTTCTCGCCATAGGAAGTGAAGCATACCACAGTGTTGGCATCGAGTGCCTGAGCCAATGTTGAGAACGTCGCTGGCCTCAAGGTTACGCTTACGTTGTTGCGAAGTAATGCCCCTCAGTGGGTTCTCTTCGTCAATGACCTTACCAAGAAGTGTCTGAGCGTCAGAACGAATGCCTTGTTTCTGTAAACGCTCGATGTCAGAAAGGTCAATCTCTTGTTCCTTCAACGACATACATACTCCTCACGCTCAACTGGTAGTGACAAATATGTAAATGTTACCAAGAACAAGATGGGGGTCACACGATACACAAGTGTTAGAACCGATAGCAGTGCTAATTGCAGTCGCTATAGCAGTTCTTTCTGTATCGTCTTGAAAATCCTTTGGTGGAAAAGGCCCAAGAATTGATACTGACTTTGCCATTTGCCGTCACCTCAAGAGCGACGACCCATAGCAACAAAAGTGCAAGCCGCACCAACATTGAGTGTAGCCCCGTTGATTCCCGATGTTGGGGCTGGAGCCGCACTACCGATATTGTTCACCATCGCACCGTCAATAGATGCTAAAAGGCTACTCAAGTCAATCGCTTCAGCACCATCGGTGCTACCTGTTACAATCATTCGGTCACCAAAGTAGGTTGGTCGTGGGTCAATAGTTACTGCCATATTTATTCATCTCCTGTTGTTTCTTCTTCAGCACTCTCTTCAATCAGTGCCTCTGTCTCTTGAACGCCGTCAGGACTCATAACAGTCTCAACGAGTTCAAGTAGAGTAGTTTTTGTTGCATAGCCCTTTGGCTTGATGTCATACTTAGCGAGCCATTCTACGATGTCGCCACGCTTCCAACCAGCATCAGGGATGTCGTCGTTTCCTTCATCAACTGATTCATAGCCTTTGATAATGAAATCATCGCTAAGACGATGACCCCACTTGTCAAGCCATGCTGTCGTGACTTCAAGGGGAACGCCCTTTTTGAAATCAGGATAGTTGCCGTCAATGTTCCTTACAGACCAAGAACGACCCATGTAGGTTACCGTAGGCAAGTTACCTCACCTCAAGAGTAAAACACGAGTAATTGTCCACTGGTCACTGCGCCTGTTGCTTCAAAGGTAACGGTCTTACCGCTAAAGGAAAGTCCAGCGGTTTGACCGTTGTTTGCTGTGAAGGTTGTAAGAAATGCACCTGTGATTGCACTAATGCCTCCACCAAGTTCCACTGTGTTGGAATCAGCGATATTTGCACAAGTGATAATTGCCATCTTTGGTGCTGGTGTGTAACCGTTTGTTGCGTCAGTCTGTAGCGCATTGAATGAGTCAATGTTACCGGGATAAGTTCCACCACGAGCCAAGTAATCAGTCGTGTCGTGCGACCCTGCTCGTAGTTCCCATGCCCCTGTAACTGCTGCTGTTAGTGAGCCACCTGCTGCTGTTGCTGTCAATTGTTCTGCCATTTTTCATCATCTCCATATTTTTGTGTTTTGTGTCCTCACTTCAAGTCACGAATGCTTGCTTGTGCTCCAAAGAAAGTTGTCCAAATCTCACCCATTGTTCGGTAAAGTCCTTCTTGACCGAGGCGGTTGATTGCGAATGGGTCACCAGTTTCGATACCTGACTCAAAGTATTGAGTAGGGATTGCTGTGCTGAAATACATGTAGTCAGTGTCCAAGAGATACATACGGCTTAGTCCGTCTGTCTTTACAACGTCCTTAGAAGGAATGATTGGGACACCGTTGTAGGTTGCGACAATGAAACCTGCTTCGATACCCGGAACACCCTTTACACCGTTGTAGGTAGGGGTGACACGCTTCTCTTCCATGAAACGCTGTTGCGCTTGGAGGAGTTGTTGTAGACGCATCAAAGTGTCATATCCAGTTAGGATGACCTTCGGGTTACCACCACGTTCCCAAACTTGTTGGAATGTGGTGTCGAGGTGGTCGAGTGAAAGAACACGCTTGTTACCAGCAGTGGTATCAGCAGCGCAGTTTACTTCAGCACTTGACCAAGTGTTGGTTCGTCGGTCAATACTGTAGATGTCAAGGTCACCGTCGTCAGCGTGGTTGTTACCTGATGTGGTTTTCAAGGTCGTTGCTGAACCTGAACCGTCAGCGGCTTCAGCAGCGGTGATACGGTCAAGAGACTCAAAGTTGTTACCTGCTGTTGTAGAACAGTCAGTCAAGAGCATCTTGTTTACCATCTCAGCGTGGTGCTTACCCATCTCTTCCTTGAGAACTGAGCGCATGTCACCAAGACCGTCATCCTTGTCAGCAAGGAAGACAGCGACTTCGCTTACATCGAATGAGTGAGCGATGGTCTTTGGCTTTGCAGCAACGTGCTGGAAGACTGGCTTAACAGTCTCAGGTAGTGTGCCGTTCTCAGCGATACCGCCGTGAACTGTGCCTGAGTTTGGCTTGTCAGTGATGACTCGCCATCCACTTCGCTCCCACGGCTTCTTTGGTAGAATCGAGAATGCGTTGAACTCTTGGTTGAGTTGTGACCAAACCTTGCGACCATAGATTGCTTGGTATGTTCCAGCGGTGGTGCTTAGCATTGGTGAGTCGGCTTTGAGAAGTTCGCTACCAGTGTATGTGTAACCCATTGAGTTACCTGCTCCGTAGTAGTATCGCTCCATATCTGTTACTGTCCTTACATAGTTTCGTGCCATATTGTTCATCTCCTTTTTTTGTTGTTATTGTATGAGTCCTCACTCACTGCGGTATAGTCCTCCAGCAAGTTGGTGAACTTCGTCCCAACTCATGTTTGCCAAGTCTTGTGTGCTTGGCACTTCAATGGCTGGGGTGGCTGACTTAGCGATTGTTTCGCCAGCGCCACTGGAAAGGTTGTCGATTCGCTCATTAAGTGCTCCGAGAGCCTTCATGACTTCATCGAGAGGGCCACGAGCGTCGAACTCTGCTGCTTGAGCCTTTGCGAGTTCAGCAGCGGATTCTTGAGCGTATCGGCCTTCAAAGTTTTGTTCAAGGGACTTGCGGAACTCTTCTTCTTGCTTTGCAGCCTTGAAGACTCCGTATGCCTCTTCGATTCGGTGAGCGTCGATGTCATGACCAGTAATGAAGTCAGACTTTTCGATGCTTCCACCACCGCTTAGTCCAGCACGCTGGATAGCGTTGGTAGATGGGTTGCCTCCTTCTTGAGCACGACCCTTGACTTGTCCAGCAAAGTAATCAGCACCATCGCCAATTGCTTCAGGGGTAGAACCGAGGTTTGCTTTTGCTACTGTGTCGAAGTGAGCACGAGCAGCGATTGTATCAACACCTGCGGATTTGAGAGTGTTTTCCATCCAGTCGAGATATTCAGAAGTAATAACGTCAGAGAACTCAGACTTCATCTTGTCGTCTTTCTTCTCATCCTTCTTGTCGTCTTCTTTGTCTTCCATGTAGTTACCCTTTTCCTTGTCGTCTTTGTCCTCAGATTCTTCTTTCTTTTTCTTCTGAGCGTCTTTCAAGGCTTGAGGTAGTTCTCCTTTCTCCATAGAGTCCAGTCGTCCCTCAAGTCGGGTCAATACATCGTTCATTTGTTCCATTACATCGTCGGTCATTTTGTTCACCTTGTTTTTGTCTTCCTTTAGTATGTTGAATGTGGCTTCGGGGTTAATTCCTTTTTCGCATATTGTGATTTCGTGTAGTTCCAGTTTTGATATTTCTTGATATGAGCCGTGGGATTTGTCGCTTTTGTTTACTCGCTTGAATGCTTGTCCTCCGATACTGAATCCTGTTAGGTTTCCTTTTCGGATTTCACTTGCTACTTCTCGTGCCTTCTCGATGTCGTTTCTTAATTTTACCACAACAAACATTCCAGCATCGTCTACTTCGCTTTTCCACAACCTCCCTTGATTATCTGTATAATTTGAAATTACTTCTCCTACTTGTATATTTGAATGTGCTAATTGGACGTTTCGATACTTTGGGTCTGACATGAATTTTTTGAAAGCGTCTTTCAATGCTGCCCTTGTAATTAAATCTCCTTGCTTGTCTACGAGTTCAACAGAGGCATACCCTGCCACAATGAGGTCATTGACCCCCTTGAGGAGTTCGATACCATTTCTCCGCTGACTTCGCAACACACTATCCACTCCTGTGTTTGTTCACCTACATAAATAAAGCGGCATCACTCTTCTTCATCCTCATCGTCCAAATCGCTGTGCTGCTTGCGTTTTTTTCGCTCTAAGCGTTTGTTACGCACATGCTCGTATTCTTCTTCCGAATCTTCTGTCGGGCGCTCAATCATGTCCCAGTCGGGAACACTTTCTTCACTGGTCAGGCTGGTTGGGCCTCGTGGTGATTCAACTGCATCACCTACGTCGATACCCAATCCTTGAGCCGCTACTCGACCTGACATCTTTTCTTTCTGTAGGTTGTCAATTCGTTCTGTCAAGTCAGCGATACGAGTAATTGTCTTGAGCATTGTTTTCATACTGGGCTTCATGATGTTCATTTCATCATCGGCATCAATGATACCAGCCGATTGTTTTTCGCTGTGCCTTCTGTCTTTTTCAGAATGCATGGAATGATAGGTCTTGTCAGGAATAATCTCTTCGACTACAGTATCGTCTTTCTTATCGACTCCTTTGAGCATCAACGACACAGCCTGATTCCATAGCGGTCTAACGCTTTCGGCCAGTTGAAGCGTGTAGTCAGACTGGCTCAACTCACCCATAACAGAGTGTGGCGAGTGCGCCCAATTTCCAGTATGACTGGATTCTGCCTTGTAAACAACCTCGTCTAAGCCATCAAAAACAATGGATATTCTGTCATCTTTGAGAGTAATATCGTATGGAACTGGGATAACTGGGTGAGATTTTGCCAGTAGAGATAGCGTCTCAAGACTTGCTGGACTCTCGGCATCAGCCTCTCCTACTATCTTTGAAGAGGTTACATCGTAGATTGTTTTCCCGTTTCGATTCCGCTTTTTAACACCCGATACAGATATGGAAACCGTGTCACCTTCTTTGAATGGCTTGGGGCTTTTGATAGTCCCAACATCGAGATACTGCTTACCATCATAATCAACACCTCGATTACCAAAGCCTTCTGAGTCGAGTGGCCCTGCTCCTAAACGATAGGTGTATGGCCCTTTACCTCGTGCATCCAAGATAATGAAACTGACATTCTTGTTCTTACGAAGCAAGAACCACTTTGGATGTCTACGCTCTCCTCGCATGTAAGTTGAATTGCCATCACGGAGCAGTAGTTGCTTGTGCTCTTCTTGTAAACTCTCTACTGTAGCCTGAAGTCCACCATCTTCTGTGATGCGAGTATCATAAGGGCCGGGAACTAAGACGTTATCGTGACTGTCGAACTGACCCCTTAGAATTTTGAGTCGCTCTCTTACTGTCATATCTGACACATTTGTGTCATCGTAGTCAAGCAGGTCAATGATGTGGATGTTGTCTTTCATTTGCACTGCGTCGATAATGTAGTTCTTCTCGGTCAGTTTCTTGAGACTCGCTTTGTTTTCTTCACTTATCGGCACTGCGTTATTATCGCCGTCGTAAGCAGTAAAGCGATTCCCCTTTCGCATGATTATCATACGCTCACCATCGTAGAATGCTGAGACAACCCAATCACCGCTAAACCCTCGCAGTGCTTCAAAATCTTTGAGACTGAAGATACGATGCATTGGTAGAATAGGAGGAGGGCGAGCCTTGTCTTCTTTCAACAAAGCATCAGGGTTCATCAACACCATCAGTGTTTCAGATGGGTCGCTTGTCGAGATATTCATAGCGTCAATGTTTGGAGGTAGACCAGTGATGTCAGGACGATTCATGTTGGTAGTAGCAACAGGAACTTGATAGCCTGATGACAATACTTGTTGAACTGCGTCTTGACCATGAACAGCGGTCATCAACTCTTCAGGAATGCTGTGCAAATACTCAGGCTCTGTGTTTGTGCCTACCATGATGGTTTTGTTACCGGGGAACTCAGCACCAACAGATGGATGCAATTGTGCGTAACCGCTGTCCATTGTGCCTGACACAAACATATCTTGGACACTAACGCCTCGACCACCCACAGCAGGGTGAATTGGGAACATACCAAAGTTTGCTTCTTGGATTTTTGTAGGAGGTGCTACTACCTTTTCCATCGTCTGTGCTTTCGTTGGGTCGAATACAAAGAGGTCGTGAACCTTGCTTTTGGCGTTGTTGATTGGTTGGTTCATATGCCCTTTTAGACTACCAATAGCATTCATTTTCTTACCGTAGTCTCTTTCACGGTCTGTAAGTTGAACACGACTTAGACCATGTAAGTTGAGTTGATTTTGTTGGTTAGGTCTGAAGAGTGTCTCTAACTGTGTCAAACTTTTTCCATACTTATCTCGGAAAACACCAGCGAATTTTCTATCAGCCTTCATTCTACCAGTAGGGTCTTCTTTAGCCGATGGTCGAGTTTGGATATGCTCTCTTAGAATAGACTCAATCGCTTCGTGATGGTCGTCGGTGGTAAACATGTCATTTGTTTCTTCACCAGTGAAACTAACACCTGAGCCTAACAAATCACCATGTCGTAGAACTTTGACAGGTGCATCCATACCTTCAAGCAATCTTGTAATCATGTGATTGTGAGCATCATCGTTTGGTAAATTAAGAAGAGAGCGAACCTTTTCAGGAGAGTGTGTAGGTAAAATCTCTTTACCAGCAGCACCCAAGACGCTTGCTATAGTGTGGTGAGGCGATACAACATCTTCGCCTTGAGAAAGCAATTCACTGGCGCTTTTTTGCTCTCTCATGATTTCACCATAACCATGCGTCTCTAAGCCATGCGTCTCATGAGGTAATCGCAACAAAGCAAGGTTAGCATCCTTGAATAAGCGAGAAGTATTTGCTATGAACTTGTCAGGGAACTCAGGGTTGAAAGCATCGGGGTCGGCCTTTTCATATTCAGGCTTTATTTTCTGAGCCATAGCCAAAATAGCATTTAGGTCGGCTTCGTCTTTTGCTTCTGAATGGTTTGCTAAATGCTCAAACTGATTAAGAAAATCAGGTTGAGCCTGTGCATGAATGTCATCAATTTCAGCCTCTATTTCATGCAGTCGTAGATTGGCTTGTGCGTATTCATCGCTACCCTGTTCCATACTTTCGATGGCGATGCTAATATCATCATACTCATCATCCAATTCTTGAACAGCATCTCGTTGCGATTCAGTTAGCATTCCCTTTACGTCATCTTTCTTTTTCTTATGTCCTTGATGAATACGAAACAGTTCTTTGCTATTTTCATTATGACTCAGCCTCGCATCAGCAGGTAGATTGCTTCGACTAAGACGACGATGCTGCTTCATAGGCTCGTGTGGGGGATGAAGACGACCACCCATTGTTGCATTGCGATGAGATTTTACTGAGTTTGTATGCGATTGTGTAAGTTGCATACCCATACCACCTATAGCGTTGATTGGATTTGAACTAAAGTGATTTTCTGAATCTTTGAGTGTATTTAGAGCAGCACCGTTGTAGTAAATCTCTCTTTCTTTATCGCTCATGTAACGAATCGCATTCGCATATTCTCCGTTCAAAGAAGATGCTTGTCGAAAGGGCATGTTCTTGTTGTTTCTTGGTTTACGATGAATGTGATTTGAAGCATCCCATAGAGAAGCGATACCATGTCCTCCAATGTGCTCTCTTATGATTTTTGAATACAGAGAAGGAACGTATCGACCCCAAAGCCCTATTGTCTTTGCATTAGGAATAAACTCATTACCCTCAACTTTACCGATGACTGAAAAACCCTGAGCGTCTTTTGGTAAGGAGTCATGTATCATCTCCAAATAATGCACGACGTTTCTACCCATACCACCTTGATGATGAAACTCATCAGCAAAGTGAGCACCAAGCCCAATGATGTTACCCATATCGTCTGTGAGGTAATGTTCTCTTTCATCTACTGGAATATCAGTGATGTCGTAACCGTTTGAGCCTCCATGATGAAACCAATCGTGATTACGAACTGGCTTCTGTTCTTTGTTCTCCTTAGCCAACTCTTGCGCTCTGTCTATGATTTGCTTGATTTTAGTCTGAGAAACAAGTGGCCCTTCATATCCAAGTAGTAGAGGGTGTGAGTCCATTTCAGTCATGTCTTCATTGTAACCCATAAGAGCCAGCATTGTTTTTACATCTACAAAATTTTGCTCTTTTTCATCAAGCACCTTCAACTCCTGAAGAATACCTTCACCATGATGAAGTGGATGTGCCTTTGCACCTTCGTGAATTTTTGCACCCTGTCGCATCGCTCTAACTGGTAGTTGGTTGATGAAATCTTCATCTTCATCGGGCGGTTTTTCAAACGCACCAACATCAAGAGCATCCTTGTGCTCAGTAAGAAGTTCATTGTATTCACTCAAAAGGTTGTCATAGACAGATATTGAAGACTCGTTATCGCTATCAAAAGGCGTATCTTGCATCGCCTGTATCAAGGATTGATTAAGGAATCTCTGTTCTCCGTTTGGAACGTCATCAATTGTTTCGTAGTGTCTCCTAACATTCGCACCATGAATGTGCTGTGGTCGCATGTAGTGGTCAAACTCACCAGTAAATCGCTGAGCAAGGTTTCGTTTAATACGCCCAGCGCTGATGCTCATACCATTACCTAAGTCGATGTTTTGAACATCGTGAGCATCTGTGCCTTTTTCGTGAATGTGGTCGATAACCTTCTGTCTTTCAAGCGGAGATAAAAATTCCAAACCGTAGAGATAGCCCTCATATCCCAGCGCTTCTCTAAGCGGTTTTGCTTCAAGGTCAGCCTCACTTGCGCCGCTGTAAAGATAGTCTTGAATCTCTTGTTCTGTCATACCCTCCTTTGGGTCATACATCTCACTGTGATACTGGTCGCCTTCCCATCTGTCAGCAGCGTCTTCAAAGTGCATCAATTGTAGAGCGTGCTCGTGCTCAGCAGGTATGGGGTATTTGTCCATCATTTCATTGACGGCCGCTGGGTTTTCTCCTTTCCATCGTTCAAAGTCTCGGAGATAAAGGTCGTAGGCATAGTTGTCTTTCAAAGGCCCAAGATGATTGTAGTGCTTAACATCCTTACCTACTGCGTTGTCAAACTTTGTCTTACCAATTACCGACAAGTTGTTTTGCTTTTGCTCATAACTTTCTTTGCCTTTTTCGGCTTCTTTGTATCGTTCAGCCAAACTCTTACCACCCGGTTCAGATGGTAAGTAGAAGCGTCGTAACTTTTCTGTCATTTTTGACCTACCAGTTATGGCGTGCTTCTGACGTAGAGGATGGTGGTTTTTGTGATGAGGATGCGACTCAGGATAATGTTGCCCTTGAGCGAACTCAGCATGAGGGAACGAAGAAGCCAAATCAAACAAGGAGCGCTCTCTCATACGTCCTTGCCACGGATGGTTACCAATCCGCATCTCTGCGCCTCGTTCAAAACTAAACACACCCTTCTGTTTCTTATCGAATCGGTGTCGCTTTTTCTTGGCTTGCTTGAGCAACGAATCACAGATTTCATCCATAGGTGTCGCATCAATACGAATGCCGTGATTTTCTAAATTCATCTTAGCAAAGTGAAAGTCTCCAACAGCGTTAGGAATGTCGATACCATCTATGATTGATTTGAGAAGTTCGTTACGACTTCTGTAATACCAATCAGATGGCGTTTCAATCAATCAAAGACCCCCTCAATAGGGGCTGTTGCTGAGAACCCCGTTGTTGTCAAGACGGCTTACTCCGCCACCTTCGTGTGGGTTCAACATAGAGGCCAACTTGTCAAGACTGACTTGCACTGATGTAGCGCCTTTGTTGGCAACGTCTTCAGCGTTGTATGGATATTGATTAGTTGTGTAGTAGGCGTTTCTTGTTTGACCACCAGTTTCAGACATAAACATGACACCCATTGGGGAAGAGTCATACGATGTAGCAAAGCCGGGTTGAGAACCTTCGGCAACTGCTTTTTCGACTGTCACTCTTGGGCTTTTATCACTCAAAGGCATTTGCTCGTTGCTTCGGAAGCCGGGTCGCTTGACTGCGACACCACGCCTTTCACCACGCTTTTGCTGTCGAGGTGGGCCTTCGTTCATTCTGAAATCACTTTCACCAGTATCTTCTCGCATAGGCATTTCAGCCATTGGAGACATGTCAGGGTTATCAGGGAAACTTCGTGGTTGTCGTGGTTCGGGGGCTTCACCCATGTTTCTCTTTTGTGCGTCAGCGATTGTGAATGTGTTGGCTTTCATTTTGTCGTCTTTGTCAGCCTTTGATTTCATATCTTTTGCACCCTTACCATCAGCGGCAAATTTAGGAACTTTCTTACCATCATGTTCAACCATTTCAAGACCCTTTTCCATAGCGTTGCAACCAGTCTTACAACTTCCCATTTTGGTCATTTTACCGCACTCATCGCATTTTGCTTTTTCAAGTGTATCAATACGCTCAGAAAGATACTGGGCTTTGTTCATCAGGTCAAGTGCTTGTCTACTCATTGGGGATGGTATTGGCTTCATTGTGTCACCTCTGTTGATTTTGCTTGTTCGGCCATTTCATGAATTTCCTCCCAAGACATTAAGTGAATTTCGTTGTTTGTGTATTCGTTCTGACTCTTCAATAAAGCAGAATCATCAGACGTTCCTACACCGATGTCTCCTCTAAATGCGTCAGTGGAAACATCTTGGCTTAGCGGTGTCATAGTGGCTACAAACCCTGCTTTTCTTAGCATTGAAATAGGGTCACTCAAAGCCTGTTTGAGTTGTATGTTTTCTGTTTTCAAAACCTGAAGGTCGCTGTCCATGTTTTCCATTTTTGTAATCAGAGCATTCATCAAACGCTCAGCAGTGGATTCTTCGGACATTTAATCACCTTCATTGAACGTAACGACCAAACGTGCCAGTGTGCTTTGTAAATCCACGACCTACTCGACCTGAGATAATTGTGCCGGGTAGCACGTCGCTTCGTTGAACAGAGTTGAGGCGCTCTCCAGTTTCGTTCATCTTCATCAGAGTCGATTCGCCGGGTGCGACAACAGCAACTGCGTTTTCCGCTTTCTTGATAGCCGAATGAATATCATCGTTCAAATATCCAGCGAACTTTAGAATTTCATTGAGATGCTGTTGTGCAGCAAACGGGTCACTGCTCTCCAATGCTTTGTTAAAAGCATCTGTGTGAACAGTTAGTTTTCGTGCCATAGGATTCATTTTGATTAAGTCCATAATCTCGCCTCTACTGTAATCGTAGTGATACCACCCTAAATAGTGTTACTGTCCTCTCAACCTTCTACTGTTCTGTAATCTCGATGCATTTTGCTGAGGGAGAGTTGGTTGTAGACCTCGTTGTTGAACGCTGGTTACAGGAGCACCAGCGCCGGGACTACCCCTTTGCTGAGGTCTTGCTGGTGAACGTGGAGTTCGTATTCCCATGCCTTCACCACCGGGCTGAGATGGAGGCATCATCTGAGGAGGCATTCGACCACCTTGCATCATTTGAGGAGGCATACCGCCTTGCGGTAGCGGCATGGCCTGTCTTGGCGGCATACCTCCGCCCGGCGGCATACCTCCACCGCCCGGTGGCATTCCACCTGCTGGTGGTTGAGCGCCTTGTTGCTCCTCTTGTTTTCGATAAATGAAGCGAATGTCACGTTCACCCTCTTCCATCAGTTCAGGTTTGTAACCAAGCATAGCCATACGCTGAGCGAGATTAACCTCCATCTCGTCACGGCGTAGTCTTGTGATTTCATCTTCTTCTTCGTTTGGATAAAGTGTGAGTTTCCAATCTGTAACATCCAACTCTTTGAGCATACGAGGGAACAGAACTTCAGTATACACCTTCTGTCCATATTCTACTGCTCGGTTTGTTACAAGAATCTGTAGACCCTCGTTGTTCAAACCGCCAGCCTTACCATTGTCAATCATAAAAATAGAAGAGACACCATAGAAAGCAGCGATGCGGTTTCGTATTTCATCACGCACAGCGATGTATTGCATCTCTTCAAGTGTGTCCATGAACTTAATCCAATTGACACCACCACGACCCGATGCTGACTCAATACCAACTTTTGGAATGTAATGAGGGTCACGTTCCATCTTTTCATCAACACCCTTCCAAAACGATTTCATTGATTCAAGGTTGTCAGTGGTGACACTCACAATACCCTTTGGAATCCTACGCTTCTGATAGGCTGTGTAGATGTAGTTGTCCATAGCGGTCAGCGTCATGGCCTGTCGCCAAAGTGTATTGACAGGAGCACGACCATACAATTTACCGGGATTGTATTTTGAAAGATGAATCACCTCGCCTTTCATGAAGTATTGATTCTTACCTGAACCTGCCATATTGACATAGTGAGCATCGACCAAACGAGAGCCACAGACCTGACACTTTGGTTCTTGACCGGGATAAGCAACTTGGTCACGATGAATACGGCAAATCTTGTATCGACCACCACGGACACCACGTTTATCAGCGATGATTCTCATGAAGATAGGGTCACCACGAATCAATTCTTTGATTCTGTAAAACTGCACTTCTCCAGTTTTTTCATCGACGTAATACTCCTTAATCATCAGAAGAAACGCATCGTCTACAATGTTGAGGTCACGTTCAATCTCATGGAGAACTTGCATGAAACTTTGTTCCATAGAGTTCTCTTGTTGCAACAGCCATTTACCGTATACAACTTGTTCAGGGTCAGGGTCACGAACTTCCCCACCACATGATGTGCATTCAGTAACTTCGTGTTGAAACTCTTCTTCACATTCAACACACTTCTTACGAAACTTCTTTTCCCAAAAGTAACCTCTACGGAATATCTCTTGACCGAGTTTTGTGATGACAGTTCTGAGAATAAGATTCTCATTTGAAACAGCATACAGCGCTGGTAAGGTGATACCTTGTGCTAAGACTGGCTCTTGTATACCAGTGGTATACAATGGCATTTGAGGTTGAGGTGTTGTTCTTCTTCTGAAAGGGTTGGCTAATGTGCTAAGGAATCGACCAACAATACCTTTTTGTTCATCAGCCATCATAGTCCCTCCCTGTATTTACCGATTGTATCTACGTCAATTCCCCAACCATCTAACAAAGCACGAGATTTTTTCCTGTCATCTTTCCAGTTTTCATATCGCACTAAGCGTTTGAGTTCTTCTTTACGAGTCTTATCTTTCTCGTCAAGATATGCCAAAACAGCCTTTGCTTGAGTAGACTTCATCTTGAGATGAGGGGACACCCCATCAAGTAACTTTCGTAAATCAGCCTTTGAGTAGAATTGTAAACGATGTTGGCTTCTCTGAGAATCTTTGTAGACTTTGTTATCAACAGAGAGAACACCGCATTCTAATGTCTTGAACAAATCTTCACAATGCACTTTACCTCTATCACCAGTTGCTATCATACCAGCACGAGGTTCACCACGCTCTGTGATTGTAATGTAACCATCAGCATCAATAAAACCAGCGCTATACGACCACACATCTTTCATTACCAAACCGTCACTGGCGATGATAACATATTCACCACGACGAGGTGCTTTGACAATATCGTAATCTTCACCATACATATTCATGAGTGTTGTGAGTTTTCTGTCTGTTTGCGCTTTCTTCAACATACCAGCATCAGAAAAATTACTGCGTATGGTCGTGACCTTCATTGGCCCTTTTTCCATCAGTTCTTTTGCAGCAAACTGTAGAAAGTCTTGTTCGGCTTTCTTCAGTTTGTCCGTTGGTTGTAATGTAGAAGACCACATTTTACGAGCCTCGCTTCTGTCTCGCATAGCACCAGCCCAAGCCTGTTGCTCTTCAACTCCCCAAACATCTTCATGCTCATCCAACATCTTCAGCGTCTGTTCAGCGTTATCCCATAGCATACATGCACGCTCAAGATTAACACATCGAGATTCACCGAATTTGCGTAGACTCTTGAGTTTACGGTCATCAAGACCGAGTTGCTTAATGATGTCTTCATAGCCATCAGCCCAAGAAAGTGAATTGATTGTCATATCGGTTTCAAGCGACTTAATCATACGGACATCTTTGATGAAGTTGTCAATCTCATCACGATTGTCTTTGTTCGCTCTTCGTGCCTTTCGCAAACGCTTTACCAATGTCTCAGCGTTACAACCGAGTGTTGCTTCAAACCAACCGTCTCCGTTAGGAGCGAAGTGATGTTGCTTCTTAATCGGCTTGACCTCTTCGTAAGGAACAGGCGTAAACGACACGACTTCACCAAAGTCATCTTCAATCAACGCTGACCCCCACATAATTTGACCTCACTATTGACCTATTTACCATTTGCTACTCAGGAGAGGCTTACTGTAGATTTTTGCAATTTCATTGAGTTCAACAATATCCAATCCAGTTTCATAACCCATTTTGTCTAAAAATCGAACCATGTCGTTTGTTGAAAGATTGCTACCGCTACCATGAACGAAAGGACAACCACCCAAACCACCAATGCTGGTATCAAATTCAGTGATACCCCATTCCAAAGCAGTTTGAATGTTAGCAAACATGTTGTCTTTCTTGTCCTTTCGGTGATGCAAATGCAACGCTATGTCAGCATCAATATGCCTTGACAACTCAAGAGTTCGATAGATAATAGAAGGATGTGCCTTACCAACTGTGTCACAAAGAACTACAGTATCACCCATGTGCTGAGCCGCTTGCATAGCCTCCAGCACCTTACGCTCATTGACGCTTTCATTGGGTGCTCCAAAGGCACAAGAAACATACGCTCTGACATTTTTTGTATCAGTATCTTGGAGCATCGAGTCCAACTCACCTACAATTTCATCCATGTTTTTTCCTAAGTTGGCTTGATTGAAACTGTCAGATGCTGAGAAAAAGACATTTACTTTTTCAGCCCCAGCAGCCTTTGCTCTGTCCATTCCTCTTTGATTTGGAACAAGAACAGCAAAATTGTCGATGTCACGAGTGGCCTGAAACACTTCTTCAGCGTCAGCCATGTTTGGAACATACTTAGGATGAACAAATGATGTAATCTCCATTTGCTTTAAACCAACATCGTAGAGTCGATGTATCAAGTCAATTTTTTCATTTGTCGGTGTGAACTCCTCTATGTTTTGCAGACCATCACGAGGCCCAACTTCGTAGAGGTTTACATCACTCACCTTGCTCACCCATTACCCTTCGGTCAGCAAAAAATCTTGATGGGTCTTCAGCAATAAGTCGTTGAAGTGCTTCTTGAGCAGCCAACTCTTGAGCGTTCACTCTTTGTTTACCTCGTGCTAAAGCGCTGATAGCACTCATGAATGGCTTTCTACCTTCACCGAGATACGAAGGGTCTGAACGTGCTTCGATGTAGTCAGGGTTGTTCTTACCTTCTTGGAACATCATTTCACCCATACCTTCAGCCGATGCCATCTCAGGATGCGTCATGGCTAACGCATTGGTAGCCTGAGTCCCAAAACGGTCAATCAAACTTTGACGTAGTGCTGGTGCTCGTTGCATAGCGGAGGCTACATCTGAAAACTGTCTTGCTGTTGCTTTATCACCTGCGTCTCTAAGAGAACTGGCTTCTTGGAACAAGTCGTCAATGCTGGCTTTTTTCAGAGCCTTTGCTTTCATTTCATTAAAGATAGCATCGTAAAGATTTTCTTCCTTAGTCTTAGCGGGAACAGATTCTTGCACTGCTTCAGGTTCAGGTTGATTTAACTTTTCAAACTCGTTATGCATCGCAAGCAAACGATTGAACTCGTCAGCCTGTTCAGGAGTCATACCAGCGTATGGGTCGCCGTGTTTTTCACGAATATCTTTTATCGGTTTAACCCCAACGTATCTATCAACATCTGCACCTAATTTTTCTCTGAAATCTTCTTGTCCTGATGCTTCGTCGGCTGTGCCATATTTTCCATAATGGTCATCTCTTGTGCGGATTCCTTTCTTTTTTGAATCAGGGTCAGCAGCGTGCATAGGGTCTTTGTCACCCTTCTTACCCACTGAGATAATCAGCACCATACCGTGTTTCTTTCCGCCCATTTTCTTTTCTTTCATGGTATCATCCATCCTCTACTCGGTTTTCCAGTAATAATGTTGTCAAGACCCGGCAAGATGTCATCGAGGAGGACAATCGAGCCTTTGAACTCTTTTGTTCCCCAGTTTGCCAACGCCAGCGACATAGCCAAGTCATCATGCACGCCCACGCTTTCCAGTCTCCCGTTCTTTTGCATTCCAAACCTGTTCAATTCCTCTTCTAACTTGTGAGTAAACTGCCTACTTATTTCATTACCATAAGGTGTTTTGATTTGGCCCTGTTCAAAAGCCATGAGCAAAGACATGAAGAGGCTTTCCTTTCTTGTCTTGGTTGTCATGAAGGTTCGGATAGGAATATCTTCTCGCATATCCTTGAGTTCCATAGCAAACATACGCTGGAAGTTGTTGCCTTCAAGTTCAATCAAGTCGGGTTGGAATCGTTGATTCAATAGAATGATTTGTCGCTTCTGTGCTACAGAACTCATACCACGCTCATGCACAACGCCGACAATCTGTTTGACGTTATCATCAGGTAGAGTTCGTAGAACAGTCATAGCAGTAAAGTCAGCATTCTTGTCCGATGCAATCGCTGTGTCCCAGCCAATGAAATGCTGACCGAACAGACCCATGCTGTTGCCATCTTCATCATACTCGTGTTCAGCATGGTCAAGGAGAACCAACTCAGGGTCACGAGCCTTTTCCAATATCGTCATCGGGAACATACTGGCTACGTCATGGATTGGTTCACAGAGATACTCACGAGTAAACTGAATCGCTGGCATTGAAAGTCGTCGCTGGTCAAGTGCTTCAAGACTCCAACGCTGAGGCCACAGCGGTTCACCCTCTCGATTGATAGCGGGATATGTCTCAACTCGGAACGTCTCTTTCTTTTCCAACTCAGCATACAAGTCATTGTAACTGAACGGAGTTCCTACCATCATCAGTCTACCTGTGTGGTGGAGAACTGGGAGCAATACACCATAGAACCAGTCGGCTGCTCGTTGCAACTCACTACCCGTTGTTCCCCACAGAATGTCATCACATACGACGACATCAGGGTGGAAACCACGAGTTCCTCCGCCAACCGACTTTGCCATGATACGGCTACCGTTGGTGAACTCAAAATAGGTCTTTCGCCACGGTATACCACCGGGCTTAAGATGGTGCAAACAAGGTGCTCCGTCGATGTTGTTACGAATGAAACGCATGTGCTCCAGTGTCTGTTCCAATGAGTGACTGAACACCATGATGTGTGTGTTGGGTCGGAACGCCGCTATCCACAGAGCATACGACATGAAGAATACAGACTTACCGTGGTCACGAGACGCTTTGACACAGTAGTAACGATTCTCTTCCAAGCCCTCATCCCACTGAGCGTGGTGGTCAGCGTAGTCAAAACCCAACACTGTTTCAAAAAAATACTTGAAAGAGCGCTGAGACATTTTTCTGTCCATCTCAACGATGAGTTCTTTCATTTGCTCTTCTTCTTCTCGCTTACCCATCAGACCACCCCAACGAGCATTTTTCTTTTGTCATCTTTGTTTGTCATAGATGCCGATGACATTGATGCGTTTGCTGCCTTTTCTTGTGCTTTTTGTGCTTGTTCAAGACTTTGTTGAATTGTATTACCAGCACCACTGTCTAACTCTTCTTCTTCAGTTTTACCAGTTGTGTTAGCAGCAATTGTTTCACCTATCTGTTCAGGAGACATTTCAGGAGTTGGCGAAGCAACAGCAACAGGTGCGGCAGGGGTTTGCTCCACACCATCTTCACCTATTACTCTGAATCTGCCGTCTCCTCTCATTGGACTGAGAGGCATTTGAAGTGGATTATCCGTAACACCAATCAAGTTCGTTGCATCTTGTTGTGTTTGTTGAAGTCGAGACTCAGCATCAGCCCCATAATGACCTAATGCTTGAGCAGCATCTGATGGATTGTATGTGTCTCTCAAAGCCCTGTTTCGTGCTTCTTCACTGTCAATAGGAACTAAATTACCATCTAAACCTTCGACCATCACTGGTTGTCGTGTAGGAGGAGCAACTTGAGGAGTAGGCTCAGCAACTTGAGGTTGAGTTACACCGACTTTGTTTGCGGCACGTCTTGCTGCTCGCTCTCCAGCACGACCACTTGTTTGTTGAACTTGTTGTGATGTTGCTTGATATTGTCCAGCAGCCCCTAAGCCACCACTAAATGCATCTTGACCAGCAGCACCAGCATTCGCAAGACCAATTACCCCTGCTAAAAAGCCGAGTGCATTCGCATCAGCGTCTCTTTTACGATGTGCTGCTTCTCCAGCCCGACCAGCCGTTTCAAACACTTTTTGCTGAGCCAAAGCAGTCCTGTTACCCTCTTCTGTATTCGGGGCATTATCCAAGTCCATTCGCTGGTTCATACCAGTAGTCCCATAAATATCGGCTAATCTACGACTTCCAGCATCATCTAATTTTGGTGCTTGATATTGAAAATTACCCGATGCATCGGGTGGTGTTTGAGTCATTTGCGACATTTGACTTTGACCGGGAAGATAAGGAACTTCACCAGTCGGGTCTAAATTATACATTATCTCCGGGCCTCTTGAAGAGATGACATTCATAATGCTCTTACGAACTAAAACGTCGCCCATCAGACACCACCTACGCTTACTTTGACAACCTTGACAACATCAGTAGAAACATTGAGTCGCTTTGCAATTCGCTCCCAATCACCAGTGGCATGTGCTATTGAACGAACATCAACGGGCGTGAGGTCTACGCTCTTAGCAAGATAGTGCATACCACGACGGTCACTAACATTGATTGGTCGAGTCAATGCGTGCTTCATGATTTTGCTGTCGTTGCGAGCATCGTCCAACTGCATATCTTCCATAGCCTTCATGACTCTATCCATCGGAGAGAGTTCAGTCGGTTGAGACTTCATGTATTGAGTGAGCAAGCGTTGGCGTGGGTCGCCCATGAGTTGTTGGTAACGCTGCTCTTGAGGTGAAAGTTGCATACCCTGTCCTTGAGGCACTCTTGCGCCAGCGGCTTCTATGATTCTACGAAGCGATGCTGGGTCAGCCTGTCCGACACGGCTTCGTGCCGCTGCCATTTCAGCACTTTGCGGTGTGAAACCGGGTGCTCCCCGTTGAGGGACAGACGGAGGTAGCGTCGTCTGCTGAGGTGCTGGGGGAGCAACAGCAACCTCAGTGGGAGTAGGTTGTGGACGTGGAGCAGGTCGCTCAGTTGATGCAGTCGCAGCGGGTCTTGTAACCGATGCTCTTTCAACTGGGGCGAGTGCTACGTCGTGGTGATACGGAACGTGCTCAGGTAGGTTTTCAATAAGTTGTTCAGGATATTGCATGTAGCGAGAAGACAAACCAGTGGTCGGAAGCGACTCAGGCAACTGGCGACGGGTCTGATGACCAAACGCTTCGCTAAGTAAATCAGCCAAAGCCTGAGTTCCTTGTCTACGTTGCTCGACAGTATCATAACTTTGGAGATTCAAACCCATGTCTTGAATGATAGCAGCGTCGATGTTACCTTCAGCATCTCTTGGCATGTAGGCTCGTAACTCGCTGTCGTGCTCATCATGTGCTCCACTTAGCATGGCCTTAGCATAAAATTTAGCAGCGTTTTCGTGAGTCCCCAAACCTCGTGTTGGTCTATGTCCATCGAGCGTTTCCAAATGAGGGCCGGGAACAGCATGGCTTCGCATGTTGTCAAATCCAACCTCGTGGTCTTTTCCAAAGACTTCAAGGATGTGTTGAAACGCTCGCTTGCCCGGTCCGGGTCTTGCTTTTGACCCACTAATGATACGACCAAACAACATGTTGAAGGCTGGGGTTCGTGATAATTCGTTAATCATGTTTTCAGTGCTGGCTGGACTTCGCAACACGGTTCTTAGGTTCATCATTGTATATTGAGGAGAGCCAGTTGTGCCGGGAGTTGTGTTAATCGGCACATCAACGTCAGGAATTTTATCAGGGTCAATGACCTTTAGCGCTTCAGCGATGTGAACTTTTGCGCTGTCGATTGAGTTTTTTGGCCCTGTCTGTTGGCGACCAGCCATCATATGCATAAAATCAGGGGTGTGATTCATAACTTCCCAAGACTGGATTCCAGTGTGGGCCGCATTATGGGAAACACCGGGAGGAGCGTTGGTGATGTGTGTGCCGGGTAGCATAAACCCTTGAGGCGTTTGGATGATAGCGTCACCACCTCGGCCACGAATACGACTACCACGAGGGTGCAAATCTTTGATGTCAATGTGAGGATTGTCAAGGAACTCAGCACCAACCAAGTCTTTGATACCAAGTGTTTCAAGTAGAATCTTCTGTAGATTGTGATTGTAAGGAACGGCGTAGGACTCAATCATAGCACCAATTTTTTCGTTACGATTTGCACGATTGGTATAAGCAGTGATGTATTCTCCACTTTGAGCACGATGAGGTCGTGATGTTGGTTTTCGACCACCATATGGTGCTACTACGATTTTACGATGCTGCATGTCATCAACATCGGGAATATGGTGAAAACCGCTTTTGTCATCATGTTCAAGATTTGTCATCTCAATGGCACGCTGAACAATGTTTCGACCAGTAAGTTGTCCCAACTCAGGATGGTCTTGACCAAGCAAACCGTTTTTCTCAAGAGCCTCACCAATAGCGTGTATCACACCGTCAATTCCGTGATGATGTGATTCTCCATTATGGTCAAGGTAAACCATTTCATCGTGTTTACCTTTAACGAATTTACCGGGAATCAATTCACCCATACCAAAGTGTCCTGATGGGTGTGGCTTTGCCGCACCGTAGTGAGCGTAGACAGGAACGTCAGGCGTGTTTGGGTCAGGGTGTATTGCTTCAGGAGGTGGAGAAGTTTTCAGATACGGAGTAAGTCGCCCCGTCTCAGGATGAGGATAGTAACCGTAAACACCGTCACCTTTGAGAAGAAGTGATTTACGAACTAAGACATTCAAACTCGCCCACTCCCTCTACCAACAAGAGCGCCGGGGTCAAGCCCGAAGTCTCGTGGTTCATTGTTTACATCTTCCGTAGCGCCTTCGTTTCGATTTGTTTGCTTTGGACTGTTGGCTGGATAATTTGGTAGTGTGCTCGCTGCACCAGCGGTGTCAGGTTCACCCTTACCCTTCTTTTTGCTGTCCTTGTCTTTCTTTTCACGCATCAGTTCACGAATCTCTTTGAGAGCAATTCGCATCAATGCTGCTTGATATGCATTGGCTTTGAGAATGTCACTGTGTTGAGGAATGTCCTCACTCATTGTAATCATACTCGGCATCTTAGGTCGTGCTAAGTGTGGTCGCTTGAGTTGCGGTGGCACAATGCTTGGCGCACGAACTGGTCGAAGTCGTGGTCTTGGGACACGAGGGTATTGGAGTGTGTTGGTCAAGCGACCACCACCCGTATCACCAGCGATATACGAGCGTTGGCTGTGACGCATGTGTGGTGTGTATACTGTTCTTACACCGCCCAAGAGTTTACGAGCATCTTGTGAAGCGAGATAGGGTCTGTATTGTTGAGGGTCTTTTGATGGAGGTTGCTTGCTGGCAAGACCTCGGTGAGAGAACTCAACAGAAAGATGTGGCCTCATTAGCCCAGTTTTACGCCCCAGTGGTAGGTTACGACTGATGTTCTTGGAACGTCTTGACGTGATGTTTCGTGGGTCGCCTCCACCTTTTGGCTTCTCAAACTGACCAGTAGATGGTCGCCATTTAGCGTAGCCTTCTTTCTTGCGTCGTCGCTTTACGGAGCGCTTTGACTCTTTTTTTTTAATCGTGTCCGATTTGAGCAATTGCCAAGCGATGTCCATAGGCTCGCTCGCATATTTCATTTGAAAATTATGTTCACTTTGAGGTGTGGGTGTGAAAGGAGGTGCAAGTTGCTCGATAAATCCCACACCTTTAGGATAGGGGAATGCATCAAAAACAGATTCGTTATCAGGCATTATGTTGCGTAAATCTTTTGTTGCATTATTTTCAAACTCGACAGCATCTTTTATGTTGTCAAGGGTTAATCCTTGAGCAAAACGAGCCATAGCCTCACGCTCTCCTCCAAATTCGCTTCTTGCGTCTTTATAGGAATTGATGTAGTTTTGAGCCGCCTCCGCACCAGCATTTTCCAAAATATACTGATACACCTCATTTGGGTCTAATGGTTCTCCAAAGTATGTCGAATGGTCATGGTTAGAAACCTCATCATGAGTATCTGCTACTCTTTCACCAAACATCTCCTCAAGCATATATGCGGGAGGGTGATTCATACGATAGTATTCAGCCAATCTATCCATAGCCCTTTTTCTTTCTTCATTTTTAAGTTCAGGATTATCGCCAGCAAATCTTGCTCGGTCTATCTCATAATCTGTCATTTCTGACATATCACGCTTTAGCAAATTACTCCAAGCATTATCCATAGGCTCAGACATCTGAACCATCTGACCGCCAGCAGCACCCGGCCCTTTTGCTCCCATAGCAAGACTGGTAAGGAAACCACCAGCACCTGATGGCATTGTTTGATTTGCTGGATTATCAGTAGAACCACGAGGCTTGAACTTCTCCTCTTCCTCTTCTACTGGCTCATCAGGTTTTTCGCCATCAATACCAAGATGATGTCTACGGACTTTGATGTGACGGATTTTGTTGTCCTCTTTCTCTTCTCGTTCACGCTTGGCTTGCTTCTTGTCCTTGCGCTTTTCCTTGTCTTTGGCATCTTCGACACCGCTGGGTGGACGCTCATCTTCATGATTCGCCCTGAACATCTCGGAGGATTCTGAGCGAGGATTATACATCCTCGTGTCAGAGGTTCGACCCATCATCCCCTCCGTCATGAATTATCCCCCACGATATGATGTTCAAAACATTGTCGCAACTTTTGCGCCATTTTTCTATAGAACGATGCTACTCTTGGACTGTCTTGGAATGCATGTGTCATGTTCTCAATTGTGTGCTCAAACTCTTCAAGCAAACGAGGAATGAGTTCGTAAGCAGGGAAAAATGTCACAGGGTCGTCATCCTCAAACACTGTCTCAAACGATTTCGCCAGCAACTTGAACAAGTCAGGTGGTGTAACGTCCAACTCACCATAGTGTTCAAATCGCTTTGTGACACAACGGCAAAAATCAAGATACACTGGAACAGCGTTTTCAGAGATTGGTCGGTCACACTCTACGAATGTAAACGCAGGGTGCGTCATTTGCAATAAGTCAGGAACTGGAACTGGCATCAATTCATATCACCTGCGTGTTCCAATAACGACTCACGGATTCTCGCCCATGAGTCAGGGCTTTCTTTTCCAAGTTCGACTTTGAGAATGTTAATCGTGTTATTGACTTGACTGTTCTCAGATGTAGGACTCCATTGTTCGTTCATCTTTAGCAAGTCCTTTATTGACTCTCTGACTTCTTTGTGCAGTGACACTGCATCTTTGACGAAACCATCTTCATGAACACTGCCCTCATTGAGCAGTTCAGACAATTTATGGTTGAGCAATTCGACGTTTGACCTGAGTGCATTTATCTCTTCTCCTACGACTAATGTTATTTCAGCAGCGGCGCTTCTTTGAACTAACGGTTGAAAGTGATGTTTCATGTGATGGTATACCGATGCTTCAGAGATGCCAAGTTCTTCAGCAATAGCCTCTGACTCAGCACCGTCATTGAAGAATCGACGCTCAAAGTCGGCTCTTTCAACGTGAGCGCATACCTTGCATTGAGGATTTGATGCCATGTGGTATTGACCCATGTGATTGCGAAAGTGGCGGTCTGTCGTATTGAGTCGCCAGCCCATGTCTTTGTCGAGTTGTTTTGGTGATATTTCACCATCCAGTAGTCCTTTTTCTAAGTCAGCACGACTCGGATGCTGGCACAAAGGGCAAGACCTTTTTGTGATAGCACCGCCCTCCGCCATGACACGCTTAAAGCAACATTACCCATAACCCTTTTTCTTCTGAACCTCTTCGTAGTAACATGCTCCCACCATACGAGAGAGTTCCAAAACAACCTCTCAAGAAACGTGGAAAAGACTTGCTCAAGGCTTCAAAAGACGCACTGCAAGGTCGTAGAGTTTCAACGTCAGAATACATGGAGCGACTGGACAAATGCTACAGTTGTCCTTACATGCAAAAACGAATGGGGACTTGCCAACTCTGTAGTTGCGTTATGAAAATCAAAGCCCTCGCACCCTCGGTTGGGTGTCCAATAGGAAAGTGGTTACCGAGTGATTCGGGAGTAAAGCGTGGTTAAGAAAATAAGCGCTCCAAAGATGCCTACAACGAAAACGCTAACGTCTCCGCTACTCATTTCATCTCCTTTGAAAACCAAAATAGACACACCAGCGATAATCACAGAGATGAACTGAACCATTATCATCTCAACAATGATGTTTCGACTCGGAGCAAAAATCGAACTGCTCGCCTGACTCAATTTTATTCCATAATCACTTGGTTGCATTCTATCACCTCAGTTTCTTGGTAGCCCAATAAGACCACGAGCAACGCTACCAATACCGCTACCCACTTTTTGCATTGTTCCTTCATCAGCCATAGCCGCTGCCAAAGCACCACCCATCATTGACTGTTGAGACATAGCCATAATTTGCTGACGTTGCATTTCAGCCTCTTGGAATTTTTGATTGCTCTGAGCCGTCATGTTGTTGAGAATCATGCTAACATTCTCAGCGCTCAGTGTTTGTAAATCAGATGGCAGTGTAGCAGGGTCAAGTTTCATGACACCAGTATCTTCGTCCAATGAGAATGAGGCGTTTTTCAATATGTTGAGTAAACTAAGGCTGGTTGTAGCGGCAACCAACTCTATGAGTGTTTGAAGCCCACCATCTCTGATGAAACGATGAATTGGGTTTTGTGATTGTAGCAAAGCCGACAAAAGTTCCATCTCACTCGGCGGAGCAAACTGTCCGTTTTGCATCATCATTTGTTGTTGCGGAGTCATACCCATACCACCCATCATTCCACTCATGAATGGATTTGATTGCTGCTGTTGCTGAGCACCAAGAGAAAAACCGTTTTGAGCACCAGTGCCTGTGGTTATCTGACTAATGCTACCGCCACCTGTTTGAGACAGGTTAAAACCACTTTGCTGAGGTTGTTGGTTACCAAAGTTGAACATCGTATCAAACCTCCCCAGTGCCTAATCCACCATCAAGGTTCTGTTGCATTTTAGCGTTTTCAACATTAAGCAACTCTTGAAACGCTTGCGTCGGCATGTTCATTTGTTGCAACTCCATTTGGAAGATACGCAAATCAAAAACCACCATCGTAACGTCGTTCTGTCCAGTTGCTGGATTTGCATAATGAAGGATATTGATGCCCTTTGTTTTACCTGAATCTCTTTCCAACTCAGCAAAAAATGGTTCATACTTCTGTAGCATGGCTGGTGTAGGGTCGTTTTTCTTGACAGATGAAATAGGAACTGTCACAATTGACACACCTCTTTTCACTTTATCACGAAGGCGATTTGGATTCATCTCGTTTTGTTTGTCCTCTTCGGCCTCCCACTTGTTCAAAAGATGGTAAAGATGCATATGCTCAGGACAGTATGTGCCACGCATTTTCTTACCACTGGTAACTCTGTCCTGAGCGATAAATGCTTCAGGCTGCCCTGTTACTGGGTTTTGCCAATACATCTCCCATAGAGAGCGACCTGTTTCTTCATCGCTGATTTTCATGTAGAGATTATCATGTTGAATCAAATTTGCACAGTTACACCCATCGACAACGCACGTTCCCGTATCTTTGTTGTAACGATACTTTCGACCTAACGCCCATCGGAACGGGTTTATCCAAGAACGCTTTGCTGGTTGGAGAAGTTTGTATGCTTGCTTGATGTCTTTACGACGAGCCTTCTTTGGGTCAGGATGACGTGATGGGTAAAAATTGACTTTGGGAACTTCGATGTTTTGAGCAGCGGCAACCTCTTGCATACCTTGTTGAGCCATCAACATCTCTTGAAGAGCCGCCTGAGTAAGTTGATTGTTACCTTGTGCAGCGAGTATAGCAAGTTCGGCTTCAGTTAGATTCTGTTGAGGTCTGTTCCATGACATCACGCTATCACGACCTGCTCAGTCGTAGGAGTCATGACTACAACAATGTGTCCCTCTTGAACGACAAATTTCCAATCTACGCTGTCACCAGCGGTCAAGCCAAAATGCTCAACAATCCACATTGGCACAGTTGTTCTGAGACTACGACTACCGCCACCAGTAGAGACGAGTGTTGTTGAAGAGTTCTTGCCTGTCATAATTACACCGAAACCATTGTTATTGAAAAGGCTACCTATGGGGTCATTTTTTGGGTCATGAGGTAAGTAGACTCACCATTGTCTTCTCAACATTCCATCCAATTCTTGTTGCCATAAACGACCTGCGAGTGGGAATACCTGCTTTCTGTAACCTGATTAAGTCATCTCTGAACGGGTCGAATATCTTATGTTCACCTATGCGACCATCGTGCCAAAGTTTTGAAGCGGTTTCATCAAAGAAACGGTCAGCCTTGTTTGCAACCAGCATGATAACTCTTGGATGATACTTTCTTCCCTTAAGTCTCGACCAAAGAGAACGATAGCGATAATTTCGTTTAATGAGGCAATCAACAAGATAACGAAACCCTGCTATTTGCTGAAGACCTTCATCTCCTCCTTTGAAGGCTCGATGGTCGAACATGTAAACAATGGCCTCGCATTTACGAGTTACCATGTCTTCAATCCAAAGATTCCAAAAACGCTCTTGTCCTCCTATGTCGGCTGAATAAACAACTCGCTTTTCGCCTTGCCAAGATACTCTCTTTCTCGTTGGCTTTGGCATTTTGAATTTACCAATTTTGAGAATACGAGAGTGTGTTGTTCGCTCGTCTTCAGGTATCTCTTCCATTTCACCGGGCGTGGTGAGATAACGGTCAAGCGTTGTCTTACCAACCATTGGTGCTCCATAAACACCAACTCTTCGTGGCTTATACGAGTTGTAAAGATTCTGACCCCACATCGCTGCGCCTACTAAGGCTGTGCCACCTGCGTCTACCATCAATCCCACCACATGAGCCAATTGACAAGTCGTTCCAACTTATCAACAGTCCATTCAACGGTGTTCTCATAAACGCTAAATTCTGTATTGTGAAACTCAATACCGCTGACAACAATTGCTGTAATGAACGAAGCAAGAACAGTTTTTACCCAACCCCATGCTCTTTCGTAGGTTGTGTCTACTGTATTGGCTATGTGAATAGCACGAAGCGTGCTTTCAGTAGCATCATCGGAAGGAGTGCGAAAGATACGACCCATGCATACGCCTCACTCTTTCTTGAGATAACGCTTGTCAGGAGTTCCATCTTTCTTAAGTGGGACTTCCTCATCTATACCGAGTGTCAATGGTTGTTGCACCTTTGCTTCATGTGTTGGAATACGACTACCATCGAAGACCGAAGAGCCACCGCCTCTGTTGTCAAACGCACCTATCATAGATGGAGAACCACCTTGAACACCCCAACTTGGAGGCATCTTACCGGGGTTTTCCTCCATCCAACGCAGTTCACGTTCAAGTTGTGCTTCTTGCATACGCATCTCCATCTCCGCCCTACGGTTATCGAACTGCTGTTGCATCATACGATACTGGTGGCTTCGCTGTTTCTCGATGTTACCATGTCGAACTCGTTCTTGCAGGTTTTGCTCAAAGAACATTTTGAAGAAGTAGTAAGCAATACCTTGAACAAAGAATGCACCCATAGCATAGGTGAATCCGTTAATCCAAACGCTGTCTTGCTTTAACCAAACTTCAGCGTCAAAGATACCAATGGCTACTCCAACAAGTGTGCTCTGAGCCAAAATTAGCCCCATAAGCCTGATTTCTGCTTCGTGATGGTCTGTGTTGTCCATAATGTCCACTGACTTGTCCACTGTAAGGGTCACCATAAAGGTTACTGGGTGTGTTGTCCGAGTTGTCCGTTGTATTGTTTATACATTTTACAAGAATAAAGTATTTGTCTATATTAGACATTAGACAAGTCGGACAACTTAGAATGGGTAAGGATGCATCAACTCTTTTCTGTCTTCGCCACCCTGCTCTTGTTTGAAGTCATCCAATGAGGTAAGGAGAGCCTGTGCAATCTTCTTATCTTGCTCGTCCATTGGGCCATTCATCAAGTTTCGTAGCAACTCAAGGTCGCCTCTGATACCCTTTGTTAGAGGGCGCTTCGTCCCTTTGTCCTTGAAATGTCGTGCTCGATTGTCGTGCTCATCTTCTACTGTCAATTTACCACCTTCGGTGTGTGATATGTCTCGGTGTGAGTGGTCACCATACATCCCACGTCTACGTCGTTCTCTGTTTAACTCTTCTCGATACTTGACTCGTTCAGGGGATGCTTCGTATTGTTTGTCATACTCCAACTTATGTCGCTTGGCTTCAGGCGACTTTCGCTCTTTACGAATCACACCAACGCCTAAGTCCATTGGTTCACCCGTCATTATATCTTGCCAATAAGGGTCATACGACACCTTATCCGTTGCAACATTGGCAAAAATGGGTGGAGACTCCTTTTCACGATAATCAATTTGGGCTTGAGTTAAGGGAAAATAATCAGTATCTCTTTGTCTTATTTCTCGTTCTGTTGCGAGTTCATCCATTGGTATTTCATCTTCGGATGTTGCATGAGGAAAATATCGTCTTAACAACTTTGGTCGTGCAGACGATTTTGGACTAAGCAACATGTTCAAATCAAAATTATCTATGAGTGCATGAGGACGAGCCTCTTTGAGCAAGTGCCATGCCTCATTGAAAAAATCACTCATATCAACAATTCCATCTTTTCAGTGCAGCACCTTTTGGTGTGAGTTTACCACCCTTGCTTGTTGGGCCTTTGCTTCCACTCATTCTTGCACAGAATGACTTACGACGCTTGGCTCTCTTGCTACCGGGCTTGAGTTTGCTTGGCTTGGTGGTCACAGGTGGCTTGAGGTTTGCACCAGTTTCACGCTTAAACTTAGCACGCCCTTTGGCATTCAGCCCACCTTTCTTGTGATGCCGTTTTGGATTGTAACCGTGAAACGGCTTCGACTTCTTTTTTCCTTTTTCAATAACGTCCCATGCTTCATCAAATGCACTCATCGTATTACACCAACCATCTTTACTATCGTAGGCTTTCCACCCACGCCTTGTTTTTTACTGCGCTTGCGTTTTGTCGCTGCACGCTTTTGCCCCTCAGACATTGAGCCTGAAGTTTTTGGAGTCTTATCGCTAACTTTTACACTGGGTCTACACTTTGGATAGCCCTTGCTTGATGTCTTTGCTTTGCTTCGGCCACAGGGAGGATGCTTGCCGTCTTTGTCTTTACGACTAACATCGACCCACTTTTCTTTGAACCATCGGTTCAAGTCCTTGATAACAAGAACGTCGTGGCATGTGCATCGGTCACTCATCTCTTTACCTCCTTATCCGAATAATTCACCCAATGAACGTGAATAAGGATGGTCGCTGTAGTCCCAGTTATACAGGTCTTGTAGAACGTCATTTGTCGAATAAGGAACTCCATCTTTTGTTCTGAAATACGGGTAATTTTCTCTGTGTCTTGGGTGCTCGACATCATACTCAGGCAAAAATCGTTTGTCATCGAGTCGTGTCTGTGTTTGATAACCTTGAGCCATATCTCTCTTCATATTTGTAATTCTTTCATCTTCAGGTTCACCAAACATCGGCGCTACACCATAATCAGGTTGCAAGTCACCCCAACCCGCTGCTCGATACTTTTCCCTCTCTTTCGATTGTTTTATTGGGTTGGCTTGATAGAGGTATTTTTGCGATGTTTCTATGTCATCGTAAGGCAGTGTTAATTGCTCAAAATCTATGGAAGGCGGTAAACGACGTTGAAAACTTTCATGAAACGGCTGCGAGTTTGCGTTTCTTGAAGTCGAAAGAATGTTCATGTTGTTGTGTAGTATCGTATTGAGAAGTTGTTGATAGTAACCCTTTCGCTGATGCTCACGAGGGGTTCTTCCATGCAAACCAACCAACATTGGTGATGCGTTTTTTACATGTTTGCCGTATCTGTTATTTTCACGGCCTACTTCTGTTCCCGCAACACGAGACAACTTGTTACCTTCTTCATCCTGAAGTTCATATGTCACTCCTTGTCCGTATTCGTCACTGTAAAGGTCAGGAATACGAACAACTTTTGCTGGAGTTGGGCGAGGCGATGTGTCCATTCGTTTTTTGTAGCCTTCTTCAAATGTCTTATCTGCTATTTCAGCATTCAAAAAGCCATCATTAACATTTTCTAAACCCTCGTTCATAAAACGCAACTGTCGCAGTGGATAAATACCCATTAGTCGTTCAAGATTGGTTTGACCTCTGTTTACATCGTAGTGTCCAGTTTCCCTTTCCCTTTTCATTCGTCGTCGTAATTCACGAATATCATTTACTGAAAATACAGGGTCGCCTTTCAGCAAAGACCAAGCGGCGGTAAAGGCTGTCATTTCAAAACACACCTACCATTTTTTTGATACTCTTTTGCTTATCCATCAAACGATAACAAGGACACTTCGGTGCTTTTGCTGAGCACTGTCTACCTTCAATCATGCAAACGCAGGGCGTATCTTTTGTCCCGCCGCAACAACATGAAGGCTTTTTGAGTTTCATTTCTTTTTCCCCTTCTTGCGGAACTTACCCTTGCAGTATTGCACCGCCCAACCGTTGGCGTATGCTGATGGGTAAACCTTGAATTTGCGTTTGGCAGCGGCCTTGCCTTCGGGACATAGTTTCTTTTCAAGAGAGTCCCATGCTATGTCAAAAGGTGTAAGTTCGCTTGCTAATTTCACATCATCATCTCCAAGTTTTGATGGATGCACCATACCATGCACGTCGTATTGCTGAGCGCAGTCCATGCACATGTGGTGCGTGTAGTCCTTTGTTAAAGTTGGGTTAGCGTATCGAACTGAAATAACAGCATTGGGATTTGGACAAAGCGTGCAACTTTCTCGTAAATCAGCGCCTGAGAAAACAGACTTCATCTTAACAGGTTCGTCAAAGACGTTTTTCCAAAACAAGTCGCTTATCATGGTATCACCCAAACATATCCTCAAGATATTGACGGCTCATTCTAATTGATTCGTCCATTTTCTGACGAGTTTCTTCTTGTGAATCTTTGAGTGTTTTGACGTTTGGGTCAAATCTTGGCTCAGTGAGTTTTGATTGTCTGTAAAAGCGAACACTTGGACTTGTAGGGTCAGTGTTATCTTGAACTTGTATGGACGAGCGAGGAGAAACAGGATTTAATCGTGAAGGTAATGGTTTATCCACAGTTCCAAACATTGGGTATTGGCTACCGAACATTGGTTTCAAGTCGCCCCAATCCCCTGTTACATCCATATCTTTGAAAGCCTGTTTTTCAGATTCAGGGTCAAAGCCGTAACGATACATGTTCATCGTTCTATCTCTTGATTCAGTAAGTGTTTTTGATTTGTCTTCCTCTCTTCCAGCCACTTGTATATTCTTTGGTAGTCGCTGTTGAAAACTTTCATGAAACGGCTGAGACATATGTGGGTTTCTATTATTCGATACAACGCCTATTTTATTTTGAAGTAGGGTATCGAGTAAATTTCTGTAGTAACCCTTTCTCTGATGAACTGGATAAGTAACCGCATCTAACCCACCTATGGTGTTTGTTACAGTAGGAATTCGGCGTGCGTCTTTGTCATGAAGATTGATTCCACTTACTTTTGAGTATTCGTTACCTTCATCGTCCACCAATGCGAATCTACGATGGTCATTCCCTATGCTCCTAACTTCAACTTTTGTTGGTGTTGGTTGTCCTTCTTTAAATCGCATACGTTGTTCGTAACCAGTTCTAAAATCTCTTCTTGCTTCGCCAGCAGGTATCAGTCTTGTGAATGTAGAATTGCGATTATCAACTTTCATATCATCTCTGTTTCGTATAGCATCACGAAGATTACGATTTAACGGTAAGGGCATTGGAAGTGTTGATTGTGGCTTGAGTGACTGTGAGTTAAACCGAGCAGGGCTTGTTTCTAATTGCTCCATGGCATCCTTGTTTCTATTTTCAATCTTTCTTTGAACTCTCTCAAATTTACTATCAATCCTGTTTTCTTCGTCTTCGTTACGCATTTTCAAAAGTCGCCAAGCCATATCCATTGGCGCTGCTTTTCCAACTTCTGAGCCACGACGAGCCATCTCAATGGCACGCTGTTCCTGTGCTTGTTTGCGTTGTTGGCTGCTTGCCAATGATTGCTGTGCAAACTGCATCGCTTGATTTTGCTTTTTCTTTGGATTGAACCCGCTGGCCTCTTGTGTTGGCTCAGGCGCTGATGGAGTTTTAGGCATTTCAGGCTCAGGCATCTCAGGCGCTGGCGCTGAAGGCATCGACTCGACAGCCTCGCTCGCTGGGCTTGAGGCAAGTGGGCCTTCTTTTTTCCCAGTTATCAGGTTCTTAGCGGCTGGGACAAGTTTTTCTCCAATCTTGTTTCTAAGCGCCAAACGCTTTGTGTTGAGTTTAGCCCCTGCGCTAAGCACTTTACCACCAAGCGCTCTTGCTCCTTGCAGAGCAACACCAAGAAACTTCTCAATGTCGTCGGGTGAATCCCACGGCACAAAGTCGTAGTTTTCACTCGGCATTAAACGAAGCCACGCTCTCCATTAACAAAAGCATATCGCTTAAGAGGCGACATCAAAATCGACGGTTTGGGTTGAACTGAGTGCCATACATGTTTTGCATCATTTGTTCGGGAGATATACCAAATTGGTTTTTATTTTCAGGGTGATTCTCTAAACCTGCATAGTTTCTATAAGCCCGGTCATCTCCAATGGGGTTAATATCGTAGGCTCTCGCTGTGGTGCTGGAAGTGTCAAAGTTTCTGTCGTGGTAGTTCGGACGATAACCGTCACCTCCTTCATACGGCCCTACATCCATTTGCCGTTCTACTTGAGCACCGGGAGGAAGGCCGGGATAACCGCCTAAATCATAAGGTAGATTTTTAGTAGAAGGGGCTTGTTCTCTTAGTTGATATTCTTTTGAAGGGAAGCCTTGAGGCGCAGGTGACATACTGTTTGCCATTCCACTTACATCAAATTGTTCCATAGGGCGCTGTCCAAGACTCATTTGACCTGTCGGGATTTCAGTTCTAAAAATGTCAGGTCGTCTGTAGCGAGCAAGTGGCCCTGATGGGGGGACTTCCATAGTTTGCGTCATCATTTCAGGTATTTGAGGGCGCTGCATCATAGACTGAATAACAGGTGGCATTTTGTATTCTTGACTACCCATCATTCCAATGACGTTATCCATTTTTAGAAAATCCCAAGCCTTCTTCATCGGGTGCTGTGGAGGCATAGCAGGTTGCGACATGTCGGTCATTTCAGCGCCTTCACCAACTGGGCCTTCAGGTCGTGGTGTCGGGGTAACACCTCTTCGCTGGCTCATCATTTGTGTGAGTTTTTGATACATGTCTTCAGCCGCTTGGCGCATGGCTGGGTCAGGTGAATTTTCGTTGTCCAAAACAAATTGACGCATTTGCTGGAGAGCGATAGCATCCTCAGCCTTGCCTTTTCGTAGCACTGAGTCTATGAGTAAGTCGAAACGGTGTTCATTCTTGAGAATAAAAAACGCATCGGAAAAGGCGGTCATCAATCTTCCCACGGTGTTGCTTGATAAAAGAATAGCGGTTAGGGAGAAGGAAAATCAGTTTTTCCTACAGCGGGTAACCAGTTAGGTGCGTAGTCCGGGTTTCTTATTTCACTTTGTAACGAATTTAGCATGTTACGGTATCTTTGTGCATGTTCGCTGTCTCCAAACTCATACAGACGTTTCTGTTCAGGTGGTGTGGTCAAGAAGTCAATAGCACGACCTGCTTGTTTGTATGCAGCATCGTCTCTGTCTATCGTTTCCATCATTTGCTCTCTTTGTCTTTTTGTCGGGGCGTGCTCTCCAAACGCTTCAGGGTCTGAAAACAATTTTTGTTCAGCGGCTTGCCACGGTGAAAATTGCTCTTGGTCATGGTAAAGTTGTCGAAACGAGTCCTTTTGCATTTGAGGCACTCTTTGGAATCCTTGATAGAGAAATGCTTGCTCTGCTGCTCTTTTTTCCGAGCCAGTTCCCATGTAATCAGGTTTGTCAGGATTTGGATAATGTGTGTCATGGGGAATAAACCCATGTGGCCCTTCTATTGGCGCAGCCATGTGGTCTAACATTTGACCAAATTCAGGTAGCCGAGCGTGCGAGCCAAGATACGGGTCAAATGTAACCATGTTGCCCTTGTCGTCATATCCTACGTTACCAAATTTTACATCACCTATATCGAGCGTATGTGTTAATGGATTCCTTTCAAACACTCGCTTTAAATTACCCAAGTCTTCAAGAAGTTTCTTGTTTTGTTGAGTGTAAAGTGATTGTAATGGTTTAGGCATTTCTTTTCCACGCTCTTCTTCAAAATCATGTTTAGCCTGTGAAATATGTTGTCCATAATTATCAATTAGGTGTGTCTTTGTTTTGTCTTGTCGAGTTGGAAAGAACCGAGGGCTTTTGTCAAAAGCCATAGGTTGTTCAGGAACAATGGGGAAACCAAGCGATGCAAGTGCGTTAAAGATAGCGAGGTCTTTTTTGTTTTCGGCTCTACCCCAGCCATGAGGATATTTTTCAACAGAGTCGTGACCAACAAGCGCAAATCTGTTTGCCCCACCAGTTTCAAAACCTTCATTTTCTTCACCCATTGGGTCTACGTCTTTGGCTCTATAGACAAATTTTCTACCATCCCAAACCAAAGGTCTGACATCATCATCGTATTTGTATGGTGCATCTTCACTTTTTTGAACTGGGCTTGGGCCACCTTCTCTGAAGTCTCGGAACTGCTGTGGTGGAACATATGGTTTCAAATTAGTGCTCTGTAAACCTTCAAGCATGTTTCGATATAGTTCGCCGTGTAATCCTGTGTCGTATTCAAACAACCGTCTTTGCTCATCAGGGACGTTGATAAAGTCAAAGAAGTCACCTACTCGCTTGTAGTCAGCGTCATCTGCTGCTTGCAGTTTTTTATCTTCCTCTCTTTGTCGCTCATACGCAGCGTCAGTAGCGTATCTGTGCTTAGGAATAAAATTTGGATTATGAAGCGTTTCTTCAGCCTGTTTTTCCCACGGCTTGAATATGTCTGTGTCTCTATAGAGTTGAACAAAGTTATCAAACTGCATTGGGTTCATGTCTTTTGCTCGGTAGAAGTTTCTGTATGTGTTAGCGTAGTTTGATGGGTCTTTGTAGTCACCACCAATATCATTTATTGAGGCTGCGTTTTGAAGCATTCGACCCATAGTTCCCAATCGTCGTTTCACACCATACATCGGGTCAAAGGTAACAAATTTTGATGAGTCAGGGTCACGACCTATGTTGTAATCGTGCAAGTCAGTTACATCCAATGCACTTGGTAGATAATCTTCAAACACACCATGCAATTCTTGTATGTCACGAGCACGATTGTCCCGCAACTCTGTTAGTTTTTCTCTTATCGCATCTCCTTGTTCTCTATTGATTTCGGGTGCTAATGTGGGACTATTGTGAAGATACTCTAAAAGTGCCATAGATGGCACTTTAGGAGAGAGGTTAAGACGACGTGCCGCTTCAGGGTCGTTTAGTAGAGCAACATAAGCATCTCTCATTGATGGTCGCAAATCCATGTCGATTGCTCTTTGCTCTACTGGAAAAGACTGACCTAAACCAATCTCTCTGTCATGCGCCATTGGGTATTCAGGCACAATAGGATAACCAAGCGAGGCTAATGCGTGCGATATGGCTATGTCTGTCTTAGGAGCAGCCCTACCGCCCCTGCTTCTGTCTTGTGCAAATTTTATTGCTCTGTTAGGATAAACCTCTACATTACGATATGCACCACTGTCTGTGCGAATTGGCTCGTCTCCTTTTTCTGTTTGCCCCACATCCTCCGCTATCTGTATGGTGTCCTCGCTATTACCCAGTAAAGGTAATAAATTTCGACGCATTCTCGATGCTTTTTCAGAAGGGGTTTCGTCATCAGGAAATTCTGCTTTCAACAGATTGTAAGCAATGTTAAAAGCCGACACATTTCATCACCTGTTTCGCAAGTGACTCCATGCTTTTTCAATTGGGATGCGAAACTCGTCAGCAAGCATTTCAATTTGCTCATCAGTCAATGTGCCTTCAGGACGCATAGCGTGCAAGAATGGATTCTCTTGGCTCACAGGCTGTGGTGCTACTGGATTGTATGGAGGTGTTGCTCTTGCTGGGATTTGTCGTTCAGAAGGCTCACCAGCACCGGGCGGCATTTGAGCAGGGTTTGGAGGTAGGGTTCGTGGCCCTTCGCTGCGACCCTTTGGGTTCATTGGGTATACTGTTCGGCCTACGTTACGCAGTGGCATGGTTTCATGCGGAGGCAAAGGAGGCTCAGGAATCATACGCTGTGTCCGTAGTGGGCCTCTTAGATTCGGGAAGCCATCTGCGTCTACCATAGGAGTGTGTATGTCTTTCTGACGCTCTAAGTTCCTGTGATGCCGTTGTCCTACGGGCATGTTTGGGTCTTCTTGCATCGACGGCTTGATGGCTTTAAGCAGAGAGAACGCATAGCCAAAAGCGTCAGACATATCTCGTCCCATGCGTAACTAACCTATCAATTATGCGGTAACCAAAGGACAGCGCAGGGGTCAAATTTTTTTGTCAAATTTTTTTTTGCTGGAGCGCTGTGCGTGGTCATAAGAAGCGTAACTAAGGGGCGTAACTACATCGCTCCGCCTAAGCCCTGCGTAACAAGGGGCGTAACAAGGCACTGCAAGCCATAGCCTCATGCTCCCACGCAAGGGGTTCGGCGTAACAAGCAACTCGCCTGTAGTGAGGAGCGCCACGCTCCAACGGAGCGTTGCGCTCCGAGCAGGGCTTGCCTCATGCTGATGAGCATGGTGCTCAGCGTGGTGCTCTATAGAACGTGGCACTGCTCAGCATATAGCAACGCAGTGTTGCTTTATACCATGCCTCTTGCTGATGCGGAGCGCTATGCTGTTCCATGCTTCAGCGCCACGCCGTAAGCCTTGCGCCCTTAACCCCACCCATACGGATGGCCTTTGCCATCCTCCTTCGCACGTTACCTTTGTTGCGTAACCAGCGAGACATTGATGTTGATATATAAAGAGACAGTATGCATTGACGCAAGGAGGAGAAAGTTATGCCAAACGCTAACCAGTCTAACGTAGCCCAAACACAGAACGCCACTTGGGAGTCCACAGCGACCCCCATGCTCAAGGAGGTGGGAACATTCTTGCAGTCACGCAGACAATCGTTCACCACATCCTTCAACCTCGACGCATCTCAAGGTGTGCCGATGACCAAAGAGCCGATGACATACACTGTCGCTCAGGTCACTGCTTTCGCTGTCGATGTCCTTGAGTTGTGCGCTGAGCGCACCGACTGCAAAGACATGGGTGAGCCATCGAAGATGGGTCGCACTGCTCTCGGAAAGGCTTTCAGTGCCACATCCGTCTATGCCAACAAGGAGAAGTTGATTGTGGTCAAGCAACTCAACGCCTTCCGTCGAACCCTCAAGTCTGCTCGCAAGGCTCAGCGTGTTGCCGAAGCCGTCGCTGAGGGTCGCCAGTGGTATGCCGATGGGGTCGTCTTCGACGAGAAGCACGAACTCGCTGGACAGCCGAAGCCGTTCCCAAGCCGTCGCAAGGCTGTTTCCGCTTACCTTCGCACCAACGTCGATGAGAACTGGAGCACACGAGCAAACAAGGGCGAACTCAAGGACATGGCACTCTCCCATGTTCGACAAGGTGCAGTCGATGCACCAACCGCCCAAGACACTCGTGATGCTCAAGCAACACCTGCCCCAGTAGCCACTCAGTCCACCGTTTCCGCTAAGGTCACGAAGGCTGAGTTGGTCACCCAAGCAGTCAAACTCGGCATCGCCAAGTCACGAGCGAGTGGCATGAAGAAGGCCGACCTCGTTGCGACCATCAACGCACTCTCCAACCTCTGAGTAGGCTTGCAGTAGTCCGTTCCCCGTCGTTTCCTCGTGCCACCATAGTCACGAGTCGCCGCCCCTCACACGGTTCAGGCCGTGTGGGGGGCTTTTTTTTTGGCCTCCGAGCCTTGTTACGCACGCCAGCCTAGCGGCTCGCTTCGCTCGGAGACGGCTAAACGCCGTCTTA